CTATAATGGATTCCCATTAAAATGAAGAATACAGATAGTGCCCCCCTTTTTATCATGTATTGGGTGAAAATAGGTTGGTGATTTCTTCTCTATCTTTCCTATAATTTCATTTTTATTCGTAGGTTCATTTTGTATGTCATCAAGTGTCGCCAAACCTTTACCATGAATAATTGAACCGAATCCGCCCAAATAAACTCTGCTCATACAGGCATTTTAGAAATTCTCTTCTTGATGTCCTCATTGTATTAAATTGTTTCAAGAATATTTTCTGGAGACAGGTTTTATCAGTATATCAATATGTTCATTTTGAAGGATATGCTGAACAGCTTTCCAAATGGCCATTTTTTCTACACCTGCTATTTTGAGAGCTTCGACAGTCATTGTATTTTCGATAAGTTGAAGATAGTCTTCTTCCTTCAGTTCGATGTATTTCTGGGACTGGGATTTTAATTTAGCCATAATTATTTCTTTCTGCGTTTGTTTTATATTACCTCTAATTCTCCTTTTAACCATCCGATAGCTTCTGGTTTCGTATTAAAATCTTCTACAAAACAATCATCAGTCGAGTTATCGAATGCTACCCATCGGCTGGATTTCTCGTCAAAGAAGTAACCTTTTGCTTCAGGATATTCGTTTATCGCATAATCACCGTCTCGTAATTGATAACGTGGTTTCCTGGGCAATCCAAACTCCACGGCTTCAATCAAAGAGTAAAAAGGATCGTCCGGCTTATAGCGTACATCTTTGAGGAGATATGCCAGTACCCCCTTGGCATCTTCTCCTTTAAATATACCATCTTCATTTGGGGAATATTTTAATATACCATCATCATTTTGATTTTTTGTCATCAGTGGCTCCTTTCCTTTCTTTTATTGTAACATTATCGTCCGGATCAATATCAAAGCAATCAGGACAGTAACATTTCCCTTTTTCAATCAACCAATAGTCGTCCTGCGCTTCTTCTTTGGCCGTGTTCTCGTCCACCCAGAGGGAGAAGCCTGTATGTTCATTCATATAAGTCTTTCCACATACATCGCATTGAATGCCGTATGTTTTTTCTTCAAATACTGCCATGTCGTTTCTTTTTTTCTTGTTTAACCATTACTATCCTTTATCTCATTACAAAATTGATTGTATTCTATTTTCTGCTCGATATGCCAAAGTAAGTCTACATTGAGATGCTTGGCAAGTCCGAGGATGGCTATTATCATATCATTAATAATTGTAGAAAAATCATATAGGTCATCGTGCCTCACAGGGAGCGTAGATATGGCGTAGATGGTCTCTATGAAAGTTTCGTCTTTACAAGCTTCCGCCATATCATCAATGCGATTGTTAATATCTTCTGCTTTCAGGTTTATACCCCGAAGCCCCGCCAGGTCAAGTAAGCAAATCACCGAATCGGCTAATACTTCCTCTATGGAGCCTTTGATTGTTTCATTATATATGACCTCATAGCCGCGTCTTTTGGGAATCTCAGGGTCTAAACCTTGGCATATACGGCTGGACTCTATTCTTTTATTGTACCAATCTACATTAGCACGTTTATTCCAACTATTCCCTCTGTAAGCGACTACCGCCTTCATCAGTTCAGCCACAACAAGACAGAGAAAATGTTTATTACTCAAGCTATAATCCTGAAATCCATGTTCACAACTATTTTTATATATTTTATCCCGAAGGACATTTAAATCGATCTTTCTCATTCCGTCCTTTTTTTGAAACCCATACCAATAGCCTGTAATCTATTTAAGGCTTGTTTTTCATACTCCTTTTTAGTTTTTTTGCTAATTTTATTTTCCCAGCAGTCGATGCAAAACGGACCATCAGGAGCGTTGTAAGAACCACCTTTTATTGATTTCCCACATTTTTTGCATCGCAATTCGTTATTTATTTGATTCATATGCTGCACTGTTACATGTTGTTAATCTACAATGATTCAAAGTAGTTATCAAGTACACTGTCTAAGTTTTGAAATTCAGAGTATTTAACACGAATTTCAGCCCTAACTTCCTCTCCTCCGCATGATATATCATTTAAAAAATCATCGGTTAAAAGTTCAGGGTGACAATCAAAAAGACATTGGGAGTGTTTAGCAATTAACTCTACCCAATACTCAGGGTAATTAAAACCTCCCTCAAACCTGCCAGCAGTTCCACAATCATTTTGAATATTTCCCATGATTTGTTTTGCTATTTCTATGTATATAGGATTAACTTCTGTTTTAAACATGTTGACTCCTCTTTTATCTGGTTATTAGTTATTTATAATGTTTGTGGTGAATCACTCTTCTGTTATGTAGCCCGGTTCAAAATGTTCTTCGTCATCCGCCCCAGCATCATTGATATGCCCTATGTCAAGATTTTTTATAGGATGTTCATAATCACAGCCACATTGTAGGTGTAACGGTTGAGCATGTTCCATGTCCTTTGTTTTATAAGCACAGAGCATACTCCCTTTCGCAAGAATAGTACAACCGGATTTTCTTAATTTCTGAATCCGGTCGGATATCTCTTTTCCAAGCTTTTCCTGGTTGGCAGTAAACTGCCCGGTTTTACTGTATTTCATATTGTTTATCTGGTATATTAGGCATTAAGTCAAGTAAACTGGAGGTGACGGAAATATAATACCTTCCATCGTCGTTTAAAGGTAACCAATGGAAATATCTTCCGGAACTTTCGTGCATAACGGGAATGCCAAACTTGTTGAGAGGGTCACCATCGATGCCCTTAAATTTCTTATCCCATTTGTCAATGAACTCTCGGCCTTCCTTTTTTTTCTTATTTATTTTCCAACATGGATGTTTCTTGTCCTCGCTGTTCGGGAGCAACTTTTCCGGAATGAACTCCTTATCGTCAAATCTGATCAGAGTGCAAAGCCATTCGGCGGTTATTCCGAACACCCAACCATAACCGATTGCATCAGGGCGGGCCCCACAATATTCTTGTACCATGTCTTTTGCTTGCTCATGTTCACGAAGAAGTTGTTCATTCATCTGCTTCAGTAACTTTTCCAGTTCAGAGCCTTGTTTTGCTATTATTTTCATGTTGTCACATATTAATTCCTTTAATCAATTACCGCAACATAAGGCATTCCTCCTGGAAGCGTCTCCCATAATTCACGCCTGGTCAGCAATTGCATCTTTCCGGAAGCAAGACCAAGTACCATCAATTGTTCCATTTGCCGATGATCTCCGGTCCATTGTTTTTGAAACCTATTGATGCACAAATTAAGGAACGACCATCCGCCACCCGAAGATATTTTAAAGTTGTCAGGCAGTTCATCACACATTTCTATTATTTCAGCTTTATGAGATTTCAATCTTTCCGGATGGAACCAGACTTTGCACATGATACCTTCCGTTTTGACGGCATTAGTCGTATCTTCACCATTTCGAAATAAACAATCTCGAAAGATAAAGCCTACATTATCAGCCGTTAATTTCATCTTATTCTTATCTGTTATTTTTATTTCTGATTGTCGGTTGGCTAAATCAAACTCTGGTAATCGTTCAATTACCTTTCTGTAAAGTTCTTCTATAGGAACCATACTACGCCCCGAATAATCCTGTCTGTGGCAAGCATCAGCTAATGCTCTTCCACTAAAAAAACCAAGTTGAACAGCTCTTAATACAGCAATCATTTTGGGTGTTTTCTGATTGCAGATGTCATTCCAAAACACATATATGTCAGTTCCATATATCCCTTCTCTATCAAGTTCAAGAATACAGCCGAAACCTCCCATGATGTTTTTGGGGTCTATTTTTTCACCTTCTTTCATAAGGGATATACAGGCATTTATAGCACCTATATTCCCCTCTACCATTTTAGAAATTGCGCTTGTAATACTGTCTGATGATGTTATTCTCTCCATGATATTCATTTTTGTATTATTTGTTTCCAAAATCTGCGGGTGTTTCACCCCATTTACGATTGTCCCAATGAAGTACCTCAATTCCGTCAATACGGGTAGACATTGCCCGAAGGAATACTTCTGCTTTATGAAGGGCAGGGCAATGGCGAGAAGAAGCTGTTGATTTGTTTTTATACCACGTTATTGCAGTGAGACTATCCGAATAAATGACCGGCGGAGTGAAGTCGTTTTCGAGTATATATCGGACAGCAACAATTATTCCTAAGAATTCACCGCAATTTACTGTTTGATTTCCGATCGCTTCTGAGAAGAGCTCTTCCCCAGAGGCGAGATTGACAGCCCTAAAGCGTGTCATTTTCTCCTTCGTGGAATGAGCTCCATCAGTAGCTATACCCTCTAACGGACGATTCATTGTAACTCAACTACCGGTTTTCCGGTATAAATAAAACCATCCGCTTCCATACGACGAACTAACGCCTTAGCCTGTTTCAAATAATCCCGGATAACTCCTTCCTTATTTTTAAGGTCTTTTCGTTCACGCAGGATCGAAAGAACCCCTTCACATGTTCGGCTTTGGGTACTTTTCCCGTCTTTCGGGTCAAAATAGAAGGTTTTGTACCCATTCTCAAAAGTAACTGTTACTTGATAAATTGATTTAGGGACAATGATTGTTTCTACCTGCACCTCATAAAGCACGGGAGTTGCTGAAACCACAACATAGCCGTTGGCCTTATGCATTGATTTCAACTCAACTTCATATGGAATATCGGGTTCAATCCGTCCTTTCAAGTGTTCTGAAAGAACGCAAATCTGTTTTCCAAACCTTGAGTCCTCACGGACTCCAATCAACTTATGATTTTTCGGATGCCGGGATACGAAACCGATCAGTTCTCCCGTACGTTCCGATTTCGCAAACTTTAGTTGCGACGTTTCTGATGCCATAAATTAGTACTTCATCTTCAATCTATTTCGAATCAATTTACAATCTAATTTAACCGTTCAATATTTGCTATACTACGGCAAAATTAAGTGAATTGTTCGGTATTGCCAAATAATTACCGTCTAATTTTCAGACACTTACATATGTTATATACAGTAGATATTGTATATTTAGCGTTGTCTATCTTTTTCCAAAAAATGGCTAAAACGTTCGTCAGTATGAGAGTATTCGTGCAGATTGCTGGCTTTCCAATACCTATATATTTTTTCACCGGCAGGTATACGGAAATTAATATCAGTAGCGTCGATATATTGAACGCCCTGTTTAGTGCCAAAATTCATCCATGTGGCACATCCGGGCATATTAGGATTAGGCTGGACATACAGTTCCATTTTTTCTACCCCATCAACGAATATATTGTGGATTGTGATATCTTTGTCCACGTTATATTTGAGGGCAAAAAGAGCAAAGTCACAGATATCGGCATCCATAAGACTCCCTCCCCAGTGGAGAGGGGCATCGTGTTGGAGACGTTCAAAGGCATCCAGAATCGCTTTTCGAGACCGGATTTCTACAAGTCGTTCTTCGGTAACAGCATTAGTGGTAGCGTAAACTACCCTAAAGCCATTTTTAGTGCTATCAACGACGTGCAGGTGAGTGACAATCTCCCTGGATTTGTTGATGGAATTATCCATCGGGTCAATATCATTCCTGACACATCCTTTTATCAATCCGATAATGATTATTAGACCGAAAATGATGCTAGCAGGGCCAATGATAATTGTCATAAATGCAAAATCATCAGCTTTTCTCCAAAATTTGCTCATAGGCTTTTTAAAATGTACTGGCCTGATGGCCCTCTGACTTCGGAAAGACAAACTGAGTAGTTGGCATCGACCAGTTGGTTCATATATTCTTCTACCTTTCTTTCTGGGAAACGGATAGAAGGAATTTTTTCAGAGACAGTAAATATCTTCAAGTTGCATATTTTAGCAAGGGTATTTGCATCTGAATAATAGGCTTCGTAGTGATCTCCGATATGAAAAAGAATAATGGTTAATATTCCGTGTTTTTTCTTTTCATTGTTATAAGCCTGATTGATTCTTTCCTCTATTTTCATGTCCTGAAATATATAATATTATTAAAAATGAACCAAATAGTTTTTTTGTTGTAATTGATTATACTTTGGGAGTTTACCTCAAAATAGCAATACAGACGATAATTTGTCGGCAAATATACAATAATATCAGTATGGCACTACTATTATTTATTCATTTCTGCAAGTTATTCATTAAACTTAAATTCATTGATATACCCCATTTCTTTTAAACGCATACTAAAATTTTCCACCGATTCATTGTTAGGTACAAAAGACTCCAACACTTCACCAAAAAGGCGCAGGTAGTTTTCTAAAACATCTTTTGCTTCTTTTTCTCCAAATACCTCTCCGTATCGAGCTTGACATAATTTTATATAATCCTTTTCTGTCATATTATAATCGGTTATTGTACCGACAACAGAAAAGAATCTACAGTATAGACCGTTATACTATTGTTGCTTTACCCGCTGGCTATAAATACTACGGAGATTTTCGACTAATTGGTCCAGCGTAGTGACTTCAACTTTCCGGCCACATGGTCGTCCATGAAATAGTGTTGTGAAATACAATTCGAAGTTTTTCCCGACAGAAATTCCACCCAGAACTATGATTCCACATTTGATTCGATAGTATTCTCCATACATGACATAATTATCAGATGGTGGAGTAAAACCACATTCAGGAAGTGCTTCGGGCAAAGCATTGAGAATCGGGAATATCACTTGTTTGAGAAAATTAGGTTGTTCCGGCTGTTCCCTTTTTCCTTCACTATTACCATCAAACCAGTTATAAAAATCATCGGACTGTTTTTTATAGTCCTTCGTTAATTCTTTAATATCCATATACTTTCTGTTTTTATCTCTATTACAGCATTATTTTATTATACAGCGCCACATGACAAATCACCATACGCTCCAGCGGGAAGTATCCATTTTTCTTCCGGACGAAACAAAATGGATTGATTATAGTCATAGCTGGTAGCAAGTTCCCTTAATTCTTCCGTGATGCTTTTGTAAGGTGTGCCTTGTGCAATAAGTGCCGGAAGGTTGATGTTTCGTTTTATTGTATATATAAACTGTTTCTCCAGTTCAACAATGCGATTCGTTTGTTGCGGACTGATTTGCGCGACACTGGCAAACTGGTGCTTATTTCCAAAAATACAGAATTTGCAGGAGCATCGGGACCAACCCATATAATAACATGGATGTACTCTTACCCGGTAACGCCGAATGATTTCCCACACCTGATTTTCTTTCCAATCACGGATTGGGCGGAAACGGTCAATATGGCGAGTGAATTGCACACCGTTACGCAGATCAGCTTTGTCCGGTTCAAATATTTTATAACGTGCACGTGCAGGAGATTCTTCTCCACGTTCCCCACTGATGACCAATGTCCGTATACCACGAAAACGGATTTGATTGGTAAGAGCTGTCGAACAAACATCTATTTTCAGGTAAGAGGAACACCAGCGTATTTTCAAGTCAGAGGAACATTGAGGAAATTTGTGCCGCGTAGTAAGGTTTCCCTTTTCTCCACCCGATTGCCCCATAGTACCATTAGGCAATTCAAAATGATTAGGTGCAGTACGGCTGTTTTCTCGCATAAGTTCCCGGTAAAAACCTCCTTCTTTCCATTGGAAATAGATTTTTACTCCAAAGGCTTCAGCTAAACGACGACAATAATCGGGGGTTATTTCCCAATCGAAAAACGTCTGTTCGCGCCCATCAATTTCCTGATGCCAGAGTTCTATACGGTCAAGAGGTATACCGTGATCGAGCAGATAAAGGAAGCAAGCTGTGCTGTCCTTACCTCCTGAAAAACTGACAATATATTTATCATAACTGAGCAAGTCGATTTCGTTCTCCATAGAATTATGATTATTTACTATTTACCTTTTCTGCTGATATGTATTGAAAATCCATGAAACTGATGTGGGTATGATATATTGATAAGCGTACCAATCCCTTTTTATTGGTATAATATGGAAAGAAGTCGTAAGTCTTATCTAAACGACAAGGATAATAACCATTGTGTTTTGCCCATTCAGGATAGTCTTCAAAAAACTTCTTGACGTTTTCGAACAACTCAGCTAAGCCGGAGCGGCGGATTGGAATCACTACACCTTTTGTACCAGCTTTCCACGAGGGACGACCGTCATTGTGGAATAAGTCGCGGATAAGCACGACTTTACATGCACCTTCTTTAAATGTTGGCGGCAGGTTGTAAAGCGGTTCATAAGGATAGCACTCTTTCATACTCAGAGGAGGCATAGGGAGCAATTTTTGCGTTTCTTTTTCCATTTTATTACAGATTTATAAATTAATATTTACACGGGAAGAAAAAAGTATAAAGCACAGAACATCAATTACATAAAATCGTGTTGATGTATAAGAAGATTGATGTGTCTTTGTAAACAGAGACTAATAATTTTCCATCATGTATGGAATCTATATAGCGTTATGAGTTGTTCTTGCCTACAGAAAAAGGTGGCACCTTTAAAAAGGATAAATCAAGGACAAGGATTGACACCTGTACATCAAAGTACAGGCGATTTCCCTAATTCTGTCCCGTTTGTTGCTACCTTTTATTGTAGCAGGATGAAGGTAGTCTGTACTCATGTCAGTATGGAGGGGTAATTATAAACCACTATGATACCCTTAGATTATTTAACAGTAATATTCCAAAAGGAAAAAGAGGATGTACTGAGGTGGATAAAACAAAACAAGATTGCTGCATCCAAAATTGGTAATAACTGGATGATTAATGAAGCTAGTTATTATCATGTTATAAGACTTAACCTGGAGTTAAGTGAGTATGATAAATACTTCCCCTTCTCCGTCTTCTTATTCGTGAAATTATTCCAATAAAGAATTTGAAAAGCCGATAACGATTTGTTGGCCATTGTAGTTTGCCGTTATAATATAAGTAGACTCCCAGCCTTTCACACGGGATTCCGGCGCATAATATTCACAATTATAATCGGTGAGTACATTAAATTCCTTATCATTACTGTAATGTTGTTTGATGTCATCAAGCGAATTAACAGTAATGACAGTTTTCAGTGCCTCTTCCAAGAGGCCACGATGTTCTCGATATAGAGCCATATTTGTAGTTTTATTTAGATACTTGCAAATATAACGAATAATTGAATCGCTCTTTTTATAATAGCTGAATATTCGTTGCTTTCATTCAATATTCATAGTCTTTGTAATGCTTATACATGTAATGGGGTTGTTTTCGGAGCCATTTTTTTCTCAGTTTTTTTAGAAGCCTACGTGCGCGAACTTCTCTTTTGGAACCAGCGGATTTACTTTCCATTTTGTAGTTTCCTAGTTGTTTGAGACTCATCTTTTTTAGTTGTATGATTTACTGTAGTAACTGAAGGTTACCGATATTTTTATTCTTATATTACCATATTCTTATATCATAATCATCAATATGGCATTCCAACTCTTTTAGCCCCTCCAAGCTAAATAATTTATTTTCACCAGTAACTTCAATATCTACAGATATTCCGTAGTCTTTTTTTATATTTACCTCTGAAGTATTAAAGACTTCTTTCACGTATTCTGCTATACAAGAGGCGTCTAAATTATTTTTCACAATATTAAGTGTCATAAGATTTTCTCTTTTTATGATTTCTTTGGGGTTTTGGATTAATAAGATTATGGGCAGTTACATTCTATTGTTTTTCAAAATTGTGCAAACAATCAACAATAGATGAAGTATTTTTTAGAGATGAAGAAGGGGCACATTGTTTGCCGTGGCAATTCAAGGGTTTGATAAAAATTGCCCCACTGCCAGGATTCGGAATGTATAATACAGCAAACTTTCGTCCGTCAACCAATAAAAAGTAAAACCCCATAGATGTACCGTATTGGTAAGATATATACCGTTTTGTTGTGTTTGATACATCCTTGATGATAGGTTCAACTACCTGCCGGGTCATTATCTGTGACAGTTTGGTTGTGGTATGCGGCTGATAAGGGAAGAGACCCCGACGTTGTTTGTTTTTATCCTGCTCTATTTTCATTACGAGCTGCCTTAAAGTGTTACTGAGAGGTTGAGTATCCATATTTCGTTTGATTGGTATATTAATATTATTAGTTATGTATGGCCTGAGAGACAATCACTACTATAGTAACTATAGATTGATTGAGGGACTGAGTATTCCACGCTCCTGATAGTTCATATAACCGAGAGAGGTAACTTTTTAGATACCTTATGTGTCACTGTTGTATAAATCGCACAGATTGCTTCAAATCGTTGTATTTTTAAATTGTGGTTTTATCTAAGATAATTTCCCCCTGAAGGAAGAGTTGTTGTTTGTAGTGGCGGTGATCGCGCATAATGGCGGCACGCTGTTCTTTACTTTGTTTGTAGAGACCCTTCGCCTTTCTTTGTTTTAGCAACTTCTGGTTTCGTTCTTCCCGGTCGGTGTCGAGTACAAAGGTGATTAACCGGCGGCTGACATTGAAAAGCTTTGCCAATTTACGCTGGCTGATATCCGTGTTGGCATACATTCGTCGGATATCCTCTTTTTGTTCAGGTGTCAATTTTTGACGGCGATCATAAGCCGTACCTTTTATTTTTATTTTTTCACTTTTATATGGCATATCAATTGAGGATTTTTTGGCCACAGTCGGGACAATAGGTTACTGTTTGCTTGTCAGAAAAGAAAGTTCGCCATTGTTTGCAGAACGGACAATCTTCCTGAATTTCTTGTGCTGGTGTAATATCGGAGCTATACCAACCGTCGACATCATCTAACGCCTGAACATAAGCGTCGTATTCTACTTTTGTCTTAAACTCAACTTCACTAATGGCTCCACCATTTTTATTTAACCAACGTTTTGATGGAATTTTCCCTGTTTCTTGGTATCTTTCTACGGCTGTTTCTCCGAATATTGTCGTTGCTTTTATCATAATCCATGTTTTTAGTTACTTTATCTTGTTTCACTAATTTTCGTTGAAATTTGATAGTTTTCCACATTTTTGAATTCGTAATCTACTTCACTGATGATGCGGTCTACTTCTTCATCGAAAATTTCAGTCACATCCGGATTGGATATACTGAGCTGGACTGTTATGTATACTGTTCTATTGGCCATTGTTGTTTATTTTTTAATTCATGTCTACAGTGTGTCCGATGAAATAAAATATGTCGGACAGTTGTTCTGCAAGCTGGCTATATTTTTCTGCATCACTCACAGTTAGACTTTCCATATTTCCATTTTTTGCATGCTCTATTTCCATGTTGTTGTACGTTAGTTTAATCTATTGATTTTAAATGTTGCACCCTTGTCAAAGTAGTAATCCAAAATGTCTGGCAAATTTTCCAGAACTTCTTCAGTTTTAATAGTTTTTACCACATGTCCATAACCACCAACAAAGCAGACCGGAGTATCATTCCATTCGTTTTGGTCAATTACAATTGTAATATCTTCTCCATTAGAGACGCCTGTCACTTCAAGAGCACCTCCACCGGTATTTCCCACATCATTCACATATTGTACGAGTTGCTGTATGGTATATGGGATGCTTTCCGGTTGTTGCTTCCGGGATACTACAGATGGTTCTTTTGCTGTCTTTTGCTGCATATTACCTGTTTTCTTTAATATGGTCTGTATATTCATCGAGGCCAATGATTATGAAGTTCTCTACAGTCGCGTCCTTATCCGTATCGGCTAATTGGATAAGTTCCTGTAAAGAGCGCACGTAGTGAAACACCCGGTCAGCGGTATTTTCGGAATAGTCAGTCAGAGAGATGATTTGTTTGCTTTCGCAATTATCGTCTTTAAACCGTATGGAAACATTTACATAACGGGGTTTCTCGTCTTTATAGACATTTAGGTAATAGTTCCAATCCTTGAAGAGAGACAACTGGATATCATTTTTTATCCGCTTCTTTGCTTCAATAGCTTCGGGAATGTTATCAAGCAGACTTTTAAGCCAGTCAGGATTTTTAAAAGCCACATCTGCATCTTTACTATAGAGCGTAGTTGATACGTTTTCATCTTCATCTTCGACATCGATACTGATGCCGGTAGAGTCAAGCGATACTGTTTTGACCGGGGAGTCGTACCAATTTCCATCTTCATCGCACCAGAGGACAAATGTTGGTTTCCTGACCATTCCATCCAGTTCAATTTCAGAAAGATTGTTTTCTTTCAGAATGGAGGCAATATTGGTAATCATATCATCACGAAGGTTTTTGATACGTGTTTTAAAAGTGGAGACTGAAGGGTTGTTGGTTGTTACGGCATCATTGTTGTCGTTGCGCCAACGGTCGATAAGAACCGGTTTGGGATCACTGCAATCTTCCGCATAGAAGGCGGTATCGTACCTCATACCTCGGTGGTCGTTTATCCAGGTTTCGGCTGCTTCTTGTGTGGAGAATATGGGACATTCAGAAATTGCCAGTGTCCGGTAAGAGGGGGTCCCCGGTTGGTTCACGCAAAAAGTAACGCCCCAGAGTTCATTGTGAGGAGATTGTATACCATATACTTCGTTCTCAGTCAACAAATACACTATCTTTTCGCTATTGTCTGCTCCCAAGGCATATTGCAGCCATGAACACACTTCGTTTTCTTCATTGTTTGTAGAAGTATCAAACGTTGAAGCAAGACCACCTCCAAAATGGGAGATTATGATCAGATCGCTTTCGAACAGATTTAAACATGTGATACCGAAGAGTTCACTGTTTGCATATTGCTGAACATAGATGTTTCCGTTTACCGGAAGATCGCACACCATTCTGGCGAGTCTTTGGATTGATGTTTTTTCCATTTTTGTTGTCTTTTATAAAGTGTAGGGTGATAAAATGTGAAGGGGTGAAGGATTCACCGTTTTATTATTTTTTTGTTGTTCCTCCGAGCTACCTTTGATATATCGGTTGACAAACGTGGTTTCGGGACGTTGATATTTACCATTTACATAGTCATTCGCAACCTTCTTGTATGTTAAGCCACAAATAATACTGCCAGTATCTAAAAAGCGGGCATCGTATCCGTTGGCGTCAATCACAGGGTAATCTTTGAATTTCTCAGGAAAAGTATCTTCAAAGACAACTGCTACACGATAACCTTTCTCTAATACTCTTTTGCAGTCTGTCCAATTTTCGCCACTGAACGAGAAGGTAAGATCGTAGTTCTCATATTTTTCAAGAAGTTCTGCGCGATTGAATACTTTGGTGTAGTCGTAAAACTGGATATCCGGGTATAACTGAAGAACATTTTTACCATCCATTTTAAATTCTTCCGGGCTGATGTCAGACGTACAGTTAAGACGTACGGCCAATATCATGCCGGCAGCTTCTGCTTTTAAGCGTGCCTGATTGATTTCGTGAATAAGCAGACGCATAAATGCCGGACGATCCTCGAAGAAAAGTTTTGTTTTCCTTATACGGGATTCTTGGATGCTACCCCCTCCTTTACGGGTCAGCAGCTCTATCTTATTTCTACCAGAACCATTCAGGCAATATTTACAACAGTTGTCAGAATTGGGACATACCTGGTGACCGCTTATATTGCCAGGGGCCAGATAGACACCATAGGTCATTACGTTGCGTTCAAGACTTTTAATGAGCTTCGGAGAGTTGCATCCACCGAGGTAACTGATTCCCAGTGATTTTTTAATTTGAGCAGGAGTTGAAAGGGAGTTTTTCTGTTTCATGATTCATTTTTATTAGGACAATAAAAAAGCCAAGACCGAGTGATCCTGGCTTGATTCATTGTATTTGTTTTTGTTATATCTTAAAAAGTAAAACCGGTAAAGACTATAGTGTTTCCTTTGAGCAGGCGTTCATGGTTCACATCTTCAAACTTGTAGGAACTAAATTTTTTTACAGCCGGAACATATTCGCCACGTACCCAGACCGGTGCAGTATCCGATTCTCTTAAACGAAAGAATTCGCCCTTCTTCAGTTCACGGATTGATTGCCGGCTATAGACGGAAGGCGGCTCTTCTTCATCGTAGGCTATCCTGACGATCTTTTTGACCTTGCTGACTGGGAGAAGAAATTCTTCATCGATGATATAATAAGCAATCAAATCATCAACACCAGTTACTTCTTTTGGCGGGTCTTCATCATCAAGGCCATCTTTATTTAACTCATCCAATAAAGATTGGACAGAAATACGGATACATCCAATCGAATCTCCCATTTCAAGGTTAGTACTGGGATATTCGATTCCTTTATATTTAATAGGTTCTGAATTTTTCATTGTTATTTCATTTTTCTTTTCTAAAGAGTAGTTATTATCGGTGTTATATGGGGCAGAATTATTTCATTAAAAAAGCCGCTTTGACACCTAGAGGTATCGCAGCGGCTTTGGTCATCATTATGGCGAACGATGTATTTATTTATTCCATTTGTTAAATTCATGAATGGCATTGTCCATACAACCAAAGGCGGAAACTGCAATTTCTACCGCCGTTGGGGAACATTCTTTTAAGTCGTACGCATGCTGGATAAATTCAAGGAAACGGTTATTTTTTAAATAATCGGAGTATTCCATATCAGGAGAGTCTTCGAACGGTTCCGTAGCACTTTCTATCAAATTTCCCAATTGGCTAATTGTATGATAAATATGGTCAGAACAGAGAGTTGGAATGTAGTCATTGTCAAGGTCAATACCCTCTTCTTCCAGTTCTTCTACATCATATTCTTCTGCACAACATTCTTCCCAATTATTTCTTTCATCCGCATGATTATAATTGACAATTTTTTCGAGATACTCTTTCAATGGATTATCCGGATACACTCTGTTTACAGGAAGCTGTTCACCGGGGAATTCCTCGATTTGTACTTCGTTAGCGGATAGAAATGTAATTTGAGGTGCAGTTTCAATGTTTTCGTCCTTGCCTTCAAAGACAATCGGGGCAAGGAATGCGAGTAGCATGTTAATTTTTTGTTCTTTGGTCATCATTTTATGTTTTAATAGTTAGTCTAAATCTTCGTAATACGGGACGTTATGCCGGACTGCGGCATTCTCAATTTCTCTGATTCGGATGTCATCGGATTTGAATTCCAATTCGTCATTGCTATCATCACAGTCCCATTCCTTGATTTCCTTATCTGCATCCGAAACTATTTGTTGCATCATTTCGTCACTAATTTCTTTCGTATAGAAAGGGCATGGCATTTCTTCCAATTCGCGGCGTGTGAGTTGTGTCGTACCGGATGAAAAAACTTTGTTATAAAATGGGGCGTCCAGGTTTTCTTCTTCCGGTTCGAGATCTATTTCATACGTATCCATAATCAGATTTTCACTCTGGCGTTGTGTCTGATAATGATCTTTAAAAAAATCCATATCCCAATCACTCAGGTGATATTTCTTTCTGTTCTTTTCAAGATGCCGGTACACGGATTCCAGAGAGGAAAACGGGGCAATAAGCTGCCGGCTGTTGTTGGTATGCCAGGCATCACAAGTGTATAACAGATATATTGAGCCTTTATTCTGGGCTTCTTCGCAATTTTCAAATTTATTCATTGATGTAGGTTTAAATAACATGGATTTTTTTCAATTCCCGGCTGAACCGGCGTATAGAGGATTTCTGTCCCTGTTGCTCCACTATCTGGCGGAGTTGCAGGACTGTGTATGTCCGTTTCGGGTCCAGATTGTAGTCCTCGATAAAAGCTTCCATTCCCGGATAACAGAATCCGTATGTGGTGTGAAGATAATCTTGAGTGAGTTCTTTCAAATCTTCCTTAAGGGTGGTCGGTACAGCCATTCCCTGAAGTTTGAGCTTCAATCCTTCAAACAACTCTTTACCACAGTTGTCTGTATGATAAGTGATACCTTCTTTGCGAGCACAATAACCGATGGGTTGTCCCATAAAAGTATTGCAGAATATTTCCGTACCCAATATGTTCTTCATCGGTTGTACCCCATAATAACTGATTGCCTGTACATCTAAAAGGGATTTATCAACTTTCGGTTTTACGAACTTCGGATCATTGTCTGACAACAGTTTTTCTAACCATGTTTTGTGGAAAGTAGAAACTTCTTCTTCGAATACAAGTTCTGCCGACATATAACGGTTAGAAGCCCTTGTCATAATTACCTTATAGTGTTTGTCGCTATCTTCCCAATAAAAACCGATATAAGTTGTTCCAATCCTACAATAGGTATAATTCAACCGTTGATGTTTCAGTTGCAACAATGAAACTTCGCCACCGAAGAATTGCCAGGGCAGTCCTGTATATTCAGAGAAGTCTTTGAAGTAACGCTGTGGAAGATCGTTCTTATTATCCGGATTTTCCCGAAAATATCGTTTTGCACGTTCCGGTGTGATACAGAAAAGAGGCAGACAATCTATGTAGGCTGTATTTTCTTTAAAGACTCTTATACTGGCTTCCCAAGTAATCAGATGTCGCGGAACTTGCTGTAACCAGCGGAGAGACTTACTTTGTTTTACACAATAATCCACAAAGGCTGGCGTCCAGATTTTTGCCGGAAACTTTGGATAACAAGAAGCATGATGGATATATGTTCTGCAAACCTCTTTTGTCAACAGCCGGTTATCTTTTTTCTTATCTATCAAACATGAATCATAACAATGGTCTGAATCGCTTTCTATTGCTAATTTCAATCTTTTTGCAGTACGAAACGGTTTGGGTAGGTTTTTAAAACATTGGGGTTCAGTACGTGCGATAACGTCTGCCAAAGTATCGTCCATACATTCCAAAAGTTTCTGCCAAAGTTTTTTATTCTTCATGAGGCTATATGTCTGATTTCTTTTAGAGCATAATGCGGCACGGAATATTTCATAATCGAACCAGTGTTCCGGTACAAGTGTAAAATCTTTTTCGGCAAGGATGAGATAATACTTATGACTTTTGAATTTAGACGGTGTAATTTCATGTGCCATAGCTACCGGAATAATTTCTTTTTCAAGCAAATGGAGATAGAATGAGAAATTTCGGATTGCGGGTGGGACAAAAGAAAGGGCTATTTGAACCTTCATACAGGCATTCAACCATTTGTCGGATTTGTATGGACAGAATCCGTGATGATACCAGATATATTTGATTAGAGTTACAGCCTGTTGTTTTGTCCATGATGAAGCCGGTATAAGAGGCAACAAATGCAGCATTTTTATTTGTTTCAATACTTCAGTCAGAATTTCACCATGACGATGTTCGGCAGGAACATCGTTGATGTTCTCTATTCCGTTTTTTATGGCCTGTAAGCAGATATCGTAATTCCGACTTTTTTCAGGGACATAAGACAGACTCCATGCATCAAAGTTATTCTTCTTTTCTGTTTCAAAAATCAGATCAATAAGTTCCTGAGATATGTATTTTGCCGGAAGGTATTGTAGTAATTTAGGATTATGTTCTTTGGCAGCAGCCTGAACGATTTCCGGGGTAATCAGTGTCTCAGGTAGCTGAGATACAGCTTTTACTATATTACTCATTGTTTTAAGCATTTAAGGGTTCGTTGTATATCTTTTTACATAATTGGAACAATAGACTTTCTTCTGTTCTGTTTTCATGGTGCAAAGCCGCAAATTCTTCGACTAGTTTTTCTTCTGTCTCTTTGTTCCAATTACTGAAAAGGGAAACAATGGTTTTATCTGGAAATGAATCAATCAGTTGGTCGTATTCATCATCGCCTTCGTAATACCAATCGAAAAGTTTTTCCAATAAAGCGTGACCGATTTCATGAAAGACAGAGATGTGAATTTGTTCCTTATATGCCTCGGAAAAACAGTCGTCTTCTCTGATAAAATAGTCAGCCATTACCGGAAAATTAATCCAATAAATGATGGTTCCTTCCAGAATGCTGTCTGCTTTGTAGATGGCGATGTTGTTCTTGTCGGCCTTTTCGTCGTCATCAAAATCTTCATCGGAAAACAGTATACCAATACCCATAGGTTTGAGGAATGGTTTAGCCTGTGATTCCAATATGGCTTTATTCCATTCCTGTAATTCTTTTATAATATTTTCCTTTTCGGGATTTACAACCGGAGCGACCGTTTTGATAAGCCGATTGTTGCGGAATACATAAAATATTTTTTGTTCTTCGGTAGCAAGTTCTTCAAGCTGCTCCCAGAATTGTGGAGGCTGGCTCAAACATTGTAAAGTGGAATTAGAATTAACTGAATATATCTTGCACTGCCCGATGTTTGGATAGTTGGAGTCAGGCTCTTCATAATGCGTCAAAAGACAGGAGGATATATCCTGAATGTGTTTACGATATGACTGAACCCATTTTCCGTTTTCATATAGATAGGCAATACCGGCATCATCGAAAAATTGTTCCTTATTCGGGGCCGTTTGTGGCAGAAATTCTTTATCCGTATGGCCGAAATCGCGAATATAGGCCCGGCAATGGATATGGTCCAGGTCTTTTGGTGGCATTAGGTTCTTCCCATATGGTGTACTTCCAATAGAAGAAAGGTGCCCGAGTTCGAGCAGGGCGTCAACTCGTTTTTCCGTGCGGTAGAATGTTCGGAGGATACGTCCTGTCCATGAGAAGTAGCCATCATAATGTACTTCGATATATTTAACTTTGCCGTCCGGCAGTTTTTTCCCGATAAATGCATGTGTTCCCATTCGTTTAATGTCTTTGATAAATAATAGGGTAAAAAAAGCCCGAACCGTTTTTAGTACGGGCTTCTTTTAATAATTTAAAAGTGGATCGTTTCGTAAACGGCGTCAATTTCATCCTGCCTGATACCCAGGTATACCATAGTAATGTCCAAACTGGAATGTTGGAATACACGGCATAATTTGATAAGTGATTCGGAACTTCGTCCGTTTGATTCCCAGATATGTCGTCCAAAGGTTTTTCTAAATGTGTGGGTCGAGAAAGCCTTTATGGGTAACCGGTACTTGACCCGAAACTTTTTTAAAGTACGGTTGACATATTCTAAGGTGTAGTGGCATTTTGTCTCTTCGTTGTAAAAGACAAAACGGTTGACAGGTGGGCGTCCCAGCAGTTCGTACAATTCTTGTATCTTTTGAACAACAGAGGAATGAAAGCGAATTCTGCGTTTTTTATTTGTTTTAGGTTCCCTGATTATTGTCTTTTCCTTTCCCAATATGTCGGTCCAATGTAATGAGAGGACATCATTGCCTCTTAATGCCGTGCAGAAAGCGAGCCTGCAAAAGAGCTCCCAAAAATACCTGCCATCATTATGAAGGCCGTCAACCAAACGCCAATAGTCATCAATAGGGAGGTAATCCGCTGTTGTGAGTTGTCCTTTTATACGTGTCATACAGATTAAATTTTATATCCGGGATATGATTGTATCCCGGATTTGTTAGATTATGCTTCGCCCAGCGGTGATTCGCCGAGAAGTAATTCTGCCAGTGCGCCGTTTTGCGGGATCATGGACGGGAAGTCCGTTTTTCCGGGATGATAGAGCTCGGTGGCAATGTTATAAATATCCCATGCCGTGATGGTCTTCTTGGCCAGGTTGAGTTTCAGAAGTTCTTCGGTAAAGATTGAGATTTGCCCCTGGTTTAACGGATAAGTCTCAACCTGCGTGGAAAGGCGTTTATCTGAACTGTCGTGCGAAACACGAAGGGCGGTCAGTAATCCGATATACGCATACAATTCGACCGGGGTTACAATCTTTTGTTTCAACCGGCGAATGCGCTCGCGATCTTCGGTCATCTGTTCTTCGAAGTTCTCCAGCCATTCATCTACACGCCCGAAAAGTTCTTCCGTGGAGAGTTTGTTTTTACCGTAGTTGCAGGCACTACGTTGAGGACCGAGGATACATTGATTGTGACAGATGCGTACACAAGGACCTATCGCGACCTGAATTCCATCTTGATGGAACGCCAGCACTAAAGTGGTAGTAAGTTCGTCAGTTTCCCATTCCTTGATACGGATGGTAGTAAAAATGCGCCTTAATACATGAGCTTCGACCGCTCTTTCACCAAACATTTTTTCGACTTCCGGAAGCACGATAACACCCGGTTCGGTTTTGTTTTTATTCTGAGCCGCAAAGATTTCTTCAATCTCGTAGTTGAGATTATGTTTCTGGCAAAGTTCGGCCAATTTAAGAATGGCCTGGTAATGATAGATGCCTTTAAGCGGATTCCCATAGACATTGTTTTCTTTATGAGTCCGTTGTAGGGTGTCAATGTCCATGACTTCAATGTTGTTTGTTTTGAAATCGAACTGCTTCTGATTTTTTTGTAATGTCGTCAATGTTGCCATAATGATTGATTTTAAATAGTTTATAAATAAAAAAGGCGAAGAGCTTACACTCACCGCCATGAATTAAATAGCTAATCTGTTTTTAAGTTGTCTCGTCCGGGATTTCTTGGCCCGTGTATGGGCTATAAAGCGGTGTGTTCCCGACCGCTTCAGCATCGATAGCAAATCCTCCTAGACCTATTTCGTAAAAGAGTTCAAGTTCCATTGGAGTGGTTGAAACCACCCGTTCGGCTTCTTCTTGTGATAGTCCGGAAAGCATCTGGCATTTTACACGACGACGGAATATTACCGGATTGGTATCGGGGGTTGTAATCACTTTGATGGAAGTGTCGAAATCGTCGGTAATAGCGAGGCGATCGAGTTCGGAGGATGCTTGCTCTTGTGTGGCAGCATCAGGAGGCAAGGGCATTTCATGACCTGCCAGGGAATGGCTTTGTACTTTCTCTATGGGATACACACTTACTCCTTTTGTAAAATAATGTTTGCCAAACAGGGCGCAATAGTGAAATACGGCATCGGTGATGCAGGTATTATCGATGAGTATAATTGTATACGCCGTACCGTCCTGTAGCCATGACGACACATGTTGGTGTGACCATTGGTGTTCAACACTGAATGGTCTTTCTTCGGGATTATTCTGTTTCATCGTTTTTTTGCTTTATTATTATTCTGTATGTCCCGATTCAGCTAAAAAAGCAGGAATCAAGGATGAAGAAGTGACACCTGGTAAAAGAACCCAGTTTTTACATTTGTAGAACCAGTGTTCTTTGGTTACACATTCTGATTCGTCGAAACATGTATCGCCATCTTTATCAAACATCTCCAGTTCGTCGGGGAACTTCGCCAATAATACTTTTTCCGCTTCTTCCTGACTATCGGCAGCTACTATAATCAAGCCACCGCTGTAGAGTCCTTCTCTTTCGTTGATGAATACTTTCATTTTTTCTGAATCAGTTTAATTGTTTCTGGATTATCCAGACTATTTGCTGTAGACAGAAAATCTTATAATTTTCTTTGTTTCCAGGATTATCGGTAAAGGGGGTGTAAAGGAGAAAGCTTTCTCCTTTACGAGGATAAGAGAAACCTCCGATAATCCGCTCATCGATTGTCACTTTATAGTAGCCACCAGCTAAGCCACATCGATCTTTATCCGGTAACTGTAACTGAGGGAAATGCTCTTTCAGAGCCTTAAATAAAGGTATAATGACGCTCTCTACAGCATTGACGGAACAGCGGAAACATTTGTTACTATTCCGGTAATCCCCCTTGAACAATTTGTCTACCTTTTCGGAATAGGCTGATTGCTGATCCGTAAAATCGGATAAGAGTTTTTTCATGTTCATAATTTCCGTATTATTATTGTTATTCCTTGTTCGAATCGTTTTTCACCTGATTAATTAATCCCTCACAGAAGAACTCCCAATCTCTTCCAAATCCCGGAAGTTTCTGACTTAATTTAATCAAAGCTGGTAAACTGATTATTAATATCTCTTCCTTTATCAGTGGAAGCACATTCCTGAAACAGACCCACGCTTCACCACGGAGAACGACATTACCCCAACAGTCGTCATAAATAAATTTCGACTTTATCGTTTCCTCGGGGAAAAAGTTTTTTAAGATAACTGATAGTGGCGCACCTGTGAATCCAAGTGGAGGGTGGAACGTGTCACTCATGTAATCCCGTACTTTTACAAAGACATCGTTCCCTTTTATAAAGACCTGATTTGTGGCTTTTACATTATTTTGTCCTCCCCATGTATATGGCAGACCAAAACTTTCAGGAATACCTTTTATTTCGAGTGGTTTGGAAAGTTTCGGTGTTCCATAGCGCCTTTGGCTGATAAGTTCGAGGCACATCGCAGGGTGATAGATAGAAAGTAAGTCTTCCGGTTGGCCGAAGCGCCATAAGATGTTGGTATCCATCCTATATTGTATAGTTCGGGAGATTGCACCATTAACTTCCAGATACTTAATTATAAAAGTTCCTGCGGGGTGATTGAAAATACAACCGCCATCACATTTATATGAAGCGAATTTTTCTAATTGAAGGATTTCATCCGGTTTTGTCATCGCCATAGAGTTGTTTTTTTCATCAGATACCCCAAGGTGCTTTATCATACTCCGGCAGACGGCTGACTATATGATCTGCTATATTGGCGGCAAACAGCCGAAAGAATGTCAAGCAGTCTTTTTCTTTTGATGTAAGCGGGCGTAGTTCTTCAAGGTGTTCTGTTTCGATTTGATAGAGCGCACAATGAATGGATTTGTAAAGTGCTGCCGGGGAAAGTGATACCGGATTGTCGCATGGCATGTGCAGAATTTCACGCTGTTCGCTAATTTCCTGATCCAGATGTCCTTCATAATGATGACGATATTGCAAGGAAACACAAAGCACTTGCAATTCCATCAGAGTTTCAATAAATGAATTGACTTCTTTCATAGCAAATTTTTCATTTGCTATTTGTTTATAACTATATATTTGAGGTGCTATCTGTTTTAGATCGTATGAAACATGAAAGCTATTAATATTGATTATATGCATAATTCCTTTAGCAATGGAAGTAAAATGCTTATTGCTGCAAATAAAACTACTCATATTGATAAATGGATTAGATGATTAAAATTGTTCCTTGATTCGTAGTAAGAATTTCCTGTTTAATTGGATTTTATCGACCATGATGCCTTGCCACCCTGGTTTTGTTTTTGTTTCCAGAAGTTCGTTGATATAGGTGATCCATTGTTTGACAGGTTTCTTCTTCAATACTGTTAGCAAGCGTTCGGCTTGCACGGTCCAGTCATGAAATTCGGGAGACCAGGGAGCATCCATCAGTTCGGATATATTAATGATGAATGCGTTCTTGGAAGTTGGCTTGATTGCTGGGTTTTGCCCGACACCCTGCACAACTTTTTCAATCGCCAGAATAACACGGTCACGCTCTTGCTTGTACTGTTCTTCCAAGTGGCTGAGCTCATTGATTTTCTCGTTCAGAATACCCATCCGACAAATTCCCTTTTAATTCCCAGTTCCTCGCTGGGTTCATTGCTTCCACACTCACATTTTTCAACTAATTTTCCGGAACCACATTGGCAGAGATCAATGCCCCAATGATTTACGCAATGATTGCAATTGCAGAATGTGTGCGGACTATATTCACCAGTAATGTCAAGTCGATTGAAGGTTTCCCGGCTCATGCTGTTAGTCACACCATTTGCAAAGGTGACCGTGACGGCACCACAAATGCATTCCTGAATATATTCTGCTTCCATATTGTTTATTGTTTTATACCACAGAGAGGGACCCACATGGCACTACTGCCAAAATCCTCAAGTCCTTTTTCATCTTGAATAGCTTCGTTTAAGGTATCTGTGGAAGAATCATCCATATATTCCTGAGATTCCGGCCACTGAACCAGGCAGTAGTATTGGTTGGTGTCGGGTGACTTACCGAATTCCCGAATATATTCGGCTTCCGGCACATATCTGGCCCCATTGTCTTCGGATTTGAAGCTGGGATATCCGATTTCCTTTTCTTCAAAAGGAAATGTATCTTCGGTGAACCGGACGAGTACATAAAATTTGTCGCTCCAAGTTTGGCTACAATGGTTGCAGTGGTATTGTTCACTGCTTGGATCGAAGCGGATATGTGGAGAATTGCATTTGGGACAAGAGGTATCTTTCGTTTTAGGAAAGTGTAGTATGTCGGAAGCAATGATTTCCATACTATACCCAAAGAGTTGTGTGCAGTAGTCATTGGACATTTTTTCTGCCAGTTGCGTCATGTCATTATCACTGATTTTCTTTATATCGAACCCTTTTTCTTCCAAGTCGTCTCTATGTACGGAAGTGATAGGGAAAAATCCACTATTCAGTTGGTTCCGGAAGGACATTTCCACACCTGTAGGGTTTTCAATGGAATTAAAGTAGTTCTTTAATTCCTGAATAAGCTGTCTTATCATATCGTTTATTATTATTCTGTTAGGACAATTTAAGATCCGATTGCCGCGAAACCGGAATTTTATAGAAGGTTACCCAATGGTCGGCGATACTTTATAGGTATTCTGACTTGTTTCTACAGTTCGTTCAGTTAGCTGTTGCAGTGGAAATACGTTTGTCCAAAATCTCTCGTTTGTATATTTGCTGATAGCTTCGTATCTAGCACTTCCATCACGCTGTATCACAAGCTTGTAACATTCCAAGCTGTTCTCGGGTGAAGTCATCCTGTCCGTTTCATCATCGTCATCCAGTTCTACAAATGTCCAGTCTTTGTCTGCCAGCAACTCTTCCATGTCGGGTTCTTCTTCGTCTCCCGTTTGGAAGAAGTCTACGGAGGAGTCATAAAAATTCAGGGAACTAAAACTGTAGTTATCCACAAAAGGCTTTACCACCTCAAGTCTTTCGGCTTGCAGCTTCTTCCATTTTTCTGATAGATAAATAAGTGCGAAATCACAGCAGTCCCACTCACTGTCTGTGCTTGCTTTAATTAAAATATATTCCGTAGGTTTATCTGATATCTTCATTGCTTTGATTTTTTTATGGTTTGTAAGTTGATTCCAGTAATCTGGCAGAATTCTTGTTGAAAAACTACCGCCTATTGTTCTTCCCTGAGTGTGTTCTGTGTCAGATACTCTTCCGGAGAAATCTCATCTTCAGAAATTATGCGATATTTCGATTTCAAGTCTTTAGAGAAAGCTTCCTGGTGTTCGTCATTTACCCATGTCAAACAGCCTTCGGTGTGGCAACAAGGACATACCTCTGAGCCAACAGGGAGAAGCATGGTTTTATCACAATTGTTGCATTTGACCCAATCTCCGAAATCTGTAAAGGCATGTAGCTCTTTGGGGTATTCTTTCTTTGTCTTATCTTTATAGAAACTTTCTATTTCCATCATATAATCTTTTTCATCCCAATTGGTTTCTGCGTGAATGCTTTCAAATTCTCTTGCCCAATCAATGAGATTCATGATAACTTCACGGGAATCTTGTCCGTCAAAAAGCTGTTGTACGCCTGCATTGTAGGCGATGTCGGCTACAGCTTCAAGCAATTTACGGCTACCAACGCGCATTTTGCCTTGTACTTGTAACCACTGTTCGATTTCTAATCCATCTTCCTCAATTGTTTTATTGTGGAGAGAGAAACATGTGCCGTCACCATTATAGCAAACCAGAACCGGATGTTTGGTTGCCCGACCGATACGTACCAAGATCTCGTTGGATGTAAGTAGTTCCGAATCATCATTTTTGATGATTACGGAAAGGGATTTATTCAACTGTGCGAATATTTTTTGTTCTTCTTCTGTCAGTATTTGCTTTGCTGACAGATATTGACGTATATCTTGTAGAAGGGTATATATCATATTTTCTTTCTTTTGTGTATCAAAGGATAGGACTGTATGTGATAAAACCTTGTTCAGCCAGCCAGTGGGTGATTTCGACCAGACCTTCAATTTGTACGTGTTCGATAGGTTCGTCAATGTATTCACCTGCTTCCCCATTCAGGGCACAAAGAAGTTGCCCTTTATCGTCAATGAATAGTTCATAAACTGTGTCGGCTTCATAACTTCCATAAGTGAAAAATGCCGGATTATGAATGACAACAATCAGTGTAGTTTTATATTTCGGTGCATCCTGAACATTACGAAAGTGTACTCCCTTATTTTGATAGAAAGTGCCAATAATGTTGTTTTGCTTCTCTACTGCTGAACGGATCGTTTGAATATATCGTTCACGCATACTGGTAAGATTAATGTAATCTGTGTCTTTTCGGATACGGGCATAGACTTCATGCTCTACGTCATCGCGAACAAGGTCGAAGGGGGATGTGCCACCATTCTCTTCGATGTGTTTATCCTCATTAAACATGTATTTTCTACAAATAATTTCTCTTACACGGCAAAATTCATTGTCGGCAAGTTCGTTAATACTGTCTTCATCCAGTATAGTCGGAAAGTAAAGTGGGGCCAAGTGATTTATCATTTTTTGATAAAGAGCATTCTGACCCAATGGGAAGTCGATTGTCTGTTCGTTATTCTTCATTTTATTGCTTCTTTTATTTGTTTTCGTATAAAGTATAGTTCCGCTTCAATACCACGGGTGCTATTTTCGTTATTTTTTAATTTGTAATAATAGGCATTCGCTTCTTTATAATCATCACACGCTTTTCTGAACCGGGATTCTTTAGCGTCCCGTAATTGTTGGTATGTGAGGTTATGGCCTATAAATTCGTCCATGAAATAGGATGTAGCATGTCCACATTCGTCCTGATGTGTTTCAACAAAGCTGTTATCCATATCGTTACATCTTTTGCCAAGTATCGAGAGGATTTCACAGATATGCCGTTGGTGATATTCATAAGCGAAGAAGTGGACATAACCTCTATATTCTTCCCGATGTATTTTCCCAGCGTAATATTCGTGCCAGCAAGCGTCACACTTCGTATGTTTTTTAGTGAGACGGAATATGCCATATTCTTCACCGATCCATGTGAAGCGCGAGAGCACTTCAGTCTTGGCTGTTTTATGATCATGGTTTATCCAGTCCCATTCTTCATTTTGTCCGAGAGGACGCATTGCCTGTTTGGTTATCCAATCTTCATATCCTATACGTGTTACATGCGGAAGATCTTTCAAGACTTTGCCCCATGCTTCATTGCATACTTCATCTAGTGAAGGGAAACTTTCTGGAAATCGCTTTCTATCGGCATGGTCGCGTAATAGCTCGTTCCAATTTTTATCACAAATGATAAGTGTGATATTATCTTTCAAATGACAATCCCGTTCACAACATCCGTATGGAGCATCTGCGAGCGTTAACCACTCGTGAACCCCAAATCCGTCATCACGGCTGAGATAACGGTGGGGCTCACCTTTTTCTGTCTGTACTTGCCACACCTCCATACATTGACCGGAGTTAATGTGGTGCAGGCGTACCTTGATTTCTATTGGTTGCTTTTCGTTTTCCATAATCAGTCAATATCGTATCCTATAAAATTGTCATCGTTAATAAGTAGATAATAGTATCCATTTCCACAATTCCGGTATTCCTTACTGAAACCGGCATTGATTTCGTTGATTCCATCATTGCTCGTATAGGTTGCTATCCAAAGCCTTCCATCATAACCACGAAAGTTAAAGCGACAGGAGTTGAAAGGTTTCTTTTCTTTGAGGGCGTCTTTGAATTGTTGATAATAGGATTCCCCACACCATTTACGGATTGCCTCCAAGGATATGACCTGCCCATCGATTCTTGTTCCGGATGTGATACCGTTTTCGAAGAGACTTTTTGCCGAGTCAGCATTTACAATACTTCGGGTATATATATTTGAAAAGGAAGCTTTGGCGGCCAACTTTTGATACTTGAGTATTAACTTGCGTTGTCTGTCTTCTACGCTGATTACTTTTTTCCGTGTAGGATTGCATATTTTCTCGATGGAATCCCATGCATTGAACACGTACCCGTTTCGTTTTTTGCGTGGCGCAAGGATTCCGATTTTCCCCACATCCCGGTTGATGAACAGCTTTCGGCGTTTCCCTCCGATTATCACATACAACGAGGGAGGGTTAACCGGATTGCGTAAATATTGTTCCGCTTCATGCATACAGTTATTCATATATTATATTTTCAAGTACTTTGTCGGCATAGAGAAATTCTGCATTATCGCAGTAGTAACAGATTGTTTCGTCAATCTCAATAGCTTCATCATCACAGTTCAAGCAACCTTCCCTGATGGCTTCCCACAAGTCGTTTTTTGCGACCATTACCGTTCCGTGTTCACCGCAATCCACCAAGCGAGTAATAAAGGTTTGTTGTTGATAGACTATGCTACGGTATACTTCTTTTTCCTTGTAATCACTGATAAAGGTCACTTTCAGCCAGGGGCAGACATCTTTTTCGAAGTCGATAGCCTTATACGTGGCGGACAAATTATATTCGTCAACGAAATTTCTAACACCTTTTTCTTTTTCATAGAATTGGAAACATTCATCAGAAAAGTCACCCTCCATATTGGATGCACATTGACTGTTGGCTATTTCCTCAAAAAGCCCGGAGCCTCCTTGCAAACCCTCTTCTATAAAGTTCAGGAGAAACTGGTCGAAATGATCTGCAAGAACTTTAACCTCGAACAAGACTCCGTAGCTGGAAACTATAAAACGCTTTTCTTTTCTTGTTTCCGGTGGAGCAGGCTTTTCTTCTATTTCAATAGAGGACGGTTTTTTAACGAACTGCCGTCTGTAGTAGTTGAGGATATTCTGCTGTATTTCAGGAGAAAGACTATTCAACCATTCCCGAACATTATATTCGACGTTATAATACCTGTTGATTACTTTGTCTACATTGACCTGCGGCTTTTTCCAGAATATCATACAGATTTCATTGTTGCGGTCGAGCCACTTCATATTTTTCAGATGGATGGAGATTTTATCCCACAAATTTTTCTTTTCCATATTCATCTATTATTGAGGTTATTCGTATTTACTTAACTATTACATACTTGGACAAATTGCTCTGTTAATTCTTCACGTTCAAATTCATCGCAATTGAAATCGAAGAACATACCGGATGCGGCGAGAAGATTATAGGCATCTTCAAAGCCGATGTTATCCTTGTGTCGATACATATCAACCATTTGCCAATGTTCATATTCTGCCTGTATGTGTTGTTCTTTTTTATACTGTTTGTACCAGCCAGGAAACAATTCTTTTGGAATCTGATGTTCCAACTGCAAGTCATGGTATCTACCGGGAGGAAACAAAAGATGTTTCTCGATATAAGTGCGTACTTCGGCAATCAGACCATTTGCATTAAAAGGTCTATGTGAACGTGGGGTGAAGTATATATCGTCCATCTGCCAACACGTAACGAAGGGATGGTTGAACCTTATGCGTACTCCTTTTTCTTCAATGCTGGCTACGATATACACAGTATGTCCTAGAAATGTCTGGAAATCTACCACCTTATAAGTTAAAGGGTCAATATGGATATGAAAACGGTCTTTAGCTCCTTCCAAAAACCTTTCGAGTTGCTGTTGGGACTGACAATAGATGAATGTTCCAGCACGTGATTGGCCGCTCCTTACTGCCCCATAATAGTAATTTATTTGGGCAGGGGGGCAATACAAATCATTGGGTATCTGGAAATATGACTGATAAGTCAAATCTAATTGGCAGAAATCATAGATTTCCTGAAAGGATCTTGTTTTCATACTTTTCTTCTTTTTTCGTGATTGTTATTAAAGATTTTCAGAGAGTTCTGATTTTTTTGCCTCTAAAATCTGGTATATTTCGTCCAAATCATATTCGTTATCAATAGGATTATGATATTCAGTGTCTACAATTATAACCCCGACATTTTTTAAATGGCACTGAGCCACGGTTTTATCATAATTCTCCCATGTAGGGTCAATTTCTTTAAGCAATTCAAATTTTAATCCGTTTGATGTTTCCATAATTATTAGAGATATTCATTTATAGTATCGTTGTTCCACCATTGCCGAAAAATGGTGAGATTTTCCGGAGGCGTTTTCGTATCATCCCATATCTCGGAGATAAAGCGGCTAATGCCATCCGCGCTACAATCATGGTTGCGCAAGTAGCTATCTTTCTCCTCCGGTGACATAAATGCGGAATTAATGGGACATAACGCAAGCATTTGGGGCTGACTGACAGGATGACTGTTTTCGTATTTGGCAAAGTTTTCTATACGATTCTTTGCTTCTTGAGAAACTTTTCCGTAATATTTAACAGTGCGGTTGTAATCAATGTGGGCGACTGTTAAATAGTCACCGTTACGAGTACGTGCGGCATCATAAACGATGATGCCATTACCCATAAAGCTAAAATGTATTTCTTCTTTCATGCTTGGGGAATTTCAAATTGAACGGTAAAATTAAATTCACTCCTAAGATTACGTATCTCAGTTATTTCGTCAGGGTCTTTGCCGTAGGGGTAAAAGATGGTGTAACACCTTGTAGCACAACGGATACCTTTCTGACGTAATTGATAGAGCAAATTCGCTCTACGTTTTTTCTGTTCTTTACTCATACATTCTGCTAAAATTGTTTCATAAATAATCATTGTGTATTAAAAAGATGTGACTATCAATCGGGACATGTCTTTACTTATTTGATGCATGGTCTTCTGAAAGAACCGGGAGGCGCCAGCTTATCGGCAGGCGCCTCCAGTCTCGTTGAAGAAGACGATCTGAATTCTATTGGTCCGTCACATCATGTCTGCCAGACAGTGAAATGATTTACTTTTTATTCTTACGCCATTCCGACATCTTCTTTTTGATATTGATATTATTATCACTCAACATCTTTTTCAGGGCTGCCAGCAGACGCCATCCTTCACCATTCTTGTAGCTTTCCGCTTTGGCAGAAAGAAAGACAAGCGACTGATATTTGTCCAATTGTTTTCCGGTATCATCAACAGCCACGCAGTTTTGAAAGCGAATCAAATTCTGCATCGTGAAAAATGCCCCAGACCCCTTGAAAGCATTCACCCAATCACTGCTTTGAGGAGTATCCGATGCCATCTTGATACGTGCGGCATTGAAATTTCGGGTGTAAGTGTAGAGCTGGGCGGCATCTTTCGCGTGTCTGATACGCGCTGCTGCCAAGTTTAGCGGTTTATACAATTTGGCGTTCAGGTCTGACACGAAAATGTTACGCCCCGAGATACGTTTATAGGGAATGCCCTTGCATTTTCTTTCCCTTTGGGTATCAACACGTTCCTTCAACTTCTTTATATAGTCTTCCGCCATATTTGCCACTACTTTCGTATTAAACCAACGATTACGGTCGATGAAGTTCTCAAGATCGCGGCCTTCCATCTTCATTTGGGCATACAATTCGTTCATCAGCATCTTCCATTGATATTCATAACCTAAACGATGGATCATTGACGTAACTCCCAACGGTTCTTTGGAACAGTGAGGTGTATAAGTCATCATGTGGAACATTTGAGCCATGACCCAGCGACGAAACAAACGACGATTGGGAACCGTACCCTGGGTGATGATTTGTTCGAAAATAGGATCGTTGTCGTCCAATACGGCGAGGTTGCCGTTTTTGTTAGAGACGACATAATCTCCACCTTCAGCACCTTGCATGGCGAACAAACAGCTTACATCCACACCGGCATTGCGTAATGCCTCGATGCGTTCCTGCGCTGTTTTAGCGGGTTTGGCTGGCATATCCTGATCGACAACTACCGGGCAGACTGTACCCAAACCTGAATTTTTGCCGATAACCGTGGCTACAGTGGTGAATTCTTTTTTAGGAATTGCGAATTCAGTGCCACATTTGGGGCACAAAAGTTTTGTTTCTTTTTTCTTATTGCTCATATTTTACTGTTAAATGGTTAATTGTTGTCAGGACTCTATCCAATTTTTAAGTATTACCAAGTCTTTATCCACATCACTTTGCCAGAACCATTTACCCATATATTCCGGATTCCAACTAAATCCGCTCAATATTTGACAGAGTATGTATAATTCCAGCTCAATTTGGGCACTGTCTCTATGCTCACCGTACAGCATGGCATCATCACTGAGTTCCTTTTCAGGCAATGCCTTGAAATACAGTCGTGATTTGCTTTCACTCCGCTCGGAGGGAACGGAATACTTGTAACGGCAATACAACTCTTCCACATTCGTGAGGAATTCCTTTTCGCCGCACTCCGGCACGCCTAAATCGCCTTCATATTTACCATCTTGTATAATATATTTGTCGTCCAATTTCAGGCTCCGAGAGGAAAAATCAACCCTGAACTTGGCACCATTTCGAACAGCTTGGATTGCCTTTTGGTAGATATTATCCATGTTTTTTTGTTTATTAATTTAAATACACTCAAATCATTGACGCATTGCTTTAAGATTCTGATAGACGCAGTATGCAGAGGTCCTGAACCAGGTATTAACCGGGTTCAGGACCTGGTGAAATACTGTGTGTTAAATTCTTAATTCCTTGTGTAATATCGGTTGCGTTACCATTTAGTCTCATTTAGGGGAGCACATTACTTTATAAATTCGATATGCCCAGCCGTCCTACTGGCGGCCCACGACAATACGACATCTGCTAGGATGTCTTTGGAGTCGGTCCCCAGTAGTTGTAGAGCTGGACCATTAAAGCCCTAATCTTGACTTTTTTTACCCTGTGCTGAGTTTTTTTTTCGTGATTCTCAGAATACTGGCACATTCCTCTACTTCTTTGATGTATACCGTGGCTGTAAGCCGAAAGCGGCGCCGTCGGAGTGCTCCGTAGAGAGTTCCGACGGCGCCGAGGGGCTTATCGACCTCGGTACACTAAATATTATTTCTTGAATCACGCTTTTGTGCTAAAGATAAAGTTCTCAAAATACTGACACATTGCTTTATACTCTTGATGTTACCCGCATGGTTCCAGCCCCAGAGGAGTCTGAAGGCGGAGCATTCCCAGCCTTCAAGACTCTGTAGGGGCTGGATTTAGTGCGGGTATCTTAATTCTTATTTCTTGAACTTCACATTTACTGATGTGTTTCAGTACGGGTGTCAGGCAGACGGCACATTCCTTTAGTCTTTCGATACATTACGGGATGAACCAGAACCGTTCGATCTTCACCGGATGATTAAGCCGGTGAAGATCGTTCAGGTTCTGGTATACAAACCTGTAACATTAAATTCCTGTCCTTCACTCGTTCACCGTGTGCTCGGTGTAATCTATAATGATGCGACCAAAGTATTATATACAGCCCGGCTCGTCAACAGGGCATTTCGCAAGCAGCCAAGCGTTAGATACCCCGGAATATTGCTGGCGGTCTTGCTGCGGTTTGCTTTCACGTTGCGTCCTTTGCCCCGGACGATGCAACCGTCACTCTTGGTTCTGACATATCCCAAACCACCAACTTTACGTTTCCCGGTCTCAATGGCTCTCAGGCAATCCATCACGAATTTATTCAATTCGTCGAGGTCTTTCGGCACGTTGCATACGGGAAGGATTTGGGTTGCCCAGCTAAACTCGGCATTACCTTTGTAGAGATAGCGGTTCACGGAGTTGACGGCTTTAGTCAAGGTTACACCCGGTTGGCGGATTGTCCGCTTTTCTATTTCACTTTGGAATGTCTTGATACGGCTGGAAGATAGCGAAATCATGTTACCCTTGATGCTAAATCCCAGAAACTTGAACCAGTTACAGTCAGTCAGATATTCCACTTTCTTCGGGTTTAGCTCCATGGCTTTCTCTTCCAACCGGTTTTGGAGCACGCTCATGGCTTGCTCGTAGTCTTTTCCGATGAAGAGCATGTCGTCCGAATAGCGGACATAGTAACCGTCCATCCGAGAGAGTTCCTCGTCAAGGTCGTAGAGCAGTACGTCCGCTAGCCAGCTCGCCACGGAGCATCCCTGTTTTAGCGACTGGTAACAGCTCCGTAGTTCGTTATTGTCATCGAAATACAAATCGCAGTGGTAGTATTTCCGTAACACGTCGATAAGGGTGGAATGACCATGTTGCGCTTCTACCTTGTCGAACGCCTCGTCGATGTAGCGGAGAGGTACACTGTCGAAATACTTGCTGAGATCAGATTTCCATCCTAAATATCCATCCTTTTCGATAGTCACCATTTTATGACTGACTTCGGTAACGACCTTACCACAGGAAATTCCTATTTGGTAGGATTTGCATGACTCGTGAATCATCTCCGGCATGAGATCGAATAACAAGTCATTAGCAATACTTAAAATCACCCGGTCAATAGGCTCGTTTATGTAGACAGTGCGATACTCACCATTTTCTTTTGGTACCTGTGCTGTATGCGGAGGTGCTATTTCGTACTTCCCTTTCAGCATAGCGCTTGCCATGTTCAATCTGGTGTTTTCGTCAGTCAGCAAAATAAGCTGGTCTTTCCTGATATCCTTACCTACACCTTTCTCAACAGCTTTCGTCCATCTATCGATGTCGAAAAACATCTGCAATATTTTATCTGCCATAATTTCGTCATATCTTTATAAATAATAGCCCAAAACTTTCTCATCCGTTGTCAAAGTCACAGATATTTTCTTCAAAATAACATTCGCAGATAATCTGATTCCTGTCGGTGTCACTATTGAAGCTATCCCACTTCAGCCCATAGCCGCTTAGGAGTTCCAGTTGTTCCTCATGCGAAAAATCCGTCACGTCAATATAGGCCGTATTCCATAACCGACGGTCGGTAGCAAATGCTTTTACTTCAGAAACTTTTGCAGTAAGGTCATGCAGAGCATTTGGATAGTCGCACAACAGGTCGTATATGAACCTTTCCATTGTATCAGCATCCCCGAAGAGCCTTTCTGAGAAGTCATTGACCTGACAGTACCAGAATTCCGTATCCGAAAGAGGAAGACAGAACTGGAGAGTGTCGGGGTCAGTGCAATACGTGTGGGGATTAAGTAGGTTTTCCATCACAGTTCCTCCGGTTCGTTATCGTTAATTACACGATAGAACTTGTCGCCGTCAGCCCATTTCTTTGCCTCTATGGCAAGCTCGAAGGCTTCTTCCACGGAAAGTCCTGTAGCCGGGATAGAAAGCAGCGTTTCACCCATACACACGTCACTCTCATGGTATTCCTCCTTTACTTTTTCAAACGTCATCCTATCATCGACCGGATGTTCTATCACGTAGGGACTGATGAAGTTCCTCTCTATTTCCTTGACATTCCGGTAAACAGAAACATTGAGGCGTAATACCTGGTACAAACACTGGAACATTGCTTGTAGCTTCATTCCCGGTTCCCAAACTTTTTTGTTTATTTCTAGTCCTCTTTTTACTGCTTTTTCAATTTCCTGAATATCGTCCAGCAACTTTGGAGTCGCTTTAGCTGTTTCTGTCCTACATTCCTCACGTGCCTTTGCATTCGTCCAATGAACTATCTGGCTACCGGTATGTGCGTACTGTTCGTTAAATATTTTTTCCATATTCCGAGTGGCTGAATTGTTTAAAAAGTTGCAGGTTATAATCATCTGGTTGCAGTTTTTCCCAATGTTCACGGATGAAGTCTTCAAGAATCCCTGTATCGGCTTTGGGAAACCATTCCGAAAGAAGCCTAAGAGCATGGTCTTTCCATTCCCCACTTTCTGTCATTTCCCTTCGGAGAGTAGGTAGCAGATGTTCGTATCCCTCTATTGTACTGCAAAGAACGAGCAGGTCATCGTATGACAGGTATTCTTCAGCGTCCTGGATGTTTCCCGATTCATCGGTCATAATTTTGATTTTTCCTTCTGGTGTGAGTTCCATCGAAACGGCGGCGCTACAAGCGGCATAACCATGTTTGTCATAAACGGTAACAGAGGAAGGATAGAAGTTTCTTTCGTCCAACAGATCACCAAGCGGATCGCCCACCGGAAGGATGAAGCATACTTTCCGTCCGTATTTTTGTCTGAGGTATTCTTTTAACGTCTTCATAAGGGTACGACGGACTCTGTAGAGATGCTTGTAACCCTTGTTCTTTTCTTCACGAATTGTGTGTAAAATATGTTTTGTTCTCATTATTGTTCTTGTTCTTTATAATACAACAGGACGAAATTCAGGATGTCCATTCCCTGGTTTGTGTCATAGCAAGTCCATTCATACTCTATGCTGCTGTAATAGCCATGACCATTCAATACAATTTGTTCTGACCCATTCAAGGAGGCTTCGGTGATAATGAGCAGCACAGGGTCCACATCGACAAGCGGAATGTAGGTTGACGGATCACGCCCATCGTCCGTTACATCGTGGATGCTACCACCACATTTCTTTATCAGTTCTACCGATAAGGCATAAGCTTTTTTATTGAGGTCCGTTTGACTGTCAAAGTGAGACTGTATTTCTTCTGTGAGGGCATATATCGTATCCTTCTCCGTTTTTTCGGGGACGGGTTCAAAGACGGGTTCAAACATCCATGCTGGAATCCAATCACGGAAAATAGCGGGGCCGATACGCATGATATAAACCGGATCTTCTTGTCTGTGATTATCGGGAATGGTAATCCCTTCACGTCGGGCCTCTTCTGATGTCAGTTGCTCAAACCCGGCGAAGAAATTGGGAGATGATTTCAAGCGGTAAGGACGAATGTTTCCTATGGACTTGCCCGATGACAATAATAATAGTTCTTTGAATGTATTGGTTATTTTATTCATTGTACTTGTTTTTAATCTGTTATTTTCCAAAATCCGTAATCCGATTTGCCACCCAGATGGGCACCAAAATAGTAACCTTCAGGGGCGTAATCATTAAGAGTATCGAAGAGCGATTCTAATAGGTGAATTGCATCTTCACTGTCCCACCATTCGGCATTCTCGTTTTCTGAGGCATAGCAGGGAATGATGTGCATCAGTTGTACATATTCCGGTGTCTCTTGGATAATATCCATGAGCGACGGAATTAAATCCTGCCTTCGCATGGTTCCGTGGGACACGCTGGAATTTAGTCCGGCATGTATTATGTTTTGCGTTTTCTCGTCGGTGAACATTTGAAGTAATAATGTTGTGCCAGGAACAGATTGGTTTCTGTGTCCCATGAGAAATGCTGACGAATTTTCTCTTTGGACATTTTAAGCCATTTTTCCTCTGACAGGTATTTGATTGATTCGATACTCTTATTTTTATCAAAGCGTTCCAGGGTTTCCTTAAAACCGGATTCATTGCAGATAACTGCATTCGTTACATTGTGGAATTTTATTATGAAAAGCCACATTCCTGCTGTTTGTTCTATTATGATTTTATCCATGATTATTCGTCAATTAAAAAGGTAAACTCAGCACAATTGCCAGGCAATGTGCCGGCATCGTTGTAATGGTAAAATCCTTCGGTTTCAAAATCGATAGAAACGGGACTGCCCTCTGCGGTTTTCAGAAAATCCTCAATTTCTTTTTTATCTTCTTCGGTTAATCCTGTGTAATCCCCGTTAATTAGGGCACACGCCCAACAAGAAGGAAGAAGGTAGGTAATCGGATGTGCCATATTATATAAGAGTTAGAACCATGTGAGTAAAACAAAATCGTTTGTCTGGTCGCTTTCATTGATAAGCCTGTCTAGTACACGAATGAATTGCTCTTCGGTAAGATTCATAGCTTTCAACTTTTCAGCAAAATATTCGGCACGTTCCTGGAAATATTCGGTATGGTTTACAATCTCGTTCCGGAAGCGTTGTAGTTCGGAACGCTCTAATTCATACTCTTCATCGAACTCGTCATCCGCATTGTGGGAGATTTCAAATTCCTGAAATAAGTCATACATTGCTTCTTTGGAATCAATGCCGTATACAAGAACTTCTGAAAGTTTAACTTGATACACTTTTCCTGTATATAAATTTACGCTCATGTTATTTTCTTTCTGTTTCAATTTGTTATGTTTGACACTCATTTGTGAGAGTATTCCAAGCACTATAATTTTTGCTTGTTCAATTCCATTTCTATAGCCCCGTGGATACCCCTCACGATTGCATAAATAAGCGTGTGAGGCATTTGCCCAATCACTGAGTTCTTTGATGACTTCTTCTGGTGTCATATTCTGGTGTCTTTTAATCGTTATGATTATTTCTTCTTATTTTACCGAGTCGTTTTGCAAGTAACTTTAAAATACTTGCACTTGTAGTCAAATGGCTGATATTATCAGCAAGATGCCCTGTCTCCATAAAGTTGGATAAAGATTCGGATACTTTTTTAACCCGTTCTTTGATATCATCAATTTCATTCATACTTATATTGTTTTACGTTAATAGTCTCAGGTTGGTTTGGAAAGTGTCCATTCGTGAGCACATCTGCCACAAATACTGCGTTTAGAACTACCATCATGTGAACAAGCTTTCTTACCACATTTGGGACAAATATGTTTAGGTATCTCTAAGTAGTCTTCAGCAATAATCTCCATACTTGTCCAGTATAGTTGCTCACAGTAATCATCACCCATTTTACGAGCAAGTGTTTCCATATCTGAATCATCAATATTTGAAGTATCAAAACCTTTTGATTCCAAGTCTTCACGAGATACCGCTGTGATATCAAAGTACGGTAACTCACCAATTAATTCATTTAGGAATCTGTATTCTTCTTCATTTTTATTTTCTTTTTGTTCAAAATATTGATGCAAATCTTCTAACAGGTTTCTATTCATTTTTATTCTGTTATACGTTCGTTAATTCTGTACTACAATAATTCTACTTTCAATCATCGTTCCACTATCCTTAAATGTGCCAGTATCAACAGGGTGAACGTCAGCCTCCACTTCCTCTAACCACTTGCGAAAAGTAGCTTCTTTTTTGCCGCTTGCAAACTCATAATGTGGAGAGATGATTGAAACCAACCGGCCTCCTCGTTTTAAGTGACTAAACATTTTCATCACATGGGCTATGTCCTGATTTTTGGAGAATGGAGGATTGGCAATTATAATATCGAAATCAGTGTTGCACTCCTTCAGGAAGTCAGAACCAAGCAGTTTAAAGTGGTTGAGTTTTGTGAGGAACGTTTGGTTAATATCCATCAATTCATAACCGAAAACATTCATAGTGGGAAACTTACGGTGAATAGCCTCTACGATAGCTCCACGTCCGGCACTTGGTTCCAGAACAACATCCTTGTCCTTTATCTCTGCAAGTTCAACCAGCCGATCCGCTAAAAAATCAGGAGTTTCAAAGAATTGAAATTCTTTTTTCAAGTTACGTTTTTCACCATTAGATATTTGTGCTAACAAATCAGAAGGATTAGTTTCAAAAACAAAGCCTTGGACTTTACCCCCTTTCCATTTACCGCCGATTAGCTCAAGATGCTTTTTTACTTCAATATATTCCTTACGTTCCAATTGGATACCAGGCAATTTTACGATATTGCCTTCTACAGTACATTGATGCAAAATTTCTTTTGTTTCCATAATTCCAATTTGATTTCTCATATTGTTCTTTCTTGTTTTAATTTAATAGCTTGGGGTAACTTTATGATAGCCGAAGGCTACCTGATTAAATATCACCCCACAGCTTTTTTGCAAGGTCATAATTCTTTTGTGCTTCATTCACTGCCTTTTTTGCATATGGCAGGGAGAAAGAATGTTCACGTGGATACTTGCCTGATTTTAAACCGGCATGGTACTCCTTGGCAAGTCCCAGCTTATGCTCGTAAAAGTCAATGCTTTCAGGCATGGACAAGTTGATAATTTTTGCACGTTCTTCCCAATATTGGGCAACTCTTCCATGCTCTTCTGCTTTTTCGCTGAATTCTACGCATTTGCCCATATTGTTATTAGCCTGTTCGATGATCTTTCTGTGTCGTTTTTCACTGTGATGCCCTATTTTAATCGGTTCACCCAAAGAAAGAAAGTCGGCATCTTTTTGAGAGGCATTATAGTATTGGGTACTTTTCTTTTCAGCCGATGAAGCCCATTCTTTACGTTTTTCAGCACGATTTTTAGCCCATTCCTGAACATTAAAACCATCTGCTCTAACAATAGAGTAATAATAGCATCCGTTTTTCTCAGATATCAAGTTAAACACTATGCATTCGTTCTCTTTACCATACTTAGTTTCAACAATGATCGTTTCCCCTTTTTCATGTTGTTCTTCACATTTCGCCAGGAAGACGTTTGGCGCAAACTTATAATAAGTGTTCATAATTAAATGTATTAATGATTTTTCTTAGATGACGCAGTTTCCTTTTTCAAGTTCGTATAGAGCGCATTTTTAGTCTCAAATATGTAGCAATCAGCATCGTACACTTGGACTGTTGACGTTTTTGTGGTACTGTCAAGTAGTGACTCAGTATCACAAAGGTACTCATCGACACTCCTTTCTATATTTTCGTCACCGTTATCAAGAGAAAGAGGCGCTTCTTTTGCCAGTTTGATAATCATTGCATCTGCTTCCTCCTTAGTATCTGCTTTCACACTAACATCTACTCGTTGCCAAACATTGATATGTAAATCAACTTTGTATTCAAATTTTTCCATTATCGATACTTGTTTTCTCAGTTATACATTCCGGCGACTTCCGACTGATCTGTCCGTCTCTTGTCAGGTATTCAGGATAAGGACGGCAGACTTTATCCTTTTTACATCCACATTTGCTACACCGCCAACGGTTTCTGCTGACTTCTCCCCATTTGTGGCAGGGCTTGGGGGTCTTTGTTGTTTTCTCCATTGTTTTTATGATTTTAAACCAATTGTTTCCATATACCATTTTCCTTATAAATTGTGCACTGTATATTTTCAACAGGCTTTTTATGTCCATGTAAAGACCATGTATAGCTGACTCTGACAATTATTATATCCTCAGTTTGTTTCTCAATCTCATGGAATACATAGTTAGTTATTCCCTCTTCTCTTTTGTTCAGCACATCGTGAACCAAACGAGCCACATTCTTTGCATTTTCCATTGTTCTATTTATCTCTTTTCCAAGCGTATTTACGTTTAACGGTTCTAAGCTGATTGATGACATGCTGCAACATTTCACGGGTGTAGATGCGGTAACTGAAAACTGCGGAGCACTCCCATACATTTCCATGAAAATCAGCAAATTCTCTGTTCGCGTCGAAATAGAACAGGCTTCCTTGTATTTCCAGTGTATAGTTATTCTTTCCCAGCCATGCGAAAAAATCGAAGATGTTTTCTTCGCGGGAATAGTATGTCAGATATTGATAGCAGTTGCTTCTAAGTGACCGGAGATACTTTGCCAGTTCTCGTCTGTTACGGTTGTCATCATATTTGTTGCCGGTAGCAGAACTGAGAGTTGAAACAGGTTTCATGTGCTGACCGTCCGTAAAAAAGTATGGGGTACGTTTCACTTCTCGGTTATACCACCTGAAATATTGATTATAAGGTTCTCCTGTAACAAGAGCCGGGTGATGTTTCAATTTGCCGGTGTGTTCGTTGATAAGCTGTATCAGTTCGTCAGTAGTTAGTCTGATGGAGCGTTCACCACAATAAAACCTTCCGCTTGCTGTAAAACAGAACAAATAAAGGTCGTTGTATATTTCGCCCCCTGCAAAGAAACTGTACTGGGTCATACGCAGTGGAGGAAGGCAATTTAATAACTCATTGTACCTTTCTTCTGTGATTTCCAGGAAAGGAGTAATAATGGACTCCCGGTAGCGTTTATACAGTACCTGCAATCTTTCGGGGGTAATGGCGATCAGGTTGGGATTGTTATGTCTGATACGCAAAGCCTCCAATGTTTCTTCCTTGTCGTTATCGTTATGCACATCGTCGTGCATGAGGGCTACGATATAGCCACGATAAAAGCGTGAGTCTATAATATATCTCATTTTTGTTTTTATTTGACTGTTAATATTCCCACCCTTTACGGATCTTATGTGCAAAGGGTAGTTTGGAGCGACGTATCCATTTATTCCGACCCTTTTTAACGCTTCTTCTATATTTTATAGTAGAATGCCTGTCCTTTTTCTCAAAGTAGCCTTCGAGTTGTTCTAATTGTTTCTTATAGCTCATGTTCTTATGCTAGGAATACATATCATTGTAGATAATTAACGAATTCTTATTTTATATGCTGAAATATCATGAGTAAGCTCCTGGAGTCCTTCCAGTGAATAAACCGCTTCATTCCCATTAGAAGGTTTAATCTCAAAATCAGCAGTTGAACTATACTTCTTTATCAATGTAACTTCCTCATTGATATACTGATTTCGTAAAAGGTTCAGCACAATTTGGGGTTCCTTGCATTCAATATTTAAAATCATATATTTCCTTTCTTTTTTCTTGTCATTCTTTAAACCATTTCTCGAAATCAGAACAGGCACAATATCCTGCTAATGATTTAAGAAGTTTCCAGGCAAGGAGTAACCGGCCTCCATCACCTGTGCCATTATCCTCATATTCAGATAAATCCTCATAATCTTTATCCTCACCCATGACGCAATAACCTTTTACTGGTAATGACATGGCAGCTTCAAAATATTTTATTCCTGCTTCAGTGAAATTGATCGGTGGACAAACCGCTATGCCATCAAGTCCATCTACATACACATCCACATCTTTTCTTATGTTGTTGATGCTATCAAACAGATTTTCAAGTGTGTATACTTTCTTCATATTTTATCAGATGTGTGGAATGTAATTGTCTTGAAGAAATGCAGATAGTTCTTTGCAAATGTCGTGGGACGCTTGGTTGCGCGGATCGATAAAATGACTTTTCTCGTCAGCCATGAAAAGGATACTTTCTTTAATAAGTCTGAAGAAATTTTGCTGGAGCGTCGGATGCATGGCACGAATTTGTTGCGCAAATTTCTTATAACTGAAATTGTAGTCATTGACTCCATGCTCAATCTGTTTTGCCAACCTTTCTTCTCTCGCCTCATGTTCAAATTTCTTAGCATACTGTTCACATAGCGCTTGGGCATCCGGATATAAATCATGAATAATGGCATCCTCATTGAATCTGTTTGCACAGAATAGGATTGCCTGTTGCTTTGTAGCAAAAGTTTTTTCATGTACGGACAAGTTTTTCAAATTAGAAGCATATAATGCATATTGCCCATTTTCAAGACGTTTGATAGATACATTCCAAACCAAATCATAGCCAAATTTGAAATATAAGCATTCGTTAGGTTGCAGTTCTCCACCAAAGAGCAAACCTGCATAAAAGGGAAGTTCAGCATTCACACAGCACTTTTTGGCTAAGGCCCTTCGTTCCGCGATGAGAGTAGCACGCTGTTCATTTGTTGATTCGGAGCTGACTAATTCCCCAAAGAAACTTTTTACTGAATATTCGGAGACTTCTATCAGTTCTCCATCTACGTTGATTTTATAATCCATGTTGTTTGTTATTAATTGTTCTATTGATATTTTCTATTCCAAGATTCTTATCGGATAGCCTAAATTATACGATTTGAATAAGAAGCTCTCAAATATATTGTCACCAGTATCTTCGAACTGGATAAGCTCTTTATCTTTATCGTACCAGTAATATTTACTACCCAATTTGCAGATGGTATAATATTTAGACTGCTCAATGTACAAGCGAAAGTTTTTCCAGGGGTATGAAGTTGCGTCACTCAAATAGACACAACCTTTCGGGCAAATGGGATTGGGAATAATCTGTTTTTCCATAGCTTAAATCTCCACATAAAACCAATCTATCTTTTGAGTAGTTGGTACAAGTGATTCAATGATTTCATCGATAGTGAACGGGAAGCCGTAAGTATCTTCCCCAACAAGACCGGATGTTTTTCCAGAATAAGAACTTCCGATATACCACCGGTATGGCACCTCTGCAAAACCAACAATATTACGTTTACTATCTTTCTCCACGACAATGTACTCTCGCATATTTCTCGCTTTTTCGCATTTAGTGGAATAGACTTTACAGCCTCTTGCTTTTAATTGTTCAGCTAATGCCATTAATACATTGTGATTGTTTTCTCTACGCTTACAATAAGCAGTTAAATAGTCCATCATCTTTTTACTCTATTTTAGGTTGTAAATCGGGAAACGGGAGGAACAATTGTTGTCCGTATTTACGGATTTTTTCAGCTATTTCTTTCAATTTGTCTTGTCTTGCCTGGGATATATAACCATCAATAATAGATTTGCATTCCGTTATCATGTGTTTCAGATTTTCATCACCGAAATATCCCCAACAACTGTCAAGTACGTTATTGTCATCGTTTTCTGGTGTTATCTGAAAGCCATAAACGTCACCTCGCAGGTACATGTCATAAGTATCCACTTCGCCAGTCAGGTACTTTTCTATTTGCTCTCTACGTTTCGCGGTAAGTATTCTCCAACCGTATTCTTGCTTTACCTTTTCAATGCTAACCGCTACCATCCCAAACCAACCGCTATCCCACGGATCATTAAAAGAAGTAGTCGAAACAGTCTGCCCGCTATGATCCAACATATAGATATTCTGAGTAATGTATTTCTGTAGGAAGGATTCACGGAAAGTTCCGGGACGACCATTCTCGCAAACATCCTCAATATCGAAGTGCTTGTCAAAATCCTCTTCTGGTTGATAGCGGCGATGTGCAGTATAAAATGTTCCGAGATTATCCCATTCTCTTGGGCTTTCTGGATTAGGGTCATAATATATATTGATATGATAACCCTGATAGGTTATTTGCTCGTGCAGCTTCATATTACAGAATTATTAATCAAGTTCAAATTCATCATCACAGACTTCAATCACTTTTCCACTGCCGCAGATTTCAACAATCCATCCACGGTCTGTTTCTTCAATCAGTGTTATGTTATAGTAACCTCTGTAAGGTTCTATAAGGGTGGCGGTATCGCCGGCTTTAGGATATGGCATACTATATTATTATTAGTTCGTACATATTAAGGTTAGTGCGTATTAAGTAAGAAGGATTAAATAATAGCCCACTTTTTTCATTTGCTGGGTTATTGGCAAAAAATAAAAAAGACATAAGATGTTATGTCCTATGCCTTTGGGTATATTTTCTATCAGTTTAAATGTCGAAACAAATAGACGGATTGAAACTCTTTTGTTCGTTGTCTTCGATATAACCGAGTTGATTACATATTACTTTTGTCCCATTTATATCAACTTCCGACATATTACGATGTGAATGCCCGTATATCCAGTAGTCGATATGATTGTCATAGATAAAATCATGTAGTTCTACGACAAAAGCACCATTGAATGTACTGCCTTTGAACTCTGGTGACATGCACAATTCTGTCGGTACGTGGTGGGATACTACCACACGTTTTGAACTGACGCTGCTTTTTAAGGCATTATCAAGGAATTGTAGCGTTTTTTGATGCTCTCTGTTGAATTGTTCCGGTTCGAGTCTTTTCCCACCATATTTTATATAATGGAAGTCAGACAGGGCACGCCGGATATAAAAGGCATCTTCTGTGCGGATATGCGCCCAAAGAGTAATCAGGAAGAAATCCACATCGTCAATTGTTACTACACTATTATAGCATAGTTTCACATTAGGACGTATTTCTCTTATCATTCCTGTATGGAATGAAGCAAGATCTTCGCTCTGGTAGAACTCATGGTTTCCGGGAACGACCAAAGTTTGCTGGAAGTATTCAGCAGCCCAATCCCAGAAGGGATACTTCATGTAATCTTCTCCCAGTACGCCAATATCTCCGGCAAGTAAAAGAATATCTCCCGTGGGGACAATTGGATTTTTACGCAGGTATCTGGAATTGGCTTCGAATTCCAGGTGCAAGTCACTTGCATATTGTATTTTCATATCGCTTTTGTTGTTACATTATTTTATAGGGTTATATCATATCTACTCATCAACGCTAAAGCCCATTGGGGTTTTCTCCATTCACCTTGAATCCCATCGGGGATAAGTCCGTCGATATATTTCTGTAGTTCAGGAATTAACTTCTGGTCCGGAATCTCTCCACCTGATATATTCAAGCGTTTCTGTGCATAACTAATATCCGCCAGAAATTTCTCATGGTGAGTAAATTCTTCTCTACTACCTCCAAAAACATAGAGAATTGCCAGCAGTTTACAACAGGTGCTATCGGCAAGCGGTTTGATCCTTGCGCATTGCAAGGAATCAATCCATTGTTGATATAGGACACTCATGGGTATATTTTACCGGAATTTAGTAATTGGGAAAGAAAGCCCACTTCGATACCTATAAGAGAAGCCCGGCGAATGCTATTTTCCAAATCTTCTTCTGTTTCAATCATGCTTTCCGAATCATCATCGTAGAGAGTATACAGAGAAAAAGCCTCTGTCTTCCATAATTGCCGGGCTTGTTCGTTACTGATAATCAGCCACACGAAACCATCTGCAAAGACTTTGGTTTTCGGAGAACCGTGCGATAAGAAGCGTTTTTCTTTTATATCCAAGGCTGCGAGCCAAACCAGATACATCAATGCGGCTTTGCGGCTTTTTATTTCCGGTTCATCGCATAATTTGCAGACTGTATCTTTCAATGTTTTAAATGAAACATCTTTGAATTGCCGTATAATATACTTCTTGTCTGCTATTATGCTGCAAACATCATCGGCTTGTCCCATTTTTGGAACGGCTTCAATGTCCTCCTCTTTTAGGGATATTTCCCGATACAGGTAATCTATATAATAACTTTCCATGTTGCTTCCAAATTATATCCGATTATATCAAATCGACATTTGTTCATACGTTTGCCAGCTCTCAAATCTGTCATGAACAGATATTGGATAGCTGTGTCCTATCATATCAATGAAATTGGTATTACTGGAGCAGATGTAATTTCCGCCTGCCATATATGTGCCTTCACTTTCCGCACGTTTAAATACAACTTCCGCATATACATAACCATTTCTTCTCCGACAGATTCGGACACACTTTTCACGGGTTACGTCATATTTGCTACCTTCATTCCTTTTTTTTCTGTCTGTCACAAAGGCTTCAATTTCTTCATTTGTTGTACCTTCGGAAAACACGAAAAGAAATTCAAATTTGGATGTACATCCTCCACAAGTACAATCGGCACCTACGGTTCGTAATACAAATCCTAAGTCTTCTCTCATATTCTACTTTTTAAGTGGACCAAAATCTACATGTTTTCATAATCGGAATCGTATTTTATATGCAGCTTCTTACAGATTTCTTTAATACTATACCCACCTGTGGTATCTGTACTGAATAACTCACCAGTTCCAAAATAGCTGATGAAATCATTTATGCGTTGACACATGGTAAATTCTTTCCATTCTTCCCAGCAGCTTCCACAGAAATCCATAAACGATTTGAGATGCTTTACACCCCAGTCTTTCATGAAGATTTCGTCGAGCGTTTTTTCGACTATCCAGCCATAACTGTATCGTACAATACCAGGAGGACAAGCCGATTGATAAATACATTGCCAGCTTTGTTGTTTTGGCATCCACCTCATAAGCAAACCATACTCAAATAAGCTGGTCGCCTTATTGACGTCATTTCCATGCCATGATATATTTCGTTTTCCCATATTTACACTACTACCTGATAAATTAGTTCAATCGTTTCATCACAGAAATATCCAAGGGGGATAATGGCGCACACTTCTTTGCCATCTTTAAGCGTTATATCGGGGATATTTACATCCTTTTCATTATCATATACTATTGGTTCGCCATTATCATCAGTCAAATCCCATCCACCGCCATTCTTAGCAAGTTGTTCACGGATTTTCTGCAGCATTTCTACACCTTCCATAAGCTGTTTATATTAGTTGTTACACATTAAGATTAGTACGCATCAAGTGAAAAGGATTAAAATCCATGCACTTTTTATTTGTATTATCGCTTTATCCGGTTCTCAAACTGGTATCTGCGTTTCTTTTCCTTTTCGCGTTTCTCCCTTTCTTTCTGACGTTGCAGTATTTTATCAGTGATATTCCTGCGGAGTATTTCGCCCTGTAAAAGGTTCACTTCATTCTGATGAGCCATAATTGCTTCCGTATTGTTCTTCTCTCTGGCTTCGGCAAGGGCTTTTTCCCAGAATTCCAGCAAATCAAGAATATCATCATCCGGAAATTCACGAACTTGCTTTTTCCTGAGAAGCTCCCATGCGGAATTACCATAACCTTCAGTGGCAAACTTTCCACAGCAAGTGCAGATGACTTGTATATAGGTTCCGTCAGAATGCACCGAGTAATCCCTGCAACCGCAATCCGTGCAGGGATAATAGCGTATATTTTCTGTTTCCATAGGGTGTTATTTCATCAGCAATGGGCATGAATACGTCTTCGCACGTTCATTCCTTGTTGTTTGCAGGCAGGTATGGGATACGAACGGTTCATCCAGTCGGGAAAACCTTCGTTAAACATCTCTTCCGATGATGTATATTCCTTGCACAAGCGATTCTTCCGATGTCTTTTGGTCCTTTCTCCGGATGTGTCCCGGGAAACTTTAGGAAGTTTAGGCACACGCCACTTTCCGCCAGAATAGGTTGCAGTGTATTCCTGTTGTGGTTCATCGTTCTTATAACTGCATACCATGACAGCCGGTTTTTTACCAAGTTTTCCGGCACAGGCAAGTTCGTCAAGTGTACCTTTGGCTGCCTTGAAGTTTACAAAGCAGCCCAGACTCATGGCACGGTCTGTACTGAATATTTCTACCATATATGTATTATGATTTTGTCTTAGTGTTTATGTGGGGTATAACCTCCAATAATAATTATTCTCTTGTATTCTGGATTTATAAGTTCAAAACTTAATCCATTCCCAATGCGTTTTATGCCGCACAGTCTAAGTATTCGGTCCATACGTTCGATGGGAACCATTCTTTTGTATGAATGATTTGCCACAATATCAATAACCATACAACCACAACCTTGTAGGCTTTCAAAGCCCATTTCGTACATAAACAGTACTTCTTTCATTTTTTTTCTCATTGCAAATATTTTTATAGAATTTATTTTTTAAGCGATTTTGAAACTACCGTGTATTCCTTTTACTTCATCTATTCTTGTCCTGTCAGGATAACAGCGGGGCACAGAGCACACAGTTAAGTGTGATTTAAGCGGTCCTACCGCACTGTGCTCATCCGTGTTATGATGGGGGTGGGAACAGCATCTCACGATGCAAAGAAGTAAGTTGAATAAAAATTGTAGTGTAGATGTCCGGGAGTCGAACCCGGTTTGCCAACCATTTTGGCACACCCTGAAGCGTGATGGCGTACGGTAATCAATCACCGCACATTATTTTATCTACCTCATTCCAGTATGATACGTTACTGGCATATATCCGGCAAATTTCTTCGTCTGTAATGCCTTCATGCTCCAGTATGATTTGTTCGTATGCACCTTGCGGTATAAGGGTTACATCAGTGATACTTGGGGCACTGATATTTGACTGGGAATGTCGTGCCGTACCGCATAGCAATAGCAATGAAACGGTAGCACATAGCAATATTTTCACTTTCACGGGTTACTTCGTTTTAGGGCATACCATTGGCATACAATGATATGCAAGATTATTAAAATAGAAAAGCCCGCAATGTTGGTATATCACCATACAATGCGGGCACACGACCTACAATTCACAGGATGTTCTGATGGATTAGGCGGCTACTTCCATTTCTGCGGCAGGTTGTTGTTCCATAACCTGTTCCGTTGGTTGTTCGGTTATAACTTCGGCAGTCACTTCTGTAGGCTGTTCTTGGGGCTGTTCTGCAATCGGTTGTTCGGTTGCCTTGTTCTTACCTTTGCCCTTACCTTTACCCTTTGCGGTTACTTGTTCGGTCGCAGTTTCGGCAGTTGTTTCAGCTACTACTTCAACCGGAACTTCGGCAGATTGTGGAACGGGTTGCTCCACTACATTTTCGGCAGGTTGTTCTACTGATTTCTCCGATTCTCTTGGTAATGCCACACGGAATCCAAGTGCATCGAAAGACGCTTTGGCGGCGGCATGTATCGTCTTTTTGTAGTCACGCGCTGTGCGTTCAAAATCCTTTTTGGTCGGTACAAGTCCGATTTTTGCCCATACGGATTCTTCCAAGTCGAAGCGTTTCACCATTTCTCCATTTGCGGTACGGAAGATAATAGCGCACGGAGTTGTGGCACGGAGCTTCGAGCGTATACCGTCGTTAGCTTCACGGAGCTTAATTTCTTCGGCTTTTACCGCCCAGAAAGTCATCACTACGTTTTTCCACACACGGAAAATCTCGTTCTGAGATTTGTCCTTTGGTTCATAGTCAGGACCGAAGAAATGCTGGGCAGTTTCTTTTTCGTTGTTTTCACGGTCTACACTTTTGTACACAAGAACTACACCGTTCAATCCATTCACTAAAACTGCAAACTGTTCTGCATTTAATTTACTTGTTGCCATAATGATAAAGTATTAATTACTACGCAAAAGTGCGTATTGCGAGCACTTCCGGAATCGAACCGGAAATCTCACATTGCTGCGAAATGTGGCAATCCTTGCCACGTGCCCATAACCCGCCCATGTATTTCACCCTACATGCGCGGGTTTTAATTCATTTCCGCAACTTTCTTGACGTACCCCATAGTTTGCTCGCAAAAAAATGCTATATTTGCAGTGTTAGATGACAAATACCCAAAACTTTGCATCATGGCAAACGCTTACTTACTCCCATTTCGGCAAGACGTTTCTTTGGCACGTCCCACACCTTTTCCAGTGTGGCAGTTAACATTCGGGCGGTGGACGGTTGGTGATTATGGGTATAACATTGGCAATACTCTTTTCTCAAGTTCCGTGCGGAGTGCTTTTTCCGCATTGTGTATTTTATTCCGGGCGCAACTGGGCGCACTTATGGCATTATTTTTACACTTCCCTATTGTTTCAGTGCTATTCGGGGTACTCCCAATTTTTTTAACGTACCTCTGGCACTCGGCTTAGTACACGTACATAGCCGTTTCCAACTTATTCCGCTTTGGTAGGCGGTCGGGCGGGGTGTGGTTATTTAACACCTTCTTTAATCGTTCCTTTTAACGAACCTTACAAGTGCGATTTTTACGTAGGGCACTCTCACGTTTTTGTTTCTCCCTTTTGGGGCTTTTGCTTTCTGTTTTTTTACTGTATATTTTTTAGTTCATTTTTTACTGTCTGTTTTTCCCTTTTCGTTTCCGATTGGGAACACTGCATTATAAAACCTTTTTTTTAATCTCCAAAACTTTTTCTAAATATTTTTTTTGAGGATAACCAAAAACAGCCTTTTTCCCAATATGGAACGCATACGCGCGAAGGCAGCTCGTAATGTATTGAATATCAGTTGATTATAAAATATGATTTTTTCTTGAAATTTTTTTTGTTTGGCAAAAAGAAAAAAAGAACCGGATTAAAGAGTATATTAGATTGATAGTTTGAAATCTGAATGATTAAAGCGTTGATATACAGATTATTTGATATTGATTAAGAAAGAATAAAAAGGTATTAACAGGGGATATTTTAAAAAATAGGTTTAAATTGAAAGCAAAAAGGATATTGTTTAACAAAATAGGTTTACTTTGTAGGAAAGTAAACCACATAAACAACTATAAATCAATGGAGTAATAAAAATAAAAATGGTGGGGTGGGTCGCGTGCGCGGTGCGGGTGGGGTATTTGCCCTCGGGCCAAAATTTCAAGTTTCATTTTTGAATGTAAAGATGAATGTAAGAAAAAAAATGCCTTTTGAAGGCTTTTGTGTGTTTTTATGCCAAGAGACTAAAAATGAGGAATTAAATATACAGGTTTATGCAGTAGTTTATGCAGTGTACCCACTTTCTTAATATTGAGCAAAAAGTTATAAATTACTCTTAGATGTTAATAGTGAAACATTTATGTAATTTGTCTGTTTATTCATTAAAATGGTATGTTCTATTCCTATGTATAAATATTTGATTATAGGATATATAGTATATAATCAAGGCTTTCATTTTACTTTTTTGTTCGTTTTTTATGTATCTATTAGAAAATGAAGTATTTTATAGGTGTGAGCAGATTTTTTTAAAACTAAATAATTGTATATTTGCCAAAAGAAAAAACACTATATATAATTGTGAAAACAAAAAATCAAATTATAACTTTTTTGAGAACTGTGAGAGCCACAGAGGAAGTGCATGGAATGGCCATCATGGGGTACTGCAAAAGTGTACTTGGTATTCAAGTGGATTTTAACAAAAATATGGAGGACCGGGATCTGCCGGATATAAAGTTGGAAGATTTTAAAAAATGGTTGGAAGAAGATACTTTTTATCGTGGTATGGTTATATATAGTCCACGGGACGGTATAGTTGGTATTATTGAAACAGCAAGTTATCAGACTATCTCACTCAGCGTTTCTCTTGACCGGGCAGGGCATCTATCACAAGAACCCATAAATTTGCGACGGGAGGAATGTCGTGAAGCGGCGAAGAGAGAGAAGCTTAGGCTACAGCATAAATTGAATGAAATGGGACTTGGCTGGAATCGGCGTAAACAGACAATTTTCAAATCAGATTATATTTTGAAAGATAACCAGCAGGTAAGGTTGAGCCTTCTTGGGGAAAAAATGGGATTAGGTGTATTTAAAGAAGTGGATGAAAATGGTCAGCTTGTAATGTATTGTGTGAAAATGGAGAATCAACCTGCCAGATATTCAAAGCATGAAATTGTCGGAGCCGTAAAAGATTTCCAAGTAGAGCCTATCAGTACGTATGAACGTCGCATATTCGCTGAAGAATTAAAGAAATGCGGGGTAGCCTGGAACGGTCATTTAAAAACAATTGATTATGTTCAGATTCGAGTTGAGATGGGAGGAAATTATTACTACCTGAATGATTTATTTGAAGTGGTGCCTTGCGTGGATGAATACCGTTCAAGAGATACGAAGCGATGGAAAGCGGGCAACTACTTCACCCGAAAAGATTGTGCGGAACGTTTTCGTCAAAAGCTCCAGGCGAGCATTCCGAAAATGTGATGAGGTTCATTTTGTGGTAGAACAAAAAGTATTTTGTTGTTTTTTGTTTTGTATCTGGGAAGAAGGGATGTTGTTTGTTTCCTTTGTTCCAACTTTGTCAGACGGCTTGCCGTCTGTTATATCTCTAAGTTCTTTTTGATTCTTTTTCTCTAAGAAAAAGAATATATCTTAGTCTACTTATACTACTTATCTTATTATATAGGCATTTTTGTGCATACCCCCCTATGCACTTTTGTATAGAGGGAGAAGCACAAAAATAACATCCAATCAACCTTCATTTCCCAGTAACTTTATTTCATCTTCTGATACTGATTGAATATTTCTTTTCTGTTCAATGAATGTTTTTTTGCAAAATTCTCTGAGCCGGTTGATATCGTGGGTGGCCGAAATGATTCGTAGCAGCCGGTTGTAGAGAGTCATGTTCCAAAGGTAGTCATACATGCCGTCCTGCGGTAGTCGGTCAAGCAATCCCAGTTCAGTCATGCGCTTCACACATCGATCAAATGTTCTTAATCGGATATTCATCCTTATCATGAGGTGTCCCTTGCTCCAGACTGTATTATAGCCTTTTGAGCGTATATATGCAATGTCCAGCATATGCAGAATGAAAACAATCTCACTTGCATCAAACATACATGAGAGACGTGGATAGCATTTTATGAATGGGGTCTGGGGAGTTTTTTGCTGTTTTTCAGTCATAATCATTTTTTTTGTTGAGAAAAAAAGGAGATGCAGTTGCATCTCCTTTCAATTTACTGTTTATCGGATGAATCTACCGGTATTTGTTCGTTTACATAAAACTGGCAAATTTTGCGGTTAATCATCGGTTTATAGACTTGATAACCAAGCTGCCGGGCATAACGCCCTACAGTTACCCGATTGGGTATTTTGCAGGAATGTTCACTCATGTGCTGGCTCATTTCTTCCACTGTCATCCTTCTTTTCAATTCCATAAGCATTTCTTTTTTTGTTTCTTATTCGAAAAAAGAATAGAATCACGAATGCGTATTGGTTTGAATCAAGTTTAACTAATTGAAAGTATAAGAAATGGGAACTTATATCCTGGCTGTTCGATAGTCTGTTCCCACTTCTCGGTTTTCAGTTATCTGTTGATTTCCCGGAAAACAATTTTAACAGTGTCCCAGTTGCTTTCATCAAGCCACTCCTTCGCCACATTCCAAGATAGTGATTTGTTGAATTTATAGTTCTCTTGTTTGATGGAATGATGAGATAGTTTACCTTCCACCGGTTTTAGTCCACTCTCATGCAACTCACATAATCCGTCTTTAAAGAAAACACATCCTGATGCTGTTTGAATGGCTTGCACCATCGGAACCGGAAAATTAATCCGCCCCAATGCCATACCCACGCACCATGCGGTTCGAGCTAGTTTGTCCTTATACCCGGCTTGAATCAGCCGGAGGATGTCATCTGGTGTTCCCAAGCAAGGTGTTTTGCATTGTTCTTTGCACATCTGGCATTTACACTGCATCGGTTTTCTTCCGGTTCTCCGGATAATTTTCTCTAATGTACTTTCCATTGTCTTTTCTACTAGGATTCCTGATGTTTTTGTTTCCATAAATCTATAATACTCTCTCGTCCAAACTGCGTCCAGCGCTTAGATGAACCAAATATGTATGTTTTTCCCAAGCTACTGGTCCAGGCGTAAGGGATATCGCATTGCCATGTTCTATACAATGGTAATACTACCCAGCGCCTGTTCTCGTATTTACATATGCCTTCTTCAAACAAGAATCGGTGTAGCTGGTGAGGAGAGATATTAAGTTCATCTGCAATACGTGTCGACTTGAAAGAATCCCTATTTTCAATAAATTCTTCATAGAATGCTAACTTCGGGGCATCCTCTTCAATCTTGCTCTTTAGTTTCTGAATTAAAAGAAGAGCATCCTCAAGATTGTCCGGCAGCGGTTCATCTAGTAGTGGCGGTTGTGTTACCTGAACCACAACCTGATGTTTGGGTGCGGACATTGGTACTCCCTGGGTTTCAAGTTTTCTAATATACTCTTCACACCAATCGGCTAGTCCGCTTTGAGGAGCAATCCAATTACAAAGTTCGACTGCCAATGGGCCTTCCAACCAGGTTGCACCGTTTCCTCGTCCGCGTGTCGTAAATATTTGGTTGTCGTATGTCCCCGTGATGCTATTTTCTTCCATTTCGTGGCGCATAGCATCGGTAGCGGCTATACGCAACCATTCGGATGGCAGTTTGTCAAATTGCTTGGTTATTTGTGTTGTGTTAACCATGATACGGTCGCCCACAATTTGGAAGGTAACCGGGAAACCTTCCTTGTAATTAAAGACTATAGGTTCTGATTTATGTACCATAGGTCTTTCGCTCTCGATCAGACGATTAGCCCATCTCTCAATTTCTTTGATGAATGAATGGGGTAAAGTAGTCACCTTTCGTGCGGTATTCAGAAGGTTATGTACATCTATCGGTTTTATTCCCCACGTTTCTTTTCCATTAGGGCGAAAAACGATTTTAATACTTGTGGGGCACAGCTTGACAGCATCCCCATTACGCATGAGTTCTTCACTTTTCAGTATTTTACATAAATCACTGAGGTCTATTCTAATTTTCATTTCCTGGTCATAGACGGCCCGAATAGACTTGCCATTAATTTTAAAAGTCGTTCTTTTGTTCATGATCTTCGTTTTCTTTAGATTGTTTTTTCATTTTTTGTTCAACTAATACGCGTTTGCGTGCCATCTGCTTCGCAGAATAGTACACTCGTTTTTCTCCGCACATTTTATCATACTCTTTCAACTGGAGCATACCCAAATCGGATAATTCGATTTCAACATTCGGATGGATGTGACGGTAATAGAACCCTCCGCTACTGGCATATTTACCAGTACAGCAGAAGGAAATGGACTGTAGATTTCCGCCGGTGATTTCCGCCGCGCTGTGAAGTGATCTTACAATGGCTACTAAAGCTTGCGAACCATTGAAGATCAGAACTGCTTTCGGTCTGTTAAAAGCACTGTTTCTCATCTTCTCACTCTTTTAAGTTTGACATTAATTCCTCTATTGTAAATCTACGCCTGACCGCTTGCAACAGCCACGTATCCGAACAGACGATACCGTGTAGCAGCATATCGGATATACGCTCCATGATATATATTCCAAACTCGGGATCTATATAAGCAAGGAACGGCAGAGCCAGACACTCATCAATTAATATTTCCCCGGTTGCTTCGTCACAGATTATAATATCTTCTTGCTTAATACCATATGCTTGTTTTGCCGCACTAAACCAGTGTTGGAAACTGATTTGGAAATCCTTGATGTTATGTACTTTAGGATTTCCTTTTTTTCTGATATAATGCGTAGCATTAAAGTATAATACTTGATTCTCCTGTGATTTCCCAAAGAGCAGGTCGGGAAATTCCCCAAACCGCACTAGACGACATTGAAGGTTTTTAGTTTTCATTTCACTTTTTTCTATTTCATATGCTATCTGTTAATAAATTTAGTGCGCAAATATATGTTTTTCTCTTTGATTAAGAACTATAAATTAACGACAAAATGAAAGTTTTTTCACATGAAAGTATATTGACTATTAGGTATTTACGTGTTATTTTACACCGTATTCACTGTCCGTTTTCTATATATTTCAGGATGACTTTTTTAGCTGAAAATTAAGTAGTAGCCACTTATTTTTCTATATATTTTTTAGGAGCCTACAACCAATTTTTATTTATGCAGCTATTCTTTTTGAAAAGAATCAAAAATGGAGGTAACAACAAGTGGAAATTCAATCAACAGTGAGCTTTTGGAGAGCATTTTCAAAACAAGCAAGAAAATTATCCAGGAATATGTAATCGAAATCGAACGCAACAACCGCTATAAATCTGTCCGTTCGGATGTAGCTTTAGGTTGCGTCTTGGATGACCGTTCCCGTTTGATAGACCTTTATGAAGCTTGTCTGCAACAGGACGCCCATATACGTGCAGTAATTGAAACCCTGGAGAGTCAGATATTGGGGGATCGTTATATGTTGGCGAGGATAAACGAAAAAGGAAAATACATAAAAGACGTCAAAGAGACACAGAAGATACAAGGAAGCCAGTTTGACAAGATTATTAAGGGAATTGTAGAAGCCAAGTTATACGGTTACACGTTATTGGAGATTATGCCTGAGCTTGATCCTAAAACGGGTAAATTGGTGGAGGTAAATTTGATAGAACGGCGTAACGTCCTTCCTGATCAAAAGCGTGTGGTCAAACGCCAAGGCATTTGGTTACCGAATTGGGACTTGACTTCCTCGACTTATGAAAGTAACTATGTGCTCATAAATACAGGAGAGTTGGGGTTATTCTCCGCCACCACCCCATTGATTTTGGCGAAGAAATTTACTTTAGCCAACTACGTGAACTTTGGCTGCACGTACGGACAACCGGTCATACATGGAAAGACAGTATCCGAAAGCAACGCAGATCGCAAGCGATTGGCCAATGAGATAGCCAACGCTTCGCAAAATAAAATTATCGTGACCGGAATTGAAGATGAGGTTGAAATCAAGACATTTACGATGAGTAATTCTGAGAAAATATATACAGGGCTGATTGATTTTGCCAATGCGGAGGTTTCCAACCTGATTGTTGGTAGTGAAAGTGTTGCTGGTAAAATGCAGAGTTATGTTGGTTCGACCAAAGCACATCAGGATGTATTTCGCGACCGTATTGAGGTTTACCGTCGTTTCATAGAAAATACGATGAACGAAGAAATCATACCTCGCTTAGTGTCAATGGAGTATATTAAACCGGGATTAGAGTTCAAGTATTCGAACCGCATTGAGATGAACAATGAAGATCGTATCAAACTATACTCTTTAATCACAGACAAATACGAAGTTGCAAGTGATGAAATAGAGAAAGAGTTCGGTATCAACGTTGGTAAACAACTCAATGTTATACCCAGCACCATTTATCCAGGTGGTGAGGTTATTGGTGGAGACAGTACAAATGACCGACACATTATGTCGGACGAAGAATATTTCAAGCGTTACGGACATTCACGAGGCATGAAGGTGGCAAATTTTTTAAAGGGAATGAAGTAGGCGGCAAGCTGCCATTCCCAAGCCTTGGAGCTGTAAATGCCGCAACTAGCACTTCATCATCGGTAGATAATATTAAGGATACAAACCGACAAGAATATGAGGCAATCCGGACAGCTTTTGTCCGGATGGTTGTTGATGCAAAATCGAGTGCTGAGAGTTTAGAAATGCTGGAAGACATTATTACTCTTCGGGCTTCTTTTTTGATTGACCGTGTTTTACAAGGATTGCGTATTGATCTGGATCGTGCCTTGGATATTCTGCGGAACTATAATGATTTTACAACGGATCGTGAACGACAGCAAAGAGACATTCTTGTTGCAGCAGTAGATAATCTGGTCGATTTTGTTGTAGCGGAAGAATATGCAATGATACAGGAATTGCCGGGAGAATTGGATGACAGTCAAACGGAAGAATATGAAGCTGTTTGTGAACGATATAATCTGACTTATGCAAGGGAAGAAAATTCTACCGTATTATTTGCAGCAAGCATAGCGGCCTGGTGGTTATCGGTGGATGCTGGTACGGTTATCACCTTTATGACACAAGGTGATGAGCGCGTCCGGCCCTGGCATGAATCCTGGGAAGGGGTTTCCTATCTAAAGCGTGAATTCCCGGTAGAGTTGATCCCCCCTTTGGAATGGGGGTGCCGGTGTTTTCTGGTTGCAGACGGTTTCGGTTCGGTGTATGGTGCCTTATCCTCTAAAAAAAGTAAACATAAGCCAGATGTAAATCCTATATTTTCAGAAAGCCTTGCTACCGGAGGAAGGGTATTTACAGAAGCACATCCTTATTTCCGTTATAAAATTCCGAATGGTATTCAGGAGATAGGGAAACGTATAAAACTAAAATTCGGTTTATCGTGGAAAAAATAACAATAGATGACTTTTGTGGCCAATGGGTGGTTGGTAAATGGACTACCCATATGGCGAGCAAATTGGCCGGTAATGTTTTCGATTTTGCTACCGCCGCGGGAGACTATTCCAAGCAACAGTTTATTTCCTCTTTTTCTTCGGGAGGTTTCTGCGGTACGAAATGGGCGCCGAGGACTTCGCGTTGGGGTAAGCATTTTACGCATCCTGTGATGATTGATAGCGGAACTTTATCAAAATCGATCAAGTCAGATGTAGAGCGTATAGATATTACCGGAAGGCGTGATGACCGGACCCGTATTTACCGGAAGGGTGCGAAATACTCCATTTGGACAACAGAGAAGAGTGTTCCAATGGAGAAAAAGAGAGGTAAACACAAGAAGGGTTATGCAAATTACGCGGCAGTACATAATACGGACCCGAAACTCGGGCTTTATACCGTAAACAAATCTTCAAGTCGTCGACCGGTACACCGCCAGTTTATTGGTATCAACCAGAAAATCGATGACTATATAAACAGTAATTTTTTAGATATGATTTTTGAAGGCTTTCCACAATGATAAAAGACAAGAATCCAACAGAAAAACCGCTTGTTCCTCCTGAACCTCCCATAACGGAACCGGAGGAATATGCAGAAAATGCCATAGTGAATGTTTACCAGGCGGTAAAACGTGCCATTCAAGGCATACGGGAAGATCCAGACAACCCAGATTCCCCACCTTTATTCCGAACTATCGCTATTGATAACGGACAGTTTGCGCGGATTATCCGCGATGAAAATCTGGAATATGAAGTGGCTTTTCCGGCTGTTTTTGTTCATTTTGTGAATATTCGCTATTTGGTGCAGCAGCAACGCATCGGAGAAGGACGTGCAACCATGCGTGTCCGGTTTATATTGAATACACTCAACAACTCGGATGAGGCGCATGAATGTGATCCGTTTCTTGTTTTTCAGCGTTTAAATATAGCGATTCAAGATGCCAAAGACTACGAGCCGGCTTTAAGCGAGCGTTGCAATCTGACCTATTTCGATATGCCACTAACCACAAATATGCTGCAAGCGTACTGGCTGGACTATGAGATATGGTTCCGGGAAAGTTCTGCTTTCCGATACCGGAACTGGGTCAAGCGATATTTGGTTATGCCACCTTTCACTAACCATTCGGATGCACCAGAGCATAATGAAAACGAACATTGTAATCATTCTAGTCCCAAGTATAATGATGTCAGTGATTACGACTGGCCAGTAGATGAAGAAGTCCCGGATATACCTCCAGATGAAGAAAAGATGGAATAAGACAGGGAATGTTGATACTCATACGTGAAATTTATATATTACGTATGAGTATTATCTTTTAGCTACCAAATATTCCCAAATCTAATATGCAATAACATCCAGGGGAACAGAAGAATAATTGGAAGAGGTTGAGCTAATTCTACCCGCAATAAAATAAATAAGGTTTTTATCCAATCCTCCTTCCATGTGTCCTTGGCATTCCATCTCTATATTTAATTGATTTAAAACATGATATAAATTATGGCTTACTTCTTACATGTTTTGGGGACGAATATCTGTAAGATAACTACTATATATCTGTTCTATAATTAAATGATAGGATTTTTTAGCTTCAACATAATATGATTGTTTTATGTCATTCAATATTTGCAAACTGCTTTGGATGAGTTGCTTATGAGCTTCATTAAAATAGTATTCTTTTGCTATTTTCATTTTTTTGTTGTAGCCACGTGCAGTAAATACTATATAACCCAATTTTACAAAATCACCATACATATTCATTTTGATGCCTGTTAAATAAACAAGTATAGGACTTCCTATAAATTCTAATTTTCCTTCAACGTCAAAAGTTAAAAAAAGCCTTCTTTTAAAGTTTGCTCCAGTAAGGGGATTATAATTTCTCGATGACACTGACGAGAAGACCGGTGCATTCGGCAATGGTGGCGGCATCTATCCCTTTCTGTTTGAATTTGATGGCAATCTCTATGGTCTTGTTATGTTCTTTGAGGGCGTTGAACACCAATTCGCAAAGATAGTCGAGCGCAGCATATAGCCGTTCCCGGTTCTCCATGCGCTGATAGTCCACTCCCCAAAAGGTAGAACGGCGACGGTGCAGTATCAGGTAGTACGTTCCGGCAGTGAGAAGTCCGGCTATGATATCAGCGGGAATACCTGTGCCCTCGAATAAATGTTTTAGTTCCTCTATCGCTGTGCGGTAATGCTTCTCACGGCTTCGGGCGATGCGGCGGGTGGTGGGATTGTCGGCTTCGAGCTCCCACACCAACAGGTTCTGCATATCTATGTTGTCAAAGAGATAAACTGCCAATGATTTTAAAGTGCTTTTCAGTATGTCTTCACCAGCTTTATCGGTGGGGTGTTCTTCGTCGAACAGGTCGTGCAGCCAGTAGTCGGAAATGTAGGCGTACTTATCCAACACCCTATCTATGCTCTTGTAATTTTTGAGTAGAACGGACATTTGGATGCCTGCCCTCTGCATAATATCCGTAAAGGTGATTTGAGCCAGACCTTTTTCACTTGCCAACTGGCGGACAGCATCAAATACGCCCGCTTCGAGTTCGGCACGGGTACGGCGGTTGCGTTTATTCTTTGGTTCTTCCATGTTGATTTCTACTATTGCACGCAAAAGTAGAAAAAATAAGTGTAAGTCGCTTGTTTTCTGTTATAAAACAGATTTCAAGGGAAAAGATGAAAAAAATATTGCGTTTAGTTGCTTACATAGCGATAAAACTGTATTTTTATGGCAAGTTATATATCTTATTTCTTGTTTGAATTATGTAATTGCTTATTATATAGATATATACAATTAAATTTATATAATTATAGTGATACTATTCTATGAAAGTATATCAAGAAAAAGAGAAAATAACGCTTGTTTTTTCGACACGGGGGCGAAAGAAGTATGTAGAAGTGAAATTCGGTAGTGATGATATAAGATTGTTACTGTCGAGAGAACAAGGCGTGCTGTTCGACAACAATAGGGCATACCTGCCAGTCGATTGCTTTGTTCTTTCGGATTTCTTCGAGCGATATGTAGAACAGGCTTTCATTGATTATTCGCAAATCATAGAAGCACCCAAAAAGAAACAGGTAGTGCGCCCCGAACTTCCTGCCGGATTCTTGGAGAAACTGAAACAGATGCGATACAGCGACCACACGATACGGGTATATACAACTTACTTCGGGGATTTCCAACTTCATTTTGCTGGTCGTAATCTGAAAATGATTTCTGCTGAAGATATAAATGCCTATCTGCTCTACCTTATCGAAAAGAAACATATTTCTTCCTGCCAGCAGAACCAACGTATCAATGCCATAAAGTTCTACTATGAAAAGGTATTGGGGCAAGAACGCCGTTGCTATAAGGTACACAGGGTAAAAAGGGAGAAAACGCTGCCGGACGTGCTGAGTAAAGAAGAGATAAAATCATTTCTTGCAGTCGCTTCGGTTGATATACGCTTTTATTGTATGTACTCAATACTGTATTCAGCCGGGCTTCGGATAAATGAATTGTTAAGTCTGAAACCGGATGATATAGATGTGTCACGCTCTTTGATTCACGTGCGACAAGGGAAAGGCAAGAAAGACAGATATACGCTGTTGTCGAAGCCGCTTGTCAGCAAGCTATCCGAATATAGGGAAAGGTACAATCCGGAAACATGGCTGTTTGAACGGGAAACGGGAGTGCAGTTTTCAGAAAGTATCGTGTCGAAAAAGTTGAAAGAAATTGCTCTCGAAGCCGGAATAACAAAACGGGTGTACCCGCACCTGTTTCGACATTCGTTCGCTACCCACCTGATAGAGCAAGGAACGGATTTAAAAATCGTTCAAGAGCTATTGGGACATAACAATATTAAAACCACGGAGGTATATGTTCATATAGCAGATACTTATAAAAGTAAAATTAAAAGTCCGCTGGATGATATTTTGACGGAAGAAACATTATAAAATTTGGAGTTGCTAACAGCGGACTGTTATGTTTCGCTGTTAGTAACCTGTTACCAATAATATAGAATAGATATGGAAACAGAAATAAAAGAAACTATACAGAATTTATTGCTTCAATTCATGCAGAATATGCACGAGTGGGAAATGACATGTAATGATATTGACAAGCAGAGTGAGCTTTCATTTGAAGAACAGTTTAACAAGCAAAAAGAATTGGTATCAAAAATCTTCTTGACTTACTGTACGCCTCGTGAACGAAAGTATGGCAGACCTAACACTATATCTTATGGTGGAGAATATGATGTTGATGAAGAGAAAATAACCGATATAGTAGAAGAAGGAAAAAATAGAATTGTAGTTCACACATACAGAGAAGTGCCTATGCAAGAAAAGAAGCAATATATATTCTTATTTAAAAAAGGCAAATGGCTTTTAGATTCTAAGAAAAGATATTCTTCATGGAAACAAAAATGGCTATCTGTTTCCCTATAAATTATATTGGTAACAAGGTCGAGATAACAGCTAAACGCTGTTCCTCACCAAACCATTAGCAACAAATTAAAAAACGAATTATGAGAGAAGTATTTAAAAAGTTGAAGCAATTAGGAAAAATGCCTAATCAAGATTTAGACAATGACAATTCTAATATAGAAGATAAGGTATTAGAATATCAAAATCTCTTAAACGAAATAGAAGAGCCTATAGACTTTCATGAGGGAGAAGTCTTGCTTTCTATTTTGCCTGATAATATGTTTTATGATTTACAAAATACAATTTCGTCTTTGGTTGAAAGTATCAAGTTAAAGTCCCCAAAGGACATAGAACAATATAAAATCCTAATAGATAAATGTAAGAATAAAAATATAAAAGGTTTTCTTCAAGCAGGATTTGAAGGATGGCTGAATGAAGTGAATGTTAAGTAAGTTGCTAACAAGTAGATAAACTTTCTTAATGGTCAGTTATCTACATCCCATTAGCCACCACGTAAATAAGAATAAGAAATGAGAAAATATAAATACTCCAAAGAAACATTGGATGTCGCATTAGAAGGTTTACAATCTGAAGATGTGGCACAGAGAAAGAAAAGTGCAAGGTTCATAAAGATGGCATCTTGCAGTGAAATATTTGGCAAGACGTGCGACACATTGGGCGTGCAGGCTTGGTTTCTATCATCCGAAAACTATGAGAAGCTGATTGCAACCTTGCTAAATGAAAGCGAAGGCAAATTAATATGGGAATATTTATCAATATTAGGCATGGTGTGTCGAAGATATGTAGACCATTCCTGTTATGGCAAAGATTTTGCAAAGCAGCAAATTTGCGTAACGTACAAGGAACGGACTTATGAGATTGCCAAACAATTTTCACATCATTCAAGCTCAATAGTTAGGCAAATGTCTGCTTCCATAATGTCTTACATGGGAGATAGTAATGCGTGGGATATATTCTGTAATGTCATGTTGAAGAAAAGAGATTTATGTACTATCAGTCATATAACAGGGGCGATAGGGCGTTATTGTTATTATACTAATAGGAAGACTGACGACAATTTCATTGGTGGTACTATGACAGACAGACAACAAATTAATCTCTCTAACAGTCTGCAATCAATCTATCAACACACCTCAAATAAAAGTATCAAAGGAATGTGTCTAACTGCCATTCAAGAGCTAAAGAGTATAAAAGAGGTGGCTAACAATCAGCTTAACTGCTAAACGCAGTTAGTTGAATCTCATTATCAACCAATAAACAAAGAATATGGAGCTGAAAAAATGTTTTCTATATAAAGCAATCCCCACCACCAATACAGACAAACCGTTTTTTGGTTGGATTGGTGGTTGTCCACCTGTATGTTTTGATAAAGAGGATACTTCTTTAATGGGTTATCTTTTTTATATGACTATCATATTACCTAATAAGCAAAGACAGATTTCTATTTTTCTACCTGAAGATTGGGAAATCTATCTAAATAAGGATAGGTATCCCGATTGTGCAATCAAGGTAATTGAACATGATGTTTCATTGGAAGGTATAACAATAGAGCTACAACATCCAGTAATTATAAAGCATGATATTATTCTTTACAAAGAGTGCTGTGATACTGAAACCGAAAGTGAACCCTTCTTGGTAAAGCTGGGTGGTAAACCTCGCTTAGTTCAAAATAAAAAATTCTATTATGATCAGTTGGAAAAAGATGGCTATTCTTTTTATATGCAAATAGACGAAGACGGCTATCCACTTGATGGACTATTGAAAGGCAATTATCCTTTCTGCTATGGTGCATTATATCTGTATGCCAAGCAAAACAATAGCATTGTAGAAAACATTATTGCTGCTTATTGGCAATCGACATAAAAAGAAAAAAGGTTGATAACACGTGACTAAATCTCTTTTAAGAGTGATTAGCCACATCTCATTACCGATAGTGTAATAGGAAAATGGGAAAGAATGATTTTATAAATAATCAACTGCTATCAATGGGCTATTTGCCATTACCATACAATAAAGACCGTAATAAAGTCTTTTATAAAGAAATGGATAATGGTTTGATAGTCTGTGCAGGTATTGTATCATCTTCTCTTTATCAAGACGGAAGAAAAACAGTTTCATTTTATATGGCATTGTCATATACATGGGCGATGTATTCACCTATATTATTGCCACAGGATTGTTACTTACGAATAGGTGAAATATTAGGTAAGAATGATTTGTGGTTTCAAACTGCCACAAAAGAAGAAAAAGATTTCATGTGCCAATCTATACAGCAAGCGGCAAGAATCTACGAAAAGCAAAGTGAAATTATACTACACTATATCTTAAAAGAAAGTCAATATGTAAAGTATAAAGAATATATATGCAGATTGAACTGTATAATAGATTTTGTTAGAAAGCAGGAAATCACCAGCAATGCAGATATAAGTATCATTTATGAAGTGATTAAGCCTATATTAAAAAGAATAGATGTACCGCTTTCCAAGCATACTACAAAACTATATGCAGTAGATGCAATGAATTGCATACTTTGCTCTTCAGATATAAATAAGCAACAAAGAAAAATAGTAGCAAGCGAAATAATATCGGTAACAAACGGGTAAATTATCCTAAAAGAAATAACCCGCCAGACATTAGCGTTGAATATGAAAAGAAATAATACAAGCAATCATTAAACTCTACATGAGCATATGGAACAGAAAGACTTTATAATCACAAAAGTAGGATGGTTAACGCAAATGAAATCCACTCCACCATTGACAGAAGAGTACATTCAAAGAGAATATTTACGCTTTGAAATAATGATAAAATTCTTACAAAGCCATAAATTCACTACCAGAATGATTTTAAAAGATGGAGATTCTGTAAATGACGAAACTGAAATTAAATATAGTGATTTAACAGTAGAAGGAAGAAAATTTTATAGTCTTGGAATTATTCCTTGGATAAGAAAGATAGATAGAAGTAAAAATCCAGAAAAAGCTATCAGAGATATTTCTTTTCTTGAAAAGAAAATGGTAGAGTTTATAAATGCAATTTAACGCTAACAAGGTCGAGTTAACAGCTAAACGCTGTTCCTCACCAAACCATTATAAACGTATGAATAAAGTAAAGATTATATTCGTTCTTCTCTTATACCTGATAAGTATAAATGAGATTGCAGCACAGACCGATTCTGTGCAGTATTATATGAAAGTAGATACTACCCAGAGCGGAATTCGAACAGGGCAAGATGTGTCACTTCGGTATATTTGCACCGTGCAGTATGATTCGGTACTTCTGCCCCGTTTCATCGCGCCTGTGGAAATGGTAAAAGAGGCTGTTCCGCATCGTTCGGGACATGCCGTGGTGAATGGGGAGCTAACCGATATTTACGAGTTCGGCTTTGAGTATGTCGTTCGGTTTCAAACAGAGGGAAGACACGAACTGCCTTTATCCACGGTTCGAGTGAATGGCAAGGAGTATCGTACGCCTCCGATGAGTGTGTGGGTGAAGCCTGCGATTACAGACATGAGTGGTGTGGAGTGCTCTCTCTCCATTCATCCCAAACATCCACGACAAGGCAAACGGTTTCAGGTGATACTTCACTGCAACCGACAGCCCGACAGTAAAAATCCGGTAGTGTTGCTCAATGGCACACCGATGGAGTGGGCAGGAAACGGTTACTCGTCAATAGACGGCAAGGAGGAGTACCGATTTATGTATGCGGCTCGAATGCCGGATGGCGACTTCGCAGTATCGGTAGATGGACTCACCTTTGGCGGCACTCCTTACCATCTTCCCGACACAGAGATTGGAGCGGCAGGAAGCAGGATGCATCGTCCAGAAAGTGGTGACGCTCCCACCACTTGGGCGTGGCTCATCATTGCCGGAGCTTATGTACTACTAACCTACACCATATTGTGGTTGCGATTCCGTAAGGAGGCGGACGAGGAACTGGTGGCATTTGTCTTGCGGTATCATCGGCTCAACCTCAATACCGAGTGGGCATACACGCACTACGGTTTTTCGCTTTTCCTATTGATGATTCCTTTTGTCTTTTTTTGTGTCAATCTCTATGTGTGCGTTATAGAAGACGGTACGTTGTTCTTTCCGCTATTCTGGTGCGGGGCTTTACCGCTGGTACTTGCTTATGTGAGTTACCGCAACCAACGGAAAAAACTAAATTTTGAACCCATAGTGACCACCTTATCCATCGAGCAGATTCAACAGGCGATAACAGAGGTTGCACAACAGAATGATTGGATCATAGATCATATCGACAACCATTGCTTTGCGGCACATACCAGCCGCTCTTTTCCGAGCCTCTCGTGGGGCGAACAGGTATTTGTGGTGTTCGACAAAGAGACGGTATGGGTGAATAGCGTCAATGATTTGAATAAAAAGAGTGTTGCGTGTTCGTTTGGTTACACAAAAAAGAATATTCACCTACTGAGAGAAGCGATAGAAAATAAGAAAAGCTAAAAGATATCATATTATGGCAAAGGAACAAGATTTTTTCAGTAACCTGACACCAACTAGTGGCGGTTTAATGCTCATTGTTTTGGGGACTTTAGTTCTTATCGGAGCTATTCGCCGATGGGAATGGATATTTGACATGACGGGACAACGCAACGGCAGATTTCATTTTCTCTTATGGCTGTATGACCTATTCGGTGAAAAAGGATTGAGAGTCGGAATGATAATCAATGCTATCATCATTATTCTTGGCGGGATTGGGATAATGGTATTCATGTAAGCAAAAATAAAAGGGGGTATCATTATACTCGTACATTATAAACTTGAAATGAAAAGAAACGACATGGATGGAGAAAATAAATTAAAGTCAGCTATTGTTGTATTTGAGAAATTGGGAAAATTACCCGAATGAACCAATCGTCAATGGTGATACGTGCCATTGCCATTACAGGGGTTTCTCTTCGTTTTCATAACTCTAAATATTCGTTTGTAAAGGTAATTACTTTTCCGTTACCACGAGTTATGAAGAATTACGCAAGGCGTTGAAACATAGCTTATTAGCATTAAAGTGGGGTGTCATGGATTAGGTAATGACTTAGTACCTGAACTATGGCTTAACCCTACTTTTCGGAGCTTTTTTGCCAATGGCTGTTTTTTCGCTTTGCGACTAAGATGTTGACCTGCTTTCCTTTAAGCCAAACCTAGCTTTTCTTTGCGACTGTTCCCGATTTTTTGAATAAAAGATTTCCTTTCAATTTCTTTGAGTGTCAAGGCTATTTTATTCTCAATTACTCTTCGTGTTTTCATGTCAGTAACATCTGTTTTTATAGGTACTATGAAATTCACATCATTAGTTATAATCTGAAAGAGCCGTTATGCTTTATAGACTGATAACTTAGGTTCTTTTAGCACTATTTCCAAAGTTACCAAAATCACCTTAATTTTCAAGCAAATATTTATTTTTTATATCCTCTACAAAAGAAATGAGGTTTTATGATTTGATTGAACCATATTTTCAACCTAAAAGCTTATTGGTATCTATTCTTCCCGAAAAGGAAAAAGTATGGATATAAATCACTTGCAGTTTGTTGTTGGCGAGGCAAAGACTAATGAAATCGCGACTATCCGATTTTTCGGAAGGATAACCGATGAGAGTACCTCACGTTTTAATGAAGAATTTGATTTTCTGGAAAATGTAATCCGCCCGTCCTGTATCCGGATATTGATTAATTCAGAGGGTGGCAGTGTGCTATATGGGATGTCTACTTATTCGACTATTCGTAATTCAAAAGTAGATACGGAATGTATTATTGAAGGTATGGCTGCCTCAATGGGATCGATCATCTGGGCTGCCGGAAACCGTTCGCTCATGCGCGACTATGCCATTCTAATGATACATAATCCTATGTTGCCAGAATCAGAAAACGAGCAACCATCAGATATGGTACTAGCCTTCACTAAGCAGATTGAGACCATTTACCGTAAGCGTTTCGGATTGAAAGCCGAGCATATACGCTCAATAATGAACGGAGAAGCTGGCAAAGACGGAACTTTTTTTGATGCGGCGAGTGCCGTGAAAGCTGGGATCATTCCGGCAGAGAATGTACTTCAGACCTCCAAGCAACTCTGTGATAAAGTTCGTAATGAGATAAATACCAATGCTGATATTCCTCATATCGAAGCGCTGATGAACCGGATTTGCGCAGAAGCTCCATCATTAAATTCAGAAAATAAACCCTTTGCCACTGTACCCCCTACTCTTAACGAAAAGGAAAATAGTACAGATATGAACGAAGAAAAGAAAGTTTCCCCTGAATATGGTGCGGTGGCTGCCGCCCTGGGGCTACAGGACCAATATGATGTGAAAGATGTAATGTCAAGAGTTTCAGACCTGATTACTGTCGAGGCAAAATACAAGGAAGCGAGTAAATCTTTGGCAGATGCGCAAACAGTAATAGCCGGTAAGGATGCAACGATTCAGAACATGCAAACCGATCTGGATGCTGCCAATACCCGTCTTGGCGAATACGAACGTAAGGAAGAGGCAGAACGTCAGGCGCGTATCAAAGAGCTGGTTGCTACTGCACAGAAAGCCGGAAAGATCACCTTAGAAAGCATGGCTCAATGGGAAGAAATGGCTGCTACCAATTATGATCTTGTAGAAAGAACGCTTTCCAATATCCCTGCCCGTGAACAGATTTCCAAGGAAATCGCCACAGACCCCACCAATGTACAGGCAACGTTGGAAGCGACCAAGAGTGTTGCGGAACTAATGACCGAAAAGGTCACACAAGTAATCGGTTCGAAATTCGAATTTAAAAAATTGTCCTGACCATTCTCTCCGGTTCAACCGGAACCTACATTAATTGATTGTGCCGGAAGCAACATTGCTTCGTGCGGGGTATCCGCCAGTCGGCTGAGATTCATTTTTTAACGAAAAACTCATACGATAATATGGCTGATACATTAAATTTTTTACAAAATGGCTACAATGGCGAGGTTTTGGAAGATCTGTTGGTCTACACCGCGCAAGGCAACGATACCTTTAAAGAAGGCCTGATTCACATCAAAAGCGGCATCCAGCACAAGTACACACTTCCGGCTGTCAAGTTGGGGAATATTATTCAAGATAACGTACCTACCCCGACTTCCGTACATGGGGCAAAAGGAGGGAACGGAGAAAACGAGTACGTTTTTACAGAACGTTACCTGGAGCCTGCGGATTTTATGATTTACCTGGAATTCAATCCCAGGGATTACGAAAAATACTGGGCTTTCGCCCAGCCTGACGGCAATTTGGTCTTCAGGGAACTTGATCCGCGCATTCAGGCAACCATGTTGCGTTTATTAATGGACAAAAAAAACGAGTATATAGGCAATGCAATTTGGACCTCTGCCCGTGGCGGTGAAGCTAATGCTAAGATTACGGCACCTGAAGGTTGTATAAAAATCGGCTCCAACAAGGAAAAATATTTTGATGGAGTTATCAAACGTATTCTTGATAATGCTAATTCCACTGACGCTCAGACAATTGCGGGAGGACAATGTGTTATCTCCGGAACGACCGAACTGGTTGATGGCGCCGCCGTGGAAAAAGCATTGTATGCCATGTGGAAGAAATGTCCCAAACAGATCAGGAAGAAAGCATCCCTTGCTTTTGTAATAGGCTTCGATGCATGGGATGCATATGATCAATACTTATCCGATAAGCAGGTAAAATATATGGAAAATACAGGTGTGAACCGCTATCGTTTTAAAGGTAAGCAGATTATCCCCATCGTTGGGATTCCCGAGCACACGATTGTTCTTGGCGAATTTAGTACCGGTATGGATAGTAACCTGTGGATGGGCGTTGATTACGCCAATGACACAGAAGTTTTAAAAATTGACCGGTTGCAGGCTAATTCCGAGCTCTTCTTTTTCCAAATGAGGATGAAAATGGACATCAACATTGTTCGTCCTGCGGAGATTGTCATGCATACCGCATACCAAAAAACAGAATAACACCTTTCGTCTGATTTTGAATATCTCACCCAGGGGAGCGGAGAAAATAGCTCCGTTCCCCTTTTTTAATCCAAAAGACTTATGGCAAAAAAAATAATTCCAGATACACCGGTAGTAACGGAACAGACCGGTGAAAACGTAACAAAAGTAGCAGAAACCGATATCAAAAGTGTCCAACCGGAAGAAGGAACAGCATTGGAATCTTCCGATACTCTTGTGATTGACGAACAAGTAAAGCAAATACTGAAAGTATATCCGAACTATGAAAGTCTCTATGTAGACCATCACGGCAGCAGTTATACTCCAGATACTCCGGCGATGCTCCGCAAGGGAGCAACACTATACAAAAATCCTTTTTATCAACCCTCTAAAACGAAAAACTAATGTCTTTAGGAAATGTATTCATCACCGATGTTAATGGTAATATTCCTTATGAATCGTCTTCGTCTAATGAAAAGGTCACAGGATTGTTATTTGACGTATCTCTTCAGCCGGAGTTGTTTACAAGCGGTTACGGGAAAAATAATGAAGTAAAACTGAAGATGAATGACGTGGTTTATATCACGAGCTTCTCTTCGGCTGTAAAAGATTTCGGTATTATCGAGCGTGTGGCCGCAACGGAGGAAGATGAAAATGATGTAAACTTTCTGCACGGAATACCTGCCTATCATATTAAAGAGTTCTTCCGCATGTCTGCCAACAACAGCGGGAAGATGTATGTGATGCTCGCGGATTGTTCAGCGTCCTGGGATGCTCTTGAGACGATGCAACGGGTTGCGGGAGGAACAATAAATCAATTGGGAGTCTGGACAGAACAACCTTTATGGAAAGCAAATGGTGCGGAAGGCAAGTATAATTTAAACCTGGTAAAAGGCTTGAATGAGAAAGCAGAAACGTTGGCTTCCCAAAATCAGCCTTTATCCCTGATTTTGTGTGCCAATCCATCGAACACCGGTGCCGATACAACGGAAGGCCGCCGCATTGACCTGAACAAAATTCCATCTTGTATTTGTGAGTCGAGTCGTGTTAGTTGCATTTTCGGGCAAGCTCATAGCGAGCAAGTATCGTTGATGCAGATGCGTAATAAGACCCATTGTCCGGTAGGATTTCTCGGTGCTGTTATGGGGGCTATTGCCCGTGCCAATGTCCAGGAGTCAATCGCCTGGGTTAAGTTATTCAATCTTTTCTCGGATGATTTTCAGGAAATCGAGTTCGGGTTCGGAGATATCAATATGGATGATGCGGAAGAGAATTTTATCAGCCTGAACCGTTATGAATCTCTTTCGCCTGTTCTTTTGGATGACCTGGATGACAAAGGTTATATTTTTCCTATTCAATATGCCGGGCGTCAAAACGGTATTTATGTTTCCAAAGACCAAACCTGTTCAAACGGGGATTATCGGACTATAGCTCGTAATCGGACTATTAACAAAAGTCGACGTGCCGTACGTGAAGCGTTATTGCCGTATGTCAACGCACCTTTACTTGTAAATCCAAGTACAGGTTACTTAGCCGCATCAAAAATTTCTTCATTTAAAACCTTGGTAGGGGAAGTTCTCGCCAAGATGCAATCTGCTCAGGAGATATCCGGTTATGCAGTGACCATTAACGCCAACCAGAACGTACTGGTAAATGACACCCTGAAAATATCGTACGTAATTGTTCCTGTGGGAGTTGCCGTACGCATTGTAGTTGAAGAGGGACTTTCTCTAACAGCAAAATAAAAAAAATATGGCAGTAATAAATAATGTAGCATATAGCTGGTCGATGATTACTTTATCATCGACAGCTTTGGGCATAGACGAAGGAAGTACCAGCCTTGAGGGTGTGTCTGGTATAAAATGGGCAAAAAAGCGTAAAATCGAAAGCAACTACGGCCTTGGTGGAAAGCCGGTCAGCCGGGGGTTCGGAAATATATCCTATGAAGCTTCCATTACAATGGATTATGCCACACAACAACTTTTGAGGTCTACCTATGGTTCATTAATGGATATTGGTGAATTTGATTTAATTGTTTCGTTTGCCAATCCTCTCGCTTCCGATGATTGGACCACAACCACCGTTACGTTAAAGGGATGTATTTTTGGTGAAGATGCCATGGAATCGCAACAAGATGACACAAACATTACCCATGAATTCGATCTACATCCTTTTGACATTAAAGTAGGCGATTCTATGTCTATATAGACATAGCATCTCTTATGTAACCTTTTAGGATATGTAACCTTTTTCTGATAAAATTCTGATAATCAATCTGCTTTAATTGGAAAAGGTTACATAATTAATCTACTTGCCGGTTCCTTAAGCCATTGTAAAAGCTCTTTGTTTTTCTGTCAATTAGGTAATTTATCTTGCAGAAAGGGCTATTTTTCCATAGTTTCTAATTCCTATCTATTGCTTATTCTGGTGTAAATTTCAATAGTAACCACTGATGAATGTCCCAAAAAGTCACTTATGTTATCCAAAATTTGGGGTAATATCAGCGACCTCATCACTATATTCATAAATTTTATTTTTATTCATGTATCTTCCAAAGCGTTCTATGCTTAAAGATATACTCTAATCGATTCTTTAGGCCTTCCCAGGTTTTGGTGGTGTTGAGAAACTGCGAAAGTTAAGTTTTCAAAAGACTTGTTAGCTGTTTTCATTGACTGTTATAATATTAAGTAGTGACATTATTGCCGTATATAAATATTGGGGAAATTATAAAAAAATCAGTTTGTAGCTTATGATAAGTAACAATGATATGCATTTTGAGGGCAAAAAAAAATGAAATATGAGATTTATTGCTTATTTTTGATACCAGAACGTCTATTGAACTAATATTATGGAAAAATGTTTATATAATTGCGCGGTTTTAGTTGGAGCTGGAGCTTCTATTAAACATCCGTCTAACCTGCCTTCTTTTAACAGTTTGCAGGAAAATATTTTAATAGAGTTGAATAAGCATTTCAATTCTTTGATGAAAGATCATATCAGTAATTATATTAAAACAAAGCCCGAATTATTATTAAGTACGATATGGCACTATTTCAATAATAAAATCAATCCTATATCTGGATTTGAATTAGCGGACTACAATACTAATCATTATTTAATAGCGCAATTATGCAAATATGGATTAAAACTAGTTATCACAACTAATTTTGATTGCTGTATTGAAAAAGCATTAGATGATTGTAATCTTGATTATGTAATTTTCACCAGATCTCCACAGAATGAACAAGATGAAATAGAATTAACCAAGATTATAAACTCTAATAAAATATTATTATGGAAGCCGCATGGTGACGCAAAAGATATCAATTCGTTATGTTACACTATTGAAAGAGTAAGTCTGCTTAATAATTCCAAACACCTAAAAAGTATATATTCTTTAATATTAGAAAAGTATGATTTATACACTTTTGGATATAGTGGTTATGATGATGATTTATTCCCAATATTATATGATTACCCAAAATCGGCATCTAAGATTAATAAATTAATTTGGAATAGCTACAGTCAAGAGATTAAAGATACTCCTCCGGCAATATTAAAGAGTAAATGGAAAAAACAAATGGATATTGTTTATGGAGATATGCATAATTGTTTAATGAATATAATAAAGTCATTTGGTATAAATCCTTTAATAAAAACAAGGGAGAACACTTATAGTTATAGTCTAAAATCACTAATTGTTGAATTAAATAAAATATCTTCAGATGATTGTGCTGCAATATTAGGTCAATATTATAATGGAATGAATAATATTTACAGTAAGTTATATTGGCAATTAGGTTTAGGTTTGCCAAAACTAAAAGAATATAATAAATATCGTTTTCGATTAAATTTAGTAGAGAATGATCTTGAAACTATTTATGACATTTTTAATGAATCCTATTCGAAGCAATATTTTGATGTGGCAAATGTAGCTTTAACTAGAATGATATATCAATATTTTCAAACTAACAACTTGGCATCACTTAAGAAATTGTTAAAAATATTTCGTAAAAAATGTATGATGCATCCAGATTATTTTGATATCTCTAAATACTATTTGTTTTGTGGTGACTATTTAATCGAGAAATATGGAGAATCGAAAAGGATGTTTGAACGAAAATATAAATTTTCTCAACGAGCTTATGATATTTTAGTTACAAGGGGGGATTTACTAAGTGCAATAAATATTAAGATTGAGCAGCTATCAACCATAGCTCTTTCCAATTATTCTTCTCCTGAACACTTAGCAGAATTATTGAAATACTCTAATATGTTAGAAGCTTATAATAGGCCAATAGATTTAGCCCAAATATACAGCACAATTGCAAATGTAGGAATCAGATTACACAATAAAGATATTGCAGATTTGTATGCAAGTAAAAGTTTAGAAAAACTAGAATATTGTTATGAAGCAAATATATATAACAAAGAAAAATATATAGAGTTGAAATCTGTGATTTTACACCAGAAGGCTATGTCTTGCAAATTCGCTAAAGAAGTGATTGATATGACCAAGATTGCGATTGATTGCTTAAAATCATTAGAATGTATCAATCCCAATAACACTTCTTTAAAATATTATGGAGTATACTATGATACAATTTGTAAAAACTACATAGCTCTCGAAGAATATTACATGGCAAAAACTTACGCTGAAAAAGCATTGTATTATCATCGATTATATTTAGACAAACGAGGGGAAGCTAGAACTCTTTTAGATTATGGCACCATATTAAATAAAACAGGTGAGGTTAATGAAGCTAAAAAACATTTTTTAAAGTCGTACAATTTATTGAGTTATATTGGCGAAAACTTAAAAATATTATATAGTGAATTGGAGGATAATAATTTGTCAATTGATGATGTGAGAAGCATTTAAAGGTTTAAAATGATAAAATAATTTCACATGTGTATCATGTGTGATTATCGCAACAAATAATCAAAAAAAACTCAAAAGTAGATTTTTGTATAACCATATTCCATTACGATAGTTTGTTCTTAAACTTTTTAACAAGAGGTAAGCATTTGAAAAGACATCGAAATTGCTCTTTTCAAATGCAAAATAGCAAAATATTGTGTAACCTTTTCCCGAAAAACAGTTTTGATTTTAAGATACTTATTGGAAAAAGGTTACATAATAAAACTACTTACCAAGACTTTCAAGCCATTGAAGAAGCCCCTTATTCTGTTGCCAGACCGGTAATTTGTCCGGATCGGGAGATAGCGAGGTCTTTTCAATGGCTTCTATTTTCTGCCGCTGACTGATACGGGCATATATCTCCGTAGTCGTGATTGAAGAGTGACCGAGAAAATCGCGGATATAAACCAAATTTATTCCTGTGTCTTGGAGCATCATTGCTTTGGAGTGGCGAAGAGAATGGGGGCTTACCCCTTTCGGAATGACGGTTGGATTCTCTTTTCGTGCCTGGTCAGAGTATTTTTTTACAATTGCAGCTATGGACTTTCTGGATAACTTTCCCCTTTGCCCGTTGTCGAAAAGTGGTTGTTCATTGGCCCAACCTTGCAGCAGTCCAGTCTCGTTCATATATTGATGTAGTAGTTTGGCTCCCTGTTCCGATATTGGAACAATACGGGTTTTGTTCCCTTTACCTTTAATCGTCAATGTAGTTGGATGTCCAAAATGAACCTGCGAGGGTGTCAGATCGGCTATTTCTTGTACCCGTCCGGCACATTCATACATCAATGAAAGCATGGCAAGGTCACGCCGTCCCTTTGTCCTTGTCGTATCAGGTTGTTCGAGTAGGAGTTTCATTCCTTCCAGTGTCAGATACACGACACTGGCCGTATGGGCCCTCTTGACTTTTATGGCTAATATCCTGTGCCATTCGTGCAGATGTTCTGGAGAACGATATAACATGAACCTGAAGAAAGCGCGTAATGAAGATAATCGAGAGTTTCTGGTTGATACACTGCATTCCCTATCTGATTCAAGCCATTCGAGATAAGTGACGATTCTTTCTTGAGTTATATCCTTAAAATCTATCCTGTCAGCTTCTACATGGTATTTATCACGCATAAAAGTTAAAAACAGCATCATATTATCACGGTATGATAAGATGGTATTCTTGGAATATCCCCTTTCATTTGGAAGATAGACGGTCAGATAATCTGTCAGATATTTTGCGAATTTGGTCGGCTTCATAATCTATAATGGTTTAAGTCCTGGATAAATGTAGGTACATATACTATCAGTTTGGCTTAACAGTTCTGGGAACATTTCAGACGTTAGCCGTACATATCTATCAGTAGCTTTCAGGGATAGATGACCTATATACATGGAGAGTATTGGCATGATATAGTATAGATCCTTTCCCTCTCTGGCGAGTCGTGCCAAAGTTTTGACACAGAACGTATGCCGTAGGTCATGCACCCTTGGGCCTCGCTGTTTACCCAAATGCGGAATGCCAGCTTTTTTCAAAATCATATTCCACCAGTGCCCAAATGATTCATTGGTGCATTTAGTTCCATTCTGTTTAACAAAGAATGTGTCGCTGTGAATATATGGCAAAAGAGACCGATATACCCTATACTGTCGGCATACTTCGGATAATGATTCTGATATTGGCACAAAACGTTCACTCCTGTTTTTGGTATCTCTCAACGTAAGACAGTTTCGTTCGAGATCCACGTCTTTGTCTAGTAGATCGACGGCCTCGCCAAGTCGGATGCCTGTTCCTGCCAACATACGGATTATTGCCGGAACTGGAAAAAGACAGTAATGTGGGCTATCTCGTCGTTGAACGAGCATATCGGTCGCAGTGAAGATTGCCTCAAGTTCCGCATCAGAGTAAATATATGGAACGGGATTATCTTGTTTTATATAATGAGATTTAGGTATATAGGCATTATATCCAAGATAAAATAGATACGTGGATAATTGCCGCAAACAATTTGCTCGGTGCCCCCATGTTTTAGTTGTTTCGTTTGGCCGTTTGGTGCACCATTCTTCGACAAGTTCTTTCGGTAATGCAATCTCTGTATTGCCTTTATCTTTGGCAAAAGTATCGAACGCCCAAAGGCCGCCCTCAATTCGCTCCGCTTTATAACCTAAACCACGCTTTAATCTGATAAAATCTGCTATATACGGGGATAAAATGGAGTCTTTCATGTTTGTTTTGTTAAAATTACCCATAGAATGCCCCCCCTTTCTGTTCATAAAAGGATGTTGGAACAAGTGACACTTCCGCAGCACATTGACGCATAGCTTCAACACTGATACGCAGATAATTCATTGATGTTTGTACGCTGGAATGACCAAGGATTTCAGATATAATCGGCAAAGATGTTTCTTCGTTTATCATAAAACTCGCCATTGTATGACGGAGTGAGTGAGGGCCGTGTTTGCGATTTCCTATTTTGACACCGGATTCGACAATGATCTTACGTACTTTTGCGGATATAGCCGACGAATCAATGGGATTATGAGGATATCTTGGACTCAGGAAAACATAAGGGCTATCAGATAAAGGACGACCATTTTGAACATAATTGATGATGCTTTCCCCTACATCTGATGGTAGAGGTAGTTGAACCGCTCTACCTGTTTTCATCTGGGTAAAAGATATTTTATCAATAGCCCATTGAATCTCATTAAATTGTAACTCTGCTATATCGGAAGCTCTCATACCAAGCCTGACAGCAAGTATTATGATTGCGTAATCCCGTTTTCCTATGTTTTTTGATCGATCTATCGAGGCGAGGATTGTTCGAACTTCATCTTTACTGTAAGTAGACGGTAACTTAGCTTGCTGCCGATAGTAGTCCTTAGGAACTATCAGGGAGAGATCTCGTTTGATATACTCCTTATCATAAAGATATCTTAGAAAGCGCCTCAAAATAATTAGTGACGCATTCTTAGCGGCAGGTTCGTGAGGGAACGACTCCGTTGCGTACCGCATAATATCCAGCGGAGATAAAAACTGTATGGATTGAACTCCTTTATTGGATAGATATTCTGTAAACTGATACAGATGCCACCGGTGTTGTTTTAATGTTGTTGCGCTGACCCGCATAGTTCTTTTATGCTCCAGATAGCTTTGGACGCACTCGTTGAAACCGCTGTTTAGTTCGTATTGGGGCTTGCGGTTAATATAAATAGGAATCTTACCGGTTTTTATAAAATGAGATAGAGATACAACCTGGCGCAGATGGTCTTTCTGGTAGTGGGTAAGTTCATCCAGTTTCTTTTGCCCGAAAGTCGCTTCGATATACTCCAAGGCGACTTTTTCGCTGTATTCCGAAACATTTCTTGCAGACATATATTTTTCGAGACGGCCCCACGCCCAATTATATAATCTGATAGATTCTTTTGATCTGCCAATATCCCGCAGATATTGAGTCGCTGCTGAGGTTAGTTCACCATAAGATGTGTAAGTATTCATAGGCCATAAGCATTTAAAAAGACAGCGAAATTGCTCTCTTCAAATACAATATAGCAAAATATTATGTAACATTTTTCAAGAAAGTAGTCTTGATTCTAATATACTTATCGAAAAAAGGTTATATAATATAAATTGGAAATCAAATATTTACTAGTAATATGTTACCTTTTTATGATAAGTATTTGAAGTACAAAATGCTTGCTTAAAAAATACATAAAAGTTCTACTTTCGAAGATTCTCAAGCCACTCAAGCATACCTTTATTCTTCTCCCAATATAGGTCATTCCTCAGTCTTTGGCGATAAAGATGTTTTCTCTATAGCATCCATTCTGTCGATGATTGATACGAGAATAAATTTCTGTTGTCGCCAAAGAAACATGACTAAGGAAGTCACGAATATGTTAAAAGAGACATCTCGCTAATAGTAATTAACAACTAAAAAAACATGTCTACTATATCAAAATAATAAAGAAAAAATAATAGAGCAATAGGAGCAAAATGATTGGCAAAATTGATATTTTAAAAATAAATAGTGCAAATACATTTCTCTCAATTCTATTTCTAGCTTTTTGATAGTTTGATTCTATGATTATTTTTTCATTTTCATCTATATCTGTTCGATATATACTTTTATATTGTTGCAATGGTTTTCTTAATTTAATAACAGAATACAAATATTGCACAACATCTATACTCAAATATACAATTATACCAGCCATTATTATTACTGGAATCAATTTATTAGAGATGTTAAATTTTGCTTCACCATAAATTATTCCCCACGTAACTCCACTTAGAACAAATATAATTTGTCTGCAAATATTAGAGCAAGTAGAAGATTGTCGACTAAAAAACTCTTTATCGTTCATAAATTAATCAAATATTTTTTTAACAGTTTTGACTATTGCGGTAAATGTGTTTTTCACTACGATTTCTGGAATTGAAGGTCGAGCGTGCATTTGTTCGCAAATAGGATTTGAAATTTCATTCCAAACTTCTCTTGGTGTCTTTTTTAGATAGCACAAAGGGTCTTCACATTCAAAACGTTCTAAAAGATTATTATAACTCATTATCTTCTGGCATTCAAGACAAAGTGGTTTTCCTCTTTTTGAGCATGATGGATTTATGCATTTAAAGTAACTTTTTTTTTCATTATATACATATTCTAACTCATGATTACATTCTAAACACTTTTCCATATAAAAACACTTTTTGACTATTGATTATTTTTTTATAAAATCGCATTTTTCTCTATTCTCCACCAAAGTTATTACAAATTTGTCAAGAAAGAGCCAAACGAAAACCAAAACAGTTGTAAGGTTCATCGGGGGATAGAGGTCTACGTAACGCAACATGGCAGCATATATCTGGTTCATGACAACTTCCACCTCGGAACACCCGCCCCCAGCCGCTCGAAGGTCCTTTGGGATTATTTTGAGGAGATGAATAATAATAAAATTCATCATATAAATCATTACACCATTCGTTAATATTTCCGCTCATATCGTAAATTCCTAGTTCATTGGGCAATTTCGTGCCAACAGGGTGTGGACTATCGTTACTGTTATCACGATACCAAGCTATTTCGTTCAAATAGTTACTACCACTGTACCTATATCCTCTGCTTTTTATGCCACCACGAGCAGCATACTCCCATTCTGCTTCGGTTGGCAAACGATAGTTTTTGCCAGTAAGCCGATTAAGTTTGTTGATGTACTCCTGCGTGTCATTCCAACTTATATACTCAATAGGTAAATTATCGCCTTTGAAATAAGCAGGATTATTGCCCATGATCGCTTTCCATTGCGCTTGCGTTATTGGATATTTGCCTATATAAAAGCTATTTACTGTTACTTGATGAGGTTTTTCACTATTGTCAAGCCATCTTTCTTCTACTGGATTAAAAAGTGAAAATATAGAATCAAATACGGTATCAAATACATCTTTATTTTTGCCCATTGTGAATGTTCCACCCTGTACAAATACCATTTCGGCTTCATTATACATAATGCAAATATTTAATATAATTAACTGTTTTATTCAATAATAGTGTTTAACAGTTGATGATTTTTCTCTTTTTCCTCTCTTTATTATAACGACTAAATCATATTTAAAGAATAATAAAATTAGATACTATATCAACATTACCGATAGACAGTTGCAATTTATAAAAAAAGTTTTAAATGAGAAAGAACGTAAACATACTTTTTGTTCCATTTTAATGTTATCTTTTGAATAACCTCTTTTTAGACGTAATAGAGGATTGTTTGAAATGCTCGAAAATTTCGGATAGTAAAAATATTATGTAACCTTTTTCAAGGCAAGGGTTTTGTACTTCAAATACTTACAAGAAAAAGGTTGCATATCTAAAAGGGTTACATAAGCGATTCAGACACCATTTAATATTTTATTCTAAATGGGTAATCATGAAGTAAATGATAAGCCGGTACATTGATGAACCGTTCTTATCATTTCTTCATTATTGCTAAATTTCTTCATTCCCTATATTCCATCCCATCTTTAGAAGTGTTTCTCTTTCCTTAGATATAGTTTCCGATGTAACTGCATAGCCCTGATGAGCCAAATTTTCATTGTATAGTTTTTCTAATTGCGTCGATTCTGGTTCCGGAATTACTTCCCAGGTGATGACCTTTCCGAAATCGTAAGAAAAAAGCGGAGAGCCTTTTAAAGCAAGATCGGTATTCTCTTTTATTTTTGCCATAGGATACATTTTCAGGTATTCATTTTTTTGTCGCAAAGTATGTACCAGAATGTTCGGTTCGCCGTTTTCGATAGTAGCATATATAAGATGTGAATCCTTATTCACACCGTTTTTGTAGGTATAATCCCGTTTTTTCTTCAACAGGATTTTCAAAGGGACACGATTTACAAAAGCATTCTCATAACAAAGGAGTAATGACCCACCCATTTCCTCCGTATTTATCGCTAAAGTAAGTATTGCGTTTTCCATATTGGAGAACTTATCTTCCAAGATGTACCCTCCATTATCCAGTAGAGACAAATAAGTGACTACTTGTCCGCTGGTTGGTTCTTCCGCATAAGGATTGGGGCGTAATAAAGACGTTGATATCACATTTTTTTTAGGTTTATTTTTCAGTTTTTTCTTCTTTTTCTCTAAGCTTGCAGCAAAAGCGGCTGCAACGGCTGTCTGTGTATCACTATTTTGTTGCAAGTTCTCAGTGACTAATTCGATATTCTTTTCTGAAATCCGTTCTATTTCAGTCTGGAGCATGTTGTTCTTTCTTTTCTGTTGCTTAACCAAAGCGTTTCCATCAAGTAGAACGGTTGAATTACCTTGTCTTTGCCATACCACTCCTTGTAGTTCAATTAATTTGCCATAACAAGGAATCGTAATGCTGCATATTTCACGAGTACCATATTGTGGAAAGTCTACATGGATAATGCTATTTATATCCTTTCCCATTGTCGTAATGATGCGTTGTCGGATAAAACGTTCGTAACCATCAGAGTTGCACACCATATAAGAATAGTCTTCTTTTAATCCAACCGCCAATCCCGTATCGGATACGCCAAGATACAGAGTGCCTCCTTCTGCATTCAGAAAACCCGCAATTGTTTGTAATATGATTTCCGACTGCTGTTTCATGTTAGGAATCGTATTGCCTGCCGGGTATACGATTGATGATTTAAATTCGACCTTTTCGTTTTCCCTGCCCAAGCAAGCAAGTTCTTCCTTTTGCTCCGCAGCGAGAACAGGCTTGGCCGATTCTTCCACTGCTATAAAATCGCCTGCCCCAATTCGCTGCAGGAGTTCGTTACGCAGGAGCGTCAATGTTGTGACCGGTAAAGTTTGGAACAAAAGTGCATGTGCCAATACCAAACGGATAATATGTTCCTTATTCGAGTCTTTCGTTGTTGCAATGCTCACTGCAAGCTCCGGATCGAAAGTGTGATTATAAAATGAATTCAGAATCTGTAACATCTCCTTTTTAGGTTCAAGTAAAGGATAACGGGAGACAGCCTCATCATCTATGCGTGAAAAACCAGTCCATCGGACTTGTCCGTTGCATGTGGCAAAGCTGTAAATATTTTCTTCGTAGTTCATTAGTAGTGATAAATATTCACACAATTCTTCGATATTGATCATTTCAGCCAATAGACGGGCTGTTCCCAGCAAATTGTACCGCATAACCAGGGACTTCTCCGAATCTGCCATTGCAACCAAAAGCCAGATCAATTCGTGTATTAAAGGAAGAGATAACTGTACGTCAGTTTGTATCATATCTTCATCTGTGAATGGTTTCCCAAAGTTTCCTTCTTCTTCCATTTCTTCGTCCTGTGGAGAACTAAAGTTAATGTATTCACTAATCAGTTTACTCAAAGCCTCCGTCTCCTCTATTTGTATACTTTCATCTGCTTTTTCTATATATATGGCATTGATATATCCCGAGTTATTGATATCTCTTATCTCCATAAGTGCGATTGTTCCAATTTCCGCATAATTCCCTTTTAATGGTGAAAAGAGAGTATATCCTTCCTCGCATACCCAGATGCAAGAACCTTTTGATATATAAACCAATTTGGCATATGCACGTTGTCCGAATTTTACAGTACCCGATACCAGTTCAAATAATTCCCTGGCAATACTAAAGGTTAAACGATCATTTTCTTCAATTTTTAATACGGTAGCTTCAAACGTATCTCCTTCGAAGAACAGGTCATTCATACTCTGAAAATGGATGCGAGACACTTCATTAGCTTTAAGTGCGCCCAATCCTTTATATCCCGGTTCTGTTACCTCGGCAAACATCATCAGCGGAAAGCGGGGATTAAAAGGCTTCAGTGTAATTTTAAGCCTCATCCCCACTGATGGGAGTATTTTTATTGATGTTTTATCGGTAGAAGCAATAGTCTGTCGAGACAATTGTCCATACAATCCATCCCAAAAATTCCTAAGAACAAAAACATTTTCCTGTTCATTTGCTTTTGGTTTTATATCCTTCTTTGCATATATATTGATTCTTCCGTCAAATACAGAAATCATCTCTGCTACTTTTTGATATTCAGGCAACACAGAACCCGGATTACATCCAACATAGAGTGTAAATGTACTATCACATAAAAGCATTCGACTACCTTTAGTGATATACTGTGCTATTAATTTATCTCCGTCGTTTATTATAAACGAACGTAGTTTGGCTATAAACAACTCTGGCTTAAAATTAAGAATGTCATCCCATGTAAATTCCGGTCGATAGACCTGGCTGGTTTGCGTCAATGCGTCATATGCTTTATCTATCAGAATCTTTGCAGAGTCCGGGCAGGTTAATGCCGCATACCGATAGAGCATTATGCGCTGAATGAGCATTGCATGTGCATCACGTTTATAATATAGTAATAAAGAGATGGCCAATAGTTGCAATATTTTTGCGGGTGATGTATTGCCTCCTGTTCTGTTTTTCTCTATAATTCTTTTTATCAATTCTGCAACAGAGATTAAAACAGGTGCTTCTGTATCAGCTATGGTACGAGCAATATATTGGCAAAATTCAGTCAATTCAACTCTGTTCTTTTCGACTAATGTATCATCCAAACGGAATAAGGCAATCAGTAATTCAATTTTTCTATTCCGATCAGACAAATAGCCGGAAGTTTGTATTTTGGCAAAAATACGTTTCAAGAAGTCCTCCACAGCATCTGTCCGAATGAGTTCTATAGCCTTCAATATAGCCTCACAAACAAACATTTCCCGTTCTCCTTTTTCCCGCAATGATTGCGCAACCGATGACGAATAGAATGTAAGGAACAAAGAATCTTCCAGTACCCATTCTGTAATAAGCATTTGGATATTAATTAATTCGCATACTTCGTCCCATTCTCTTTTGTTGATTTTCTCTTCTCTTTTTGTTAGCAGGATATTCAAAAATGACAGTAGCCATTCGCCCTCCTGATTATCGTATTGCTTGAACAATTGTTGAATTTTCGGGTCGATTTCAGCTTCCGAGCGTAGTGTACTCAGTTGGATGCAGAAAGGTAGTTGATCGTGGTGGATATTATGTGTAAGTTGTTCAAAAGTAAGAAAGTTCGTTTCCATATCCAAGTCTTGGTTGACAGGTACCGCCTTAAGGTTTCCATCCGGATATATATGTTTGACAGTACAGCGGATATTTCTACCTATAGGCAGTTCTTTTCCAATTTCAGCCTGGATAAAGACTCGAATTCCATTCATGTCATATCCATAGAAAATATTACGTTGTTCAGATTGATAGTTTGTTTTCCTGTGTACGACAAAAGTATAAATACCACCTATTTCATAAAGTTGGTGTGCTATCTCTCCTTTATATTGAGCAAAAAGCGGAGTCTCATCTGCATCATAACCGTAAACTATACATTTCACTTGTTCAGGAACTGGCAGTTTTTGCTGGAATTTAAGCATTTTGACCTTATATTTGATTCCCTCATTTTCTGTAAGGTAATAATATTTGTCATCTCTTATTATTGTTCCCGTTACTTTCAGGGAATAGATTACATCTTTCTCGTATTGCATAATTCATGTTTTTTTCAACGTAACCATTCTTTTTTTAAGAAACGGCTACATTAGTTAGTTTGTCATACCTGTTTGTGAGCAAAAGGCTCATATGCCATTCCAGCCTTTAAATTTGACGTTTATTGAAAGACAAAATAAGCAATAGGACCTGCACTATAAATAACTTATTGCAATTTACGTATTTTTCTTTTTGCAACAAAGTAACTTAGTCAAAAAAATGCCGAAGAATATTTGAAATTAAAAATGCATACACATCTTCAAAAACAGTATTAAAAGAATGTATACAGTAAATAATATTTTCACCCTGTATCATTATCCTTAAGCAAGTTGTTCAATTATCCAATTCCCAAATCAGTAGTCCTAAAATGCCGGATCAGGTCTTTGTTTTTGTGATAAAGATTATTTGAAGCACAATACCCAAAGTCTGACTCAGGATAGAGGTAAATTTGTATCCAATAAAGCAATCCGTATTATAGTTTTTTATAATGCCATGTCGTATTATAGTTTGATATTATAAACCACCCTTTGTATTTTCTCCTATTCTTTTTTAAATCTTAAAAAGTAAGAGATATGGAAGAAAAGACATTAAGCCTCCAGATGGAGACAGAAATTAAAGAGAAGGCGAAAAATCTAAGAGTAGAAAAAAAATTGCGTAAAGTATATCCCATTGTTGTTTGGGGTGATATTTCTTGTGGGGAAAAAGAAATATATGTAGCCTATTTATCCGAACCAAGCTTTGCTCAATTCAGCAAGTTCATGGTCGCATCCAAAAAGGATGAAGTGATGGCTATGAAAACCCTGGCCAAAGACTGCTTCGTTGACGGTGACAAGGAATTGGTAGACAATGAAAGCCTCTTCCTGTTTGGTCTAATGGGGCAACTTACTGAAATCATTTCAACCCGCCAGACGGCCTTGGTGGGTTTATAGATCGCTGGGTAGTTAAAGACGAACATCGTATCCGACAGAGGGCGATCTATATTCGTCACTACTTCCCCGGCGTTGATTTAAACGATATTTCCGATGAAGAATTTGCCATGTTAAGTGAAGACGCTTTATGGCTGCATGAACAGATGATGATAAAGCGTATGACTCAAAATCTCTAAAGATTGACTTCATGTTTTACCTCCGTTGGCCATTAGGCTGGCGGAGGTTTTTTAATCTCTCTTACAGAAAGCGAGCTATTCTTTTTTAGTAAATCAAGAGTTATGTCTGAAAAGAATTACCAGGTAAATTATACAATAAACGTTGATGCTTCAGAAGGAACCAAGCAGTTAACCAACTTTGGCGAGGCTGTAGGCAAGTTGATCATGTCTAAAAGGACCATGGATACTACCATGGATAATATCCGGGATATGATGAAGAAAATTGATAAAATTTTCACTACCAAAGGAGGCCGGCGACGTAGCTATGCTTATAAGTTGAATATTGATACCGGCACAACTGAAGAAAAGTTAGGGCGTATAAAAACGTTGTTGGGAGAAATCGGTGATATGTCCAAGAGTTTTAATTTGGTCATCAATGCCGGCCAACCTTTGGACAGTAAGAACATCAAAGCGAATGTTAAAAAGCTAATAGACAAGAAAACCGCAGAGACTAATAAAGCAGCCATAGAGCAAACTGCAACTTCGTCTGTTCGCACAATGATGGAAACCCAGAAACGTATTACGAAAGTTGTGGGTAAAATTAATGCAGCCTTAGTTTCTCTCCAGCGTGGTCGTGAGGTAAATATTCAGACGGACATTGCCAAAGAACGTTTACTGGAAATTTTATCGTTGCTAAACAGTATCAAAGGCTCGTCGAATATGACGTTAGGGTTGCAAATGAACTCGCCAGGCATGATTGGAAGGGGAAATAACGGGGTTGTTATTCCTTATGCTGCCGAATACCGCGTATCGGATAAAGCGCAAGCCCAATTACAGGAGAAGTTATATACTTCTCAACAGTTACATCGTCAGAAGCTAGCAGAATCTGCTGCCAATTTTAACGAAAAGCTTCGCCAAAAACACATACTCAGTGAGGAGAAAGAGGCCGAGCAAAAGCGCAGGGAGACATCCAATCACGCAAACTGGTTACGTCAGCAGGAATATCTTGAGCAAAAGAGAGCGACGCGTAAAGCAGAACTTGCTGCCGAGCGCAAGCGGAAAAAAGAAGCAGCCGATCAAAAGAAAGCGGCGAAGGAAGCAGAACGTGCGGAACAGCGCAATGCCATGCAGTCCGTGAGGATGATGCAGCGTGAGCAGACGGCAGTGGGAACCCTTAACCGGAGTAAGCGACGTGCCGCCATCAACCGTATACAATATTCCAAGGCTCCGTCATTAAGGAATCTGCCATTTGCTTCCATGATTAATGCCTACATGGGTTACAGTATGATGCGTTCCGAGTTGACAAAAGCTGTCGAGTATTCCAATATTATGGAGTCTGCACATTCCATATTGCGTGTAGCAGACGGCGATCTCTCGACTTTTGAAACGCGTTTTGATGAGATGAGCCGTCATGTTCGCCGTATCGGTGTGGATACTAAATTTACCGCAATGGAAATTGCAGGTGCTGTGAAGTACCTAAGTATGGCAGGTATGAATATCGAGACTATCAATCAAGCTATCCGCCCCATTACCAATTTATCCTTGATTGGGGATAATGATGTCTCGTATATTGCTGATTTGGCGACGAACATCATGGCCGGTTATGATATTCGCAATGAAAGTATGAATAGTGTGGCAGATATTATTGCCTCGACAGTTTCCCGGTCAAATGTTAATATCGTAGAGATGGCGGAATCTTACAAGATGGCTGCCGGTTATTTACGTACCGCCGGTGTGGAATTTTCGGAAGCGAGTGCGGCTATTGGTCTATTGGGAAATATGGGGTTAAAGGGAACTTTAGCAGGAACATCTTTGCGTGCGATGTCCACTCGTTTTGCCAAACCCACTAAAGAAGGGCAAAAGGTTTTGGATCGCCTGGGGGTACGCTTTACTCATATGGTGGATGTTTATGGAAAGCCAGTGGAACGGTTACGTTCTATTGCCGACATATTCAAAGATTTACATGATAAAGGCGCAAGCATGTCTGATATGCAGAGTATTTTCGGTAAGATCGGCGGAAATGCAGCGACATTGTTTGTTAAAAACTATGATAAGCTTAGGGAATTAACAGCACAAAACCGGGCTTCCTACGGCATATCTTCAGAGCTGGCATTGGTGAAACAGCAAACGACCAAAGGGCTTTGGGCACAAGTAACATCCCAGTTAACAGAGAGCTTCATGGGCGGTTATGAACTTTTGGAGCCGGCGATTCGGAGTACTTTACGTTCTTTCCTAGAGAAATTCAAATCTCCAGAGTTTACTCGCGGGTTGGTATCTATGGGGCAAGCCCTATTGGATATAGTTAGTATAATCGGCAGTATCGGCGTTTGGTTTACACGGAACTTCTATTGGATAGAACCCTTGATTTTTACAGGTGTTGTTTCCACCCGTCTTTTTAAACTGGCCGGAACTTTGACAAACGTCGGAATAGCTTTGGGATTTATTGGAAAGCAGTCGGCAGCTACGTCCTCTTTGGAACTTATTCAAGGTCTGACAGGCTTAAAAGGGTTAGGAAAACTTAGTTTCGCCAATAAACGTGCTATTGTATCTGCCTTTAGGAGTGCCGGAATTGTCGGTAAAGGCGCTATGCGTGAGGCATTGCTTGCTTCCGGAGGAGCATTAGGAACCCGTGGGGTATTACAATCGCTTTTTGCCACCCAAGTAGCGACAGGCAGTGGTTTGACCGGGGCGGCAGCTTCGCTTAGTGCAATCAGTACAGGTGCCGTAGCGGCAACGGCAGGAATATCGGCTTTGATTGGTGCTTTGGGCTGGGTCGCTTGGAAGACCTGGAAAATCAAAGAAGCGAAAGATGCTATGCAAGAAGAGTTAAGTCAGAATGAAAGATATCGTTATCCCAGCATAGATGCTTTATATGAATCGCTTCGTAAGACATACAAACAGGCAATAGACACCAAAGATGCCGTAAATGATTTAACGAAGTCGAAAACCATAGAGGAAGCTTCAGGACAAAGTACAGGTGCATTTACAGGTAATTGGTGGCGTTCTTTTTTTTCGATGTGGGGGGCCAGCAATACTTATGGACCAATTCAAACGAACAATCTTTACACCTCTTTGGATGCCTATCAGGATGACGTGCGGGCGGCTATTCAGACGATAGCCCGTCGGGACAGTCAAAACCGCATAAATTCAGCTTTTGCAAAGCTGGGAAAGCAATCTACGGCGGTAGAAGTACAAGCTTTTATGAAAACCATTCAGGAACTTTATGGACAAGCCGACAAAACACTGGATAAATCGTTATGGAGTGTTGACCAACAAGGTAAAGTCTGGTATGTAAAAGGTCTCGGAGAAATGGATGAGGCAAAAGCCGCCACAACTTTTGATTATGCACAGTATCAAAATACAATAACCGTACCAGAAATAACCCGAGCTGCTGAAGTATATTTAAAAGCCTTATCCAGTCAAAGTGGGGCACAGACTTTTATGAAGAGTGGTGGATTTGATTTTGATTTTTTGAGTAAAAAAGGTTTTTCCCTGGACAAAGAAGGTCATTGGCGTCAAAAAGTATTGGGAGCTAAAGCTACAGACGAAGAGCGGTCTGAGCAATTGGCAAATTTTGAGCTTGTTCGTGATGCTTTAATTCGTTTTTTGTCGAGTGCCCGTAGTACTTTAGGGGGATCAGCAGAGGCAGCAGAGCATATACTTAGAAAAGCCGGCTTTACTTCTGATTTGTATGGGAATGAACCAGGGAGTAATGATTCAGAGCCTTTCAATGCCAGTCGAATGACAAACAATTTGGATGACGGAGGTGCAGGCGGCAATTATTCAGGTACTGGCAAACTTTCTTCAGCAGCACCAAAGCAAGTGATCGTTAATATTTCTAATCTAATGAGTATTAGTACAATTGATTTAATGAAATCACCGGAGGGGCAGCAAGCCGAGGTGCAGAATCTAAAAGAACAGTTAGCGCAGGCGTTGATAGATGTAGTACATGATTTTGATGCCTCATGGAACGGATAAAACGAGAAATATGAGCAGGTTAATAAATATAGCAACATCCACCTTATTAAGCGGTGGGATTATCGGTCACGGCACGTTGAACGGTTATATCTCAGATAGTGTACGACGTGCCCTAGGGCTTGGCCTAGCTGAATTTCAGGACGGCCAGGTACATTACTTTTCAAAGCAGCATGACTTATTAAAACGTGCCATGATACAAACCGTTTCTCAAGCGGCTTATGGCATGCTTCGTTCTTATCCACGCTATTTGAAATATTGGGAGCAGAAAGAGCGGGATAAATATTTGCAGAGCCAGTCTCAATCCAGCCTGGCTAATAAAACCGGGCAATACTATCAGTTGATCCAAGAGCAAAAAGCCGTTGCTTCCAAAAAAAATTATACGGACAACATCGTAGGCCGGACAGTTGACGATTATCTGGAATTGGGAATACCGATGGAGGGTTGTTACTATGACAACAAAAATTGCAAGATACAACCGAACAGTCAATATGGACTGGTTACATTTGTAGATTTACAACCCCAGGTACAGGTGTCGAACAAAAACAATATTCTTCTTTCTACTGTTCAAGGACGGGATTTTACCCGTAAGGAATACATAAGCGGCGGGGATTTGGAAATTTCAATAAACGGTAAGATAACCTCTAAATACCCTGATATTTACCCTGAATCCGAGGTGTCAAAATTTTTGCGATTGATGCAATACAAAGGGGTATTGGATTGTGACAATACCATTTTAAGGCAATTCGGAATCACACAACTCATCATACTGAATTATACTTTGTCGCCCAGTGATTACCGGAATATTCAGCCATATTCTCTGTCCTGTGTGGCGGTAGAACCGGCAGAGGCTGTTCAATTAAAATTGGCAGAAGAAGAGAGAGTGGATACGGCCATCAAGCATACGAATAAATGGATTAAATATGTAAAATACGGGACGGAAGTGGTTGACCCTTCCTCATTGTTAAATCTAACTAAGTTATGGTTATAGAAGGAATGGATGTACTTTGCTGCCGAATCAGTATCGGGGATGCCGATGTAGACAATCCCATGAAGATAAATGGAGGCATTGAGATATCGGAAGTATCAGAAATCGAAATTACGGAAAGTTATAAAAAATTGATCGGGACAGCCAAGCTGAAATTTCCGAAGGGAACTGTTTGCCGTTCCACCATTTTAGGAAACGGTACTCCTGAAGGCAAAGATGTCTCCAGGATTACCACAGAGATTATGCAAGATGGAGTAATCATTGAAAAGCGTAGTACACAAAGTATTTTAGACACTACCACCTTTAAGGTAGGTCAGCGGATCAATATCAAGTTGGGCTACAGCGGGGCATTGAAGAATATGTTCGACGGTTATATCACCGGCTACAATTCAGACAGCATACTAGAATTGACTTGTGAAAATATGGCTTATAAATTAAAGCTAAAACAGGCTCCGAAATTTGAGACCCCAGATGCTGGAACAACCGTCAACGAAGTACTGGAAGGAAAATACGATTTACTTAAAAATACCGGATTTAAGATACACAACGATACTAAAAAATTTGAAATCCACATAGGTAAAGTCAAAGTGACGGATAATTTCACTGTAGCGGATATATTATCAGAATGGTCGAAGTACAAAGTATACTGTTTTCTTAAATATGATATAGAAGATGAAGGGAAAATGCCTTCTATCGCTATTGGACGTCCTTATTCATCGAGCAAAGCACAACCTGTATTTCCTGCAGATGAAAGTTCCGGTCCATATCCAATTCGTTTTGATTACCATGTAGCCCAGAGTGACTTGAAAATAATCAAAACAGACCCCCAATTTTTAGCTATTACCGGAAAAGCTTTAGGTAAAGATGAAAAATTCTTTGAAGTAACCGTGCGAATGAATCCTGAGTATGATGCAACAATAGCAGGAAGTAAAGAATTCCAAGTGATAAATGCTACCCAAATTTCGAAGAAAAGTCACAAATTGACCGGAAACGTAACTGCATCAGGAGCGCAAACAAAAACTAAAGTCGATTTAAGTACCTATACTGTGGTTCCTTATATGTCACCACATGTAGGAATTACTTCCAACCAACTTGTCGAGGAGACAACTGAATATTTCCGAAACTATAATCTGAATGGAATATCCGGAAGTGTAACGATATTCGGTGATTACGGATTATCACCGGCAGTGCAGGTGGAACTAATCGATTGTCGTAATCCTTCCAAAGAAGGAGTTTTCCTGGTCGAAGAAGTGACGACTAGCTTCGGGACAAATGGATACCGGCAGAAGATTTCTATTCCTTATCGTATCCGCTAATTTCCATTGATTGTGTTCGCTCCTTTTTTTTTGTTCAAAGATTCTATAATCGATTAATTGTAATCCCATAGAGACTGCTGAGATGAACAACGCTTATGTAACTTAAGAACTACAAAAGCGTAGTTATCTAAGTAAATATTGAAAAATTAAAGACAATGTAATCTCTATTCTTTTGCGATCCCTATTCTTTATAATATGGAAGCAGCAAATCAATCCGCAGATAATTATCGTTATCTAATTCGGGAGGCGATCCGGAAGATAGCGTTGGGGCGTAGCTTGGAACGAGTAGATATGAGTCCAGGCGGCATGTCAGGTATCGGTACAGCAAGAATGGTACACGGGTATATAGCTAAAGTACATTCTGACCCTAATGATGAGGAATTTAAGGATTACGGAGGGACTGTGGACGTTGGAGAATATCCGGATGAGACGGCTAGTAGTGAGTCGATTATCCATAAAGGTGTTTTGCTCTCAGGAGCCAAAAATAACGAGGGAGGGTTTTTAATTGTCCCGACACTACTTTCAGATGTGACTATTTTTATGGATGCGGCGACCCGTTATGCCTATGTTGTCAACTATTCACATGCGGACGTAATTCAACTTCGTGCACATACGGAAACAAGCATCGGAGTATGGGAAACTGAAGAATTGGATACTGAAAGCGATAGCTCGCCTGACTATGATGAGTTGGAACCGACGGGAAACGAAAGTTCCACACATTATACTGCAGAAGGTGCGGTAACAACTGTACGGAAAGAAAACGGAAAAGAAGCCATTGTTGCTATTCAAGCTGAAGAAATCACCCACAAGATTGATCAATCGGAAATAAAGCAGACGGCGGATAAGGTAGTTCAAAAAATAAATGGTACGACCATTACAGTTATTGACCGGAAAGTTACTCTTGGTGATGAAAATGCAACAGAGCCTCTTGTTTTGGGAAACGAACTGGCGCAACTGATGCTGGATTTTCTGACAGAGTGTTCAAAGATAAGCACACCGACGCTCATGGGAACCATGCCGGCTATAAACTTTCCGAATTTTACCACCTTAACATCGAAGATTCAAAAGTTTCTGTCTAAAACATCCTACACCAAATGAGCGTACAATTACATCCCAATATAGACCAGTTGGACAAATCAAGTCTATGTTATTCGATTTACAGCCAACTTTATCAGAATTTCTTTAATGCCCAGGATCGCAGGGATAACGAACATCCATACGGAATAGTGGAGGGTGATGAGACTTCCATACGATTAAAAAATTCTGCTTACGGTTTTGCTTCAGCTATTGCAGAAAGTGTAGTCGGCGAAGGTGGCAGTGGCGGCGAAAGCGGTGGTGTACTGTTGGACTACTTGAAAAAAACGGGTGGCGATATGGTCGGAATGCTACGGGCGAACTACGGATTCGAAGCCGGGATGGAGAATACCCGTATTCTGGCAGTCTATGCAGAACGGCAGACAAATGAGGTGGGAGAAATTACCGGAACGAATTATGGTGTCCGTGTCAGCGGAGATTTGTATATCGGCGGCCAAAGTTTTTACTTGGGCGAACGTCGGATATTGAGTTATGATACAGCGAAAGGCATTGCTTCCTTTGATACGGAAAAAATTGATTTCGGGGTTGCAAAAATGCAATCCGCTGGAGAATTTGTTATCGGCAAGAGCCGTGAACAAGGTGTATTGATCACATCGACCCTTTTACAGGTAGGTGGGCATGACGTGTATCACACCGGAAATGCGAATTTGGACACTGTTAACTGGAAGATGCTCGACGCTTCAATCAGTGGCCAGTTGAATGTAGCCGGGAAAAGTATTTTATCCAGCAAGGTGTATGCCTTATATGGGGCGTATCTGGGAAGTGACGGAAAGACAATTGTCCAAATTGATCATGGAGGGATGGCTTTGAATGGTTATCTATCTTTTGGAGTCGGATACGGTATTAAAATCGGCGACATTCCGGTCTTGATTCGAGCCAGCGAGAAAGAAATCCAACTGGGAAGTATAGGTGGAGATTTACTATTGGGTGGCGAACACACGACTAAAATACGGTTGTTATCGGGAGTTTCGGATTTAAACGGTGATTACGTACTTCTCTCTGCTTATGGGGACGGTTATTTTCCAGGATCGCTTGTTGTCCGCCATAATCGAGGTACGGAATTGCTCTCTTCTTACCGGGTAGACGCGAATGATGAAGGAATTGTTTTACACAAGCGTTTACGTTTTGGGACATCACACGGCGTTTTTCTTTGTAGTGAGGGAAATGGTCTTTCATTCCATTCTTCAGTCATTCAAGATAAAGAGGAAGGTCGTATCGTCCAACCTTGTTCAAGCCGGATGGAACATCGCTTGTCTACCAGTTTTTATCAGCCACAAAATCGTGATTCATATACTTTTTATTTAAATACGGATACTGATTTTGTAGGAGTCGGCGCACCGTTGGAAGCGCGGGGACATCTCGGAATAGATGGAAGTTACACCCGGTTAACCGATGGCGCCCTATTCTTCAGCGAAGAATCCCGTTTGCAGGTAATAGCAGGAGGAATAAAACATTACGGAAATAGTACATTCCGAGGTAATCTTTCATCGGAGTTATTTTCTTCCGGCTTTTCGGGAAGCGGTTGGGCAATCATGCTAAACCGTACAACGGGGGGGATAACGGCCACTTTTGATGAGATTGTTGCCCGGCGGAAGTTTCGTGCTTATGAGTTTGAGGTAATGAAGATTTCAGCCACAAACGGTTCCTTATGGGTCAGTGATAGCTGTAGCGGCGACAGTGTAGAAAAACTATAAATATATGTCTGTATTTTCTTGTAAATATTATAAAATAAGGATAGCCTCCGATTCGGACAAGACACAAGGTCTCCATCCCGGAGATATTGTCCGTCGGCAATATGTTGACCGTAATGGTAGTATTTATACTCTTATGGGAGTAACAGAAAGTGGCATCGATGTTATTGATGGCAAGGATTCACCCTATTTTATCGGTGTCCTTTTGGACGGTGATGCTCCTAAAAACGGTGAGCTATTGGATTTTGTCAGGATAACCAGTCTTTCTGACCCCAACCGTAGCGGAGCATTATATCTGACAGCATCTGATAACGAGGCCCCTTATATGGATGTAGTGGATGGCATGGCAACAGAGCAATCCCTATGTTATCCGCTTATGGACGGAGGTGTAGCGGATGTTCCCGATAAAAGAAAATACGCTTGTTTTGGGAATGAATATATATCTGCAAATTATAAGTCTTTAGATACTGAGGCATTGCGTCTTTATCGAATTTGCCGGAACGAGACCATTTTATCATCAAATGGTAAATTCGGATTGAAACAGACTCTTGAAGAATCGGTCGAACATCCAGAACGTTTGCTGATTTCTTTTCGGGTACGAGCATCCAAGTTATTGAATGGTGTTCCTTTTGTTTTTGGTTATACTAATGGAGAAAAAACAGATGCGACCGATATGTTGGAAATCGGGACAGTCTGGAAATATGAATTAAGGGTCATCACGGTAGAATACCCCCGTCAATATAGCCGGAGTTTTTCTTTGGACCTGACCGGACATTTGACTGAAAGCGGAGATTGGTGCGAGATAAGTGATTTGAATATCGTACGTCTTTCTTCGGTGGCGACTTTTTCAAAAGCGACCAAAAGCCGGGTAGGAAAAGTAAGTGGCATTATAGACCCTGTATATGGTGTTTTAGAAGGATATGGAGCTTATTTTCAGCGTTTATACGCCACTAAGGATATAAATATAGCAGGGACACTAACCGCAGGGGATAAAAACGGTTTTTCCTCTACCTTCTACGTTGGGAAAATCCATAAAAATGTCATTATCAATAGTCTGGAATGCGGTTTTAGCGAAGGAGTCGGAATCAACGGAATTACTCCTGCGGGAATTGGGAAAGCGATTCGTCTTCCTATAAACAGTGAGATTCGCGTACAAACCGCCAAATGGCGTGAACAGCATACCGGATGCATGTATTGTTTTTCAATCTGGATGAAAGCAGATGAGACGATGCAAGTATCAGTTTATCAGGACGAGCATTACCTTCAAACCATAAATATTCCCAGTGCCGGAGAATGGCAACGGTATAAAGTGGTATTTTTTATTCATCCATCTATCAATAAAGAAATGACAATCCGTATACAGACAGAGATTTCCGGATTGTGTGTAACTGCTCCCCAATTGGAAAATGGGGATTCAATCAGTCCTTATCAGGCTACCGATGAGATTCTTTCTTATACGGAGGACTATGGAGCATGGTTTTGTAAAGGAGGTGTAGGCGGAACCATTCAACACCCCTTACTGCGTTTAAATGAAGACGGTTCAATCAGTTCGTGTGATGGAAGCTTTGTTATTAACCGTGACGGTACCGGCCATTTCGCTGGTGGGCGTTTCAAGTGGACAACGAACACTATTGAATTGCAAGATGTCACTATCCGATGGGAAGATCTGGAAAATGTCATACCAGATAACCTAAAGCCTTGTTATGTGGGTCTTGACGGGGAAAGTATATTTCATTACACGGAGGATCTGGACGAGCATGTATGTGAACCAGCTTCAATTACTATTTTGGGAACGGAATATAATTTTGAAGGAACAGACCGATATTGGGAATACCTTTCGTCGGACGGTCAGTGGTTATCTGCCGATTGTCATGAACGTAGTTTTACTCTTCTCCCGGATTTCGAAGGTTGGGAAGGCCGGAATTTACTTAGTTTACGTTATACTGCGGTTTTCGGAGAAAAACAATATAGCGGAACACACTCTGTTTTTAAACAACATGCGGGTGGTAGTTCCTATTCTGTTTATGTAGAGTCGGATAACGGCACTGTTTTTCGGAACGGAATCATCTCCACAATCCTAAAGGCACATATTTACGAAAATGGGGTGGAAATTACCGATGAAATACCTGAAAATAATTTTCGCTGGACAAGAGTCAGCCATGATACAACGGGGGATTCTTTTTGGAATTCATTAAACCATCAGGGACGCAGTATAGAGATTAATGGAGATGATGTCCGATCGAAAGCCGTATTCGACTGTGAAATTACAATATCTAAAACTTAAAAAAAACAGAATTATGGCAGTAAAAGTTGCACGTGGCCAGGTCACCATCATTGATCAAAATGATGCCATTTCCCTACAGGCGTTTGTAGGTTCCAATCAACCTTTAACCCAAGTGTATAACAAGGATACTAATAATTATGCCCCGACTTGGGTCAGCTCCCCTTATCTGGTTTTAACTCCTTCCCTTTTTGTCAGCGGAAAAGCGGCGACAGACCAAATCACTTCAATAGGAAACGCCGCGACGTTAACCCCTGGAGTAAAAAGCGGGTCTGCCAAGTGGTATAAAAATGGTGTGGCCATAACAAGTGGACAAGATAGTTGTACTATCGGGGCAGCTTCCGCCAAATATGCCTTGACAATAAAGGCCAATCATATGACCGTCAGTGCTCCGCAAGTCAGATATAGCTTTGAAGCTATCTATATAGATGCAAACGGTCTGGAAATCCCATTTCGCTCTGAAATTCAGTTTACGCAGCACTTGAGTGCAGGTGCCACAATCACTGCTGTATGCTATGCCCCTGACGGGATTGTCTTTAAAAACGATGAGGTTTCCACCTTACGTGCGCATTGTGATTTATGGCGGGGAGCGACCATTGATACAACCAATGTAACCTATGCCTGGGGAATAAAAGATTCTTCTGTTTTTGCTCCGACAACTTTAACAGCAGCGGCAGCATCCGGAGCGACCACCATTACCGTTGGTTCAGTCACTAATATGGAAGCCGGGGGAAAGATTACTGTCGGTTCCTCTCAATATACGATTTCTGCCGTTAATATATCTACCAAAGTTGTTACATTAACTTCTGCTTTAAGTGCAGCCGTTGCATCCGGTTCGACGATTAGTTGTCCTTCCTACAATGCGATGTTGGGTACAGGTTGGTCTTGTCTGACTTCCAGCAATCCGCGTGGTGTAACAGCAGGTTGGACAACCAATGAAATTACCATCACTGCAGATGCTGTACTGAACTTTGAGACCTTCAAATGTGCCATAAAAGATACAGATACCAGTACCGGCAATGCCTCTGCCAATAAAGTCGTGTGTGATATTCTTTCATTTTCGGATATGTCCGATCCCATCGCTGTAGATTTAGTGAGCCAGCGAGGGTTTACCATTAAAAACAACGGTAACGATGTAGACGTAAAAGCCATCCTTTATCGTAACGGAGAAGAACTAGACAGTGCAGGGACTGCTTATACCTATACTTGGAAATTATGGAATACTGCCGGGACTTCTGTAGTAAAAACCTATTCCGGGAAATCTGTTACCATATCTAAAGCTGATGTTACCGGTAAAGGGGTATTGATGTGTGAAGTGTCAAAATAGGACATAAATAGTCATAAGGTCTTATCTTTATTCTTTCAATGGACATGAAAAAAGCGGAGTTCCCGGGGCCCCGGGAACTGATGCTAATTTATTGGTAAGACAATTCCAAAAACAGATATTGTTTTTTTCTCCTATTCTTTCGAAAAAAAGAATGAATATAGGAAAAGCATTGATAGCCAAGGGGCAAGTCACCATTACTACATTAGAGGATGCTTATAATATCAGTCAGACGGTGGGTGAATATGTCTTTCCAGCTTCATCCGCAGGTACGGTTGTTTCTGCAATAACCGTTGTTTCTACAATTAAGGTTGTTCAAGGGAACACCAGTATTACAAATTTCACTATCGGTACAATAATCAAACCGGCAGGCTTTAGTGCCATCACTGTAAATAATGCCCAAAAGACAGTTACCTATTCTGTTGCGGCCAATACTACAACACTTGCTGAACACGGCAGTTTGACTGTACCTGTCCTTCTTGACGGGGTAACCTATTCTCTGTCTTTCGGGTGGGCAAAGGCTCGAAGTGGCAATACTGGTGAAAGTGGTAAAGATGCCAACCTGCTTGATTGGGTGAAGGACTGGAACACTAATAAGACTCAGATCGATGGCAAGACTATTGTTACTCCTAAGATTTTCGCTGGAGTGAAGCATTCGAACGACACATTGACGGGGGTAGCCATAGGTCAGTTTGCATTGAACGTAAAAGACGCTTCCGGAAATGTCACAACAGAGACGGTGGAAGGCATTTATGGATTCAATGAGGGCAATAAGACTTTTTTTATTGACGCCGGAGGTAATGCACAATTGGGTCGTGATAAACAATTCATTAAGTACAACGCATTGACAGGAAAGGTAGAATTCGGTCCGGAAGTGAGCCTACACTGGATTGGAGCAACCTATATAGATGCCAACGGGATATTTACGGGCACACTTTCTGCCGATACAGTGAATGCATTACGACTGAATGCATCCCAAATCACCAGTGGAACCATTGCAGCCTCTCGTATTGACGTTAGCTCATTGAAAGCTTCATTAATAACATCAAGTAATATTGAAGCTCTTCATTTGAATGTCACAAAAGGAACTATTGGAGGATGGACAATAGACAGTGATTCTATTTATCGTGGAACGAAGAATAATATATTCGAAAGTTTTACTAATACTTCCGGAGCAGTCACATTAGGTTCAAGCGGATTACGCGGTTTTAAATGGCGGTTGGATGCGACAGGTGCAGGAGCGATAGCCGGTGGCAATATCTCTTGGGATACATCTGGGAATGTCACTTTCAGTCCGTCCGTCGCTTTGGTTTGGAGTACACCTATCTCAGCTCTCACGACAGCGTTAGGTGGTTCCGGTTATCCGAAACTGACAAAAATCACAGCAGAAGGCATTTACACGGGGAGCCTGACTGCTTCCCAACTTACCGCCGGGACTATTTCGGTCGACCGTCTTGGAGCAGGAAGCATAACGGCTTCAAAACTGGACGCTTCAAGTATCAGAAGCAGCATTATTAACACCGATTATATCAATGGACTTTCGTGTACTTTCATCCAGGGCAAAATTGGAGGTTGGACAATCGGCTCCAGTAGTTTGACAGGTACACATATTGCTTTGGATAATGGGAATAAACGAATGGTGGTCTATGGTGCCAACTCCGGTGTTACCAGTGGGCAGAGGGTACAGCTATATTATAATTCCGATACGGATTTCGGTTTTTACGCCACGGATACTTCAGGAAATTGTGTAGCTCAATTGGGGGCAGCCAATAAAATTGCCGGATGGATATTCAATACCTCCCAGATTTATAAGAATAATGTCTATCTGAATTCTGATGGTTCGATTGTTAACGGAACCAAGTGGAAGCTAAACAATGACGGTAGCGGACAAATTGCAAACGGAGCCATTACGTGGAATTCGGCAGGTACGGTTTCTTTTTCTTCAACGGTGTCTCTTCATTGGATAAATGCTATTGAATCCATACAAATCGGGGGAAGTAATTTACTAAATAATTCCAGTGAATGGCGTGAGGCAGGTTGGAACGGTGGTTATACGTCTAATGGTGGCGGATATACGATAGATAATAATGTTACTTTTAATGGGAAGCCCACACTTAAAACAGATGTCGGGACAGGGTTGGTGCATAATTCCTGGCTTAAACTGGAAACGAATGTCGAGTACACCTATTCAGCCATGGTGAGATGCAATAAAAGTATCACCGGAAACGGCTCTGCCCCCTTGCATTATTGGGCTGGTCTTGATAATCAGAATCAGGGTAAATTGACGATCATTAAATACGATACATCCGTTACAGCAAACGTATGGAAACGTATTTTTATAACTTTTAAACTAACGGGGGATGGCAACAGTTTTCGTCCTTTTTTTTACCGAGGTACTAATGAGTCCACCTTTTACCAGATTGCTTATTTCAAATTAGAAAGGGGTAATAAGTCAACCGACTGGTCACAGTCGGTTTCCGATGCCAGTATGCTATCGTCTAATGCTCAAAATACAGCAAACGGAGTTGTTAATGCTTTAGGTGGTTCCGGTTATCCGAAACTGACAAAAATAGATTCTACCGGTATTTATACGGGCACTTTGGTTGCTAGCCAGATTACTTCCGGTACAATCAGTGCCGACCGGATAGCGACCAATAGTCTGAACGGCAATAAGATTGTTGCCCGAAGTATCACCGCAGACCGAATTATATCCCAAGCCATAACTGCGAATGAAATCAAAACCCGTACGATTACTGCCGACCGGATAGTAAGCGCTTCCATAACAGCCAACGAAATTGCTTCACGCACTATTACAGCGGCTAATATTCAAGCCTCAGCTATTACGGCTTATGAAATTGCAGGAAGTACTATCACGGCAGCGGAAATAGCCTCCCGTACTATTACAGCCGCACAGATTAAGGCATCTGCCATTACTGCTTACGAGATTGCCGGAAGCACCATTACAGCGGCGGAGATTGCTTCCCGTACCATCACAGCTTCAAAAATAGCCGCAGGCACCATCACTTCGACAGAGATTAATGCAGGAAGTATTCAGGCGGCTGTCGTAACCGCTACTGCTATCAATGGCCTGACTTGTGACTTTAAAAAGGGAAAAGTAGGAGGATTTATTCTCAACGATCATGCATTATTCAGTACCAATGTAACGGCAGGGCATACTATCGGTATTCAGAACAATGGGTATATTTATAACTGCAATAGTTCCACAAACGTGGATTACTGGTCTTTAAATACGGACGGTTCTGCTATGTTCGGAACGGGGAAAATCAAATTTAATGCAGACGGTTCGGGATATGTAGCCAATAGGAATATAGTATGGGATGTAAGTGGAAATGTAACTATGAGCGGGAAAATCACTGCGACATCGGGGAAAATAGCGGGTTTTACAATCAGCGGAAACAGACTGATCAATACGGCATCGGATTCCTCTATTGAATTCAGCTCAATGATCGGTAACGCATCGCTTTATATCAATTCAAGCACTTCCTTAATCAGTATGCGTGCGGATTCCTCCCGTACAGGTATCAGTATCCAGACCTATGCAACCGGAGCGAGGGGAATCTATATTGTAGCCAATGCAGGATCTAAATATGCAATCGAGTCTTACGGCCCCGTACAACTAGGGCAACGTTCAAGTGAACGTTGGAGTGTTCCCGGAGTTCTATATGTCGGCTGTAAATATTCGACCGGATATAATAACTATTACCGGAAAATCTGGGGAGATGGTGTTACCATCTCTTCATTCAGCCATATCGGAGACGGTAAATACCGTGTATATCATAATTTGAATCATACGGATTATACGGTGATGGCCATACTTTGGTCAAGCACTGGTTATTATGGTTTTTTCCGGCTGCTTGAAAGAGCTTCGAACTATTTTGTTATCCAGAATATCGGTTCAAGCGGTAAAGCCGATGCCGGAGCTTTCGATTTTGTTATTATGGGACGTAACGTGTGGTAAGACGATAACCAAAAACAGATATTGTTATTTTCTCCTATTCTTTCAGAAAACGAGAACGAATATGGGAAAAGCGTTGATAGCCAAGGGGCAAGTCACCATTACTACATTAAAGGATGCTTATCATATCAGCCAGACAGTGAATGAATATGTATTTCCGGCTTCATCCATAGGCACGATTGTTTCTGCAATAACCATTGTTTCCACAATCAAGGTTATTCAAGGAAACACAAATATCACCAATTTTACAATCGGCGCAATCACCAAACCGACAGGTTTCAGTGCTATCACTGTAAACAATGCCCAAAAGACGGTAACTTATTCGGTTGCAGCTAATACTACGACACTTGTCGAACATGGTAGTTTGATTGTGCCTGTTCTTGTCGATGGGATAACATATCATCTGTCTTTCGGGTGGGCAAAAGCTCGAAGTGGCAATACTGGTGAAAGTGGTAAAGATGGTGTAGACGCAAATTTACTCGATTGGGTGAATGATTGGAATACAAATAAAACCTTAATAAATAAATCTACTGTTATTACTCCTAAAATTTTTGCCGGAACAAAGAACTCTGACGAAACATTAACCGGTATGGCCATCGGACATTTTGCGCTTAAAACAAAAAACGCATCCGGTGAAATCACTACGGAGACAGTGGATGGCATATATGGATTTAAGAGTGGCAATAAAACATTTTATATAGATAGTGGTGGTAATGTCCAATTAGGCCGGGGAGATCATTTTATCAAATATAATTCTTCGACAGGACAAATTGAATTTGGTTCCGGGGTCAGCCTGCACTGGGTCGGAGCGACTTATATCAATAAGGACGGTGTTTTTACAGGAACTCTATCTGCAAATGTAGTCAATGCGTTACAACTGAACGCTTCTCAAATCACAGCCGGGACAATTGCTGCAGCCCGCATCGATGTTAATTCGCTAAAAGCTACACTCATTACAGCGGGAAACATCGAAGCGTTGGCATTAAATGTGACCAGTGGTAAAATCGGTGGTTGGGCAATTGATGCAGAATCCATTTTCCATGGAACAAAGAACAATATTTCAGGAGGGTTTACGGGTGCATCAGGGGCTATCACGATAGGTTCCAATGGTTTGCGAGGTTACAAATGGCGTTTAGATGCAACGGGAAGCGGTGCGTTAGCAGGAGGAAATATTCTATGGGATGCAACAGGGAATGTGACTTTCAGTGCGGCTGTCACTTTGCTTTGGAGTAATCCTATCAACGCCATTACATCCGCATTAGGTGGTTCCAGTTTTCCTAAAATGACAAATATCACGGGCACGGGAATTTATACGGGCAGTATAACCGCCACTCAGATCACCGCAGGCACCCTTTCTGCTGATCGGATTGCTTCCGGTAGTATTACTGCAGCGAAGTTGGATGCGACCAGTATAAAAAGCAGTATAATCAACACGGATTATATCAACGGTTTGTCATGCACTTTCACTAAAGGTAAAATCGGTGGCTGGACGATTGGGGCATCCTCTTTGACCGGTACCCATATAGCTTTGGATAATGCAAACAAGCGCATCGTGGTATATGGTGCTAGCTCAGGAGTAACCAGTGGTAAACGGGTACAGTTATATTATAATACAGATTCTGATTTCGGTTTATTCGCTACAGATGCCAATGGGAGTTGTGTGGCTCGTTTAGGTGCAGTGAACCAAATTGGCGGCTGGACCATCAATACGAGCCAGATATATAAAAATAATGTCTATTTGGCCAGTGACGGTTCTATCACAAACGGGACCAAATGGAAACTAAACAATGATGGCAGCGGGCAAATTGCAAACGGGAATATTTTATGGAATGCAGCGGGAACCGTTACTTTTTCCACTTCTGTTTCGTTGAACTGGAAGAATGATATAGAAACCGCCAAAAGTACCAACTACGGTTATCGTTATTACAAGAAGATAATTATCAACGGTGAATCAAACAAATACTACCCAGTTATCCTTAAAGGTGGTGAGCAGACCATCAAACGGGATATTTTGGTACGTCGTTCTTATTCAGAACAAGCTCCCACCGATTGGGATAATAATAGTACAACCCATAAAGGGGGACTAATTTTGTTAATAAAAACAAACTTTGGAGGTTGGGGCGGCGCTAGTTACTCCTGGGATATCTATGAATTGTCAGAGTGCTATTCCCGCATGTTTGCCGGAGCCGCTCATTGTGGTAATTATTGTATGTTTGCGACTTATCTGCGCGGTGGTGGTACAACAGGAGCTGTTTATCACATTTATTCCGACCAACCGTTAGAAAGCACGGCATATAGTCCATCTCCGATACTTCCGGCTCCTCAAATTGCATATAATTCAGATTTGATATTTCAAAGTGGAAATAGTAAGTCTTATGCACCTGCTCCACGCACCCTTACTTCGGGTGTAGAGGATGAAATTCGCCGCCACCGTTTTATCGCTCTGGCTCAGGCAACCGACACCACATTGACTCAGCATCCATTAACTTACATTGGCTCTACAGGAATTTACACGGGAACATTAACTGCCGCCCAAGTGAATGCAGTAAATATTAGTGCTTCGAGTATCCAATCCGGGACCTTATCAGCGGACCGTATTGCAACAGGAAGTATCAGTGCCACGAAATTAGATGCTGCCAGTATTAAAAGTAGTATCATCAATACAGCCTATATCAACGGCCTGTCATGTACTTTTACGAAAGGCAAAATCGGGGGATTTACCATCGGTGCCGATTATATGACTGTGGGTACAGTCGGTGGAACCGGTGCTATACCTTTACAGATTCGTTCCGCTTCAAGCGGTAGTGGTTATTGGTATACAGGCGGATATAAACCTTTGGGAGTCACTTTAACTTGGCACCAGAGCGGTAATGCCGGGCATATCGTATTCGGACAGGTAGCGGGTAGCGGGAATACTGTAAAAAACAATTTTATCGGAATACAAATGATGTCCTGGGACCATTTGGAATATTTCTGTTTGTCGGCGAATTATGCAAAATCAGGTGGAAAAGAAATATATAACCGAATTGCCGGTTGGGCATTTGACCATAACCACATTTGGAAAAACAACGTGTCGTTGGGTAGTGACGGTTCGATAGCCAATGGGACTAAATGGAAGTTAAACAACGATGGTAGCGGCCAGGTTGCAGGCGGCAATATATCCTGGAACGCTTCAGGGGCAGTAACCTTTACTTCGTCCGTATCTATCAATTGGACAAGTGGAATTACAACTGCGCAAGAGCTGGCTTCAGCAATGGCATTTGGCAGGATGTTATATCGTGACCCGACTTTTCACAATGGCAATAACTCCATCGGAGTTTACAATAATAGTGGTAATGGAACGGTAACTATTACCCGCCAACAAGATTCTACCGCTCCCAATGATAGTAAATACGTGATTAAAATTCAAACCAGCGGTTCCTCATCTCCTGGTAATGGTGGTTTCCATTTTGGAACAGGAACGAGTAACCGAAAAGTATTTATCACCCGCATTATTGCCAAAATACCTACAGGTCATAATATCCAGTGGGCTTCGAATAGTATAGGTACAAGCGGGAGCAGTCGTTGGTTAACTTCCAATAGCGGAACAGGTGATTGGAAGGAATATGTATATAAAGTAGTTTGTGGTACTTCTAATTTTTCAAGCACGAATTATTTTTATATTGACGGGGCACAAGGCAGTAGCAGCGCACCATTGGTTTGGTATGTAGCGTATGCAACGGTTTTTGATTTAACTTCCACTGAAAAGTATACGACTACAATTAATTCAGATGGGATTTATACAGCAACCCTAAACGCGGGACAAATTAATGCCGGAACCATTAGTGCCGACCGGATAGCGGCTGGCAGCATCAATTCCAGCAAACTGGATGCGGCCAGTATTAGATCGAATATCATTAATACCGCTTATATCAATGGCTTGACTTGTACCTTCGTTAGAGGAAGTATCGGAGGATGGAACATCAATTCGTCACAAATATATAAAAATAGTGTTGCCCTTTCTTCAGATGGTTCCATAACCAATGGGAATAAGTGGCGATTAAGTAATGACGGTTCCGGTAAACTTGCCAACGGCAATATTACTTGGGATGCCTCCGGTAATGTACAAGCAAAGAACGCTATTTTTACCAACGTGCGTGTAAACGGCAGCGTCCGCAATAAGTTTGTTTTGAATGACTCGTCTATTTGGATCGGAGGCGACACCTCTCAACAAGAAAATCTGGTAAATTATGACAATATAGTAGCAGTTCGCGGTAGCTGGGATGAAAATATCGCATTACCTTGGACTTTGGATAATAGTGGGCGGCGTGTAACATTAGTAAATTATAAATGGGGCGCTAATACTACCGTTGGTTATATGTCTATCTCTGCACCGAGTGGAAAATATTTTTTTGAAGACGGTTTATCAAAAAGATCGATCTCTTTTTCCCGAGAGTTGATCGAGTTATTGGGGTATGGTGACAATGTTACATTTTATGGGTGGATTGTTGTTAATCGCCGGGATTTAGTAACGACAAAGCGTTATGGTCAATTTGCTCAGGTAATGTGCCAAGGATATGTAACTAACGGAAGTATGGTGAAACAAAAATGTTATGATGGAAATAGATGTTCCTGTTCACGTATAGGAACCGGGCAGTATCGTGTATATATGCCTTATTCTTTTTCAAGTACTAACGACTACACTGTTCATCTAACCGGAGTTGTAACTAATGGGGCTAACACGTTTGCTTGTCTAAAAGCAAAATATACTTCTTCTTTTGATGTATGGACTGCTGACGACGCTTCGGCCAATGATGGCGGGTTTACATTTTGGGTAGTTAGTATGGGAGATTGGGCTTAATTCATCTTAGATTAAACCCAGAAAGAAAATACTTCCTATACTTTAGTTGTAGAAGTTGAAACTTATGAATATAACAAATGTAACAATCACAAAGACAGCAGAAGAAAAAACTGCTAATGGGATTTACGCCCTGGAGTATTCCGCCATAAACGGAGAACTGAGCCGAGTACAGGCAACAGTCCAGGAACGTGAAGCAGATCCATCCGGTAACCAGATCGTTATCGGAACCATCTATCTGGAGCAAGGCTATGTCACCTGCAATTTGCCTGTTGACCGTAACCTAAGTCCTTATTTCTCGGATTTCGATGTCTTCTTAAAGGCTATCCGGGAGAATATCTTAACAGAAGAATCTTAAAACAAGTAATTTATGGAGCTAAGCATTAAAGATCGCCTTTATCTGCCTACATTCCTGCCACAACGGGGGAATTTCAAGCAGTTCAATCACAAGAAAGAGATTTTACGCAAGATTGTCATTTCAGACGAAGAACGCAAAGAAATCAATCTTCATGAGAACGAAGAGAATAAACACATTGAGTGGGATGTAGAAAAAGAAGTGCCCTTGCATATTGAATTCTCAGAAGATGAGATGAAATATTTGCAGGAAGCCTGCGAAAAAATATCTGACGAAGAACTTCCTGACGATATGTGGAACGTCGTTGAAAAGATATATAATGCGGTGAATAACGTTATGTAAAGTCAGAAAATACCCTTATAAGTAATTTGCTAATATATAATACTTTGAATTTCTTACTTCGCATAATTTCTTTGCATTATATTTAGTCTGGCAATATTGCCAGACTATTTTTTTCGTCTAAAACGAAATATAACAAATTTGATTGAAATTCGTTGTACATATTTTAAGAACAATTTTTATTCAAGTAAGCGACCCCTAACCTACGAACTTATAGTATTTACACGCTTTGGTTAGATCTAGTTTTTTGGAATGTATTGGTCTATATGAGAAATTGCTATCTTGTTGATTTTGAAGTGTTTCCATTTGCATAAAATTTGATGAAATTTTGAATGGAGATGTTGTTTTAATAAAAATGTTCGTAAATTATTAGGTTTATTAGGTCTAAGTTTATACCTTTGTACTACAAATTCTGGCAGATAACCTGCTGAAATATAATAGATTGCAAGCAGATGTCCATAATTTGCTTTCAGTTTTTGTTTTTTTATATCTCTAAAAAACAAATCTGAAAGTTTTTTATTCACATTTTATGGTTGTTATTTATAATTGGGTCATGTAAGTAGTGAAAAATTGGATAAAGAAGATTTAAGTATATAGAATAGATTAACATATATGAGAAGAATGGTGTTATATAGTAATCAAACGAACGTTCAGGTACGTCTAAAAGGTTTATTTGAAAGACTTGGTGCCTGTCGTGTTTCTTTCGCTGAAACAATAATCTTAGCGAGAGAGAGAGTTTAGAGATTATTAGTAACAGATTAAAATAGTAAGATTTATGTGTAGACTAAGAAGAAAACTTCTTTTATTCGATTATATAATAGGCAAACTTGTGGAATGGCAAGCAAAAAGAGATTTTGTTCAATTAAGTGTGAATGAAACAAATGAGATATTGAGTACATTTAAGGGTAAACGATTGATGAAATTGGTTTATTTCATTTGTTTGGAAGATACCCTTTTAGTAAAAGAAAATAATGATGATTTTAGTGTTGAAGATACTTTATTTGGCACATTTGATAATCATGTAGCTATGCCTGCAGGACCAGCGGAGAATACATTATATAGTAATCGATCGATTCTTTTTAGATTTGATTTTTCGACTGGAGAGTTAAGAGTTGCGAATTCATTTACAGATCAGATTAAGTATAATTATTCTGGGGTGACTGAGGATGACTATGCGACGGCTTTAGATAATGACCGTAGAAAAAATCTATTGCATAATCAATTAGTTAGTCTTGATAATAATAACAGGAACGAAATTAATTTGCTGAGGCTAACTGAGAAAATTGATAATAGTATTGAGGCTTTGAAAAAATTAAATCAGTTTCCTTTTGATGATACAGAGAAACTTGTCAATATAACTCATTCTCTTCCTTTATGGAATAAATTCATTCGGGAAGAAAATAAAGCTTTCAATCTTAACAACCAGAATTTAAGTGAAGAAGTTTCTAAATTTCGGAATATTTTAAATTAA